GCTTCCTGGGGGGTCCCATGGATCGGGGTGGGGGTGGGCAGGGTGCGCGGTACGCGGAGGAGGTGGAGTTGGATGCGGCGCAGGGGGATCCGCCACCATTGATCTGCTGCAACAACACCCACACCTGGCTTATTGATAGGGAGGGGGCGGGGGAGATCCTACTGGGCAAGCCCTGCAGCTGTGGGCAGCGGCGGTGGGGGGAAATGTGATGGGGATGAAGAAGCGGGAGCTGTTGTTCAGCGTGACGCGGAAGGCCGCTAGGTGATCCTAACTACAAGCGGCACCACTTGACGAATGTACGGTAAAGATGTATCTAGCGTGGTAACGAAGCGATTGCGTTGTGCGATCGCGTTAACTGCAAGAAGGAAGGGGAAACAAGCATGGCGAAGATAGTGAAGGAATTTCCGGCGCAGGTACGGCGGCGTGAAAGCAAGTACCCGTGGGATCAGTGGTTGGATGGGCAGGTGTGGGAGTTGGCGCAGGGGGTGGATTTTCAGACGGACGCGAACGCGATGCGATCCGTGGTGTACCTGGCTGCGAAGCGGGTGGGGGTGAAGGTGCGGGTGGGGGTGGACAAGGGGAACGGGTTGATGTGGGTGGAGGCGACGGAGGTGGTGCCGCAGGGGGGTAGGAAGAAGAAGGCGAAGAAGTAGGGGCGGCCCACAGTAGGGGGGCGTGGTGATGTGATTGCGGGACGGGCCGGGTGGTGAACGAAGCTGCCCGGCCCGGGTTCGTTTTGAAGAGGAAGGAGGAAAACGGCGATGAATCTGATTGACGTGTGGGTACTAGGGGCCTTGTTTGCGATCGGGATCATGGTGCGGCCACACTTAGAAATCGCGAAAAAGCAGGGGTTGTGCGGGCTGAAGCTGTGGTTGGCCCATTTAGGGATACTGGTATCGGTGCTGCTGGCCTGGCCGATCTGGTTGGGAATGCTGGTGTGGGTGGCGGTGTTCGATCCTGGGTGCGACCTGAAAGAGGCGATTGCCATCTTGAAGAAGGGGGAAAGCGATGAAGTTTGAAGACGTGCAGGGCGTACTTGCCAGCGGGGGGGCGGTGTACAGGAAAGCGTGGGGGCCGGGAAGGCGCTTGATGCGCCACCGGGATTCCCTGGTGGCGGCCACGGATCTGTTTGAAGACGATTGGGAAGTGGTGATGGCACGGCAGCCGGAAGCTGCCGAACGCGAAGCTGCCGAACGCGGCCGGTTTGCTGAACTGGAAGCGCGGGTGACGAAACTGGAACGGGATATTGGGTGCTTCACCGGGAAGGCCCCGCTTGCGGTGTCGATCTCAACATTCAACCCGGAAGAAGCTGCGCGGATGAGCAAGGAGCACAAAGAGCAGATCAAACCAGGCGCTTGACGGAAACGATCGAACGGGTTGCGGCTGCGCTTGAGGACCTGGGGCAGAAAGCACACGAAGCAAACTGTGCGTTTGTGGACTTCCGGTGGGAAGTGCCGAGGCGAGGCGAGCAGGACCGGATCAGAAGGGCAATAAGGGAGTGGCGATGATCACAATCACAAGGGCAACGAAGGCGGTGGTGCGGTGGGCGGGGGCCTACGGCAGGATTGCAATCCCGGTGGTGCAACTACGGGAAGACGGCAAGCAGGCGGCAACGAACGGGCATGGGTTCGCTACGTTCACGCCGGCCCGGGTATTCGAGGCGGAAGATCTGCCAACGATCGATGGCTTTGAGGCGGCTGGGCATGAAGTGGTGGTGCTGGAAGCGGAAGGGGTGGGGAAAGTCATCGAAGATCTGCCCCGCAAGCACTTCCTTAAGATCGCCGCGCGCGGGCATGCTGCGGCCGGGGCGGAAACGGCCACCGGGGCGGTTTCGTTCGGGATGGCGTGCGATGATTCCATCCGGCGCGTCAAGAAGTGGCCAGGGGACTTCCCGGACAAAAAGACGATCGTGCCGAAGGGGCCCCCGGCCGGGCAGGTGGCGATACAGACGGAATACCTGGCGCGGGTGGCGGCTTCTGCGAAAGACATCGGGGCGAAGTTTGTGCAGATCGAGATCTGGGCAAGTGAAGGCGACGTTCCGGTTCGCTTCGCCGCGGCGGCGCCGGACGTGGGGGTGGTGGTGGTGCACGTGATGCCGTTCCGGGCGGGACCGATCGAAGTGAAGGAGGAGCTGTAGGATGGCTGAAAAGGAGAACGTGGAACTGGACATCGGCACCTGGGAAGATCTGATGGCGCAAGCAAAAGCGGTGGGGGAGGACAGCGAGATAGACTTCGAAACCGTGCTGCGTGCCATGCTGTTCCTGCACGAAATCCCAATCGTAACCCTGCGCGGCCTGGCGGAGGTTTTGCAGGGGTATCTGGAAGGCTTCGATTCCGGGGAAGAAGAACGCAAGCGGAAGGAAGGGAGTGACGATGCGAAAGGGCACCTGGAAGGACTTGATGACGCTAGCGGAAGCGAGCACAGAGGGGAGGGAAGTTGAAGAAATAACCCTTGATGTGATGCTTCAAGCAGTGCACTTTCTGCATGAAATTCCTATCCCGACCCTGCGTGCATTGGCGAGACTTTTGCATCTGTACTTGGAAGGGTGCGACGGCGGGAAAGCGGACCGGCGGTTGCGGGAAGGGAGTGACGATGCGAACCCGGGGCGTAGCTGGATCCTAGCTGCGAACGGCTGGTGGTATGGCGCCTGAGTGGGAACGGGAAGGCCCGGCCGGTGCGCAGCGTGGGGAAGAAGGGGGCGATTGATGCAGGGCTGAACTGGGCGTGGATGGTGCGGCAACTGGATACGATCGAAGGGCAGTGGGTGGTGGAAGGGTTACTGGGGAAGATCGAAAAGGAGGCGGAAGGATGCGATCCGAAATCTACAGCGAACGCCGCCGCTGGTTCTGGCGGATCTATGGGTTGAACGGGCCTACGGTGGCCACGTGCGGGCCTGATGGGTACGGAACGTACCGGGCGGCGTGGATGGCGCTGGCAAGGTTGGTGTTGGTGATTCACGGGGAAGATTTGGTGATGCCGCCGAAAACGTACGGCAAGGAAAGGAAGGAGGACTGATGCCGTTGTATCAAGTGCAGGACCCGGATCGGCCGATGCACGTGCATGCCCCATCGTGGGAACAGGCGCTGGCAGCGTGGCGTGAGGTGATCGTAGAGGAAAACGGGGAACCGGAGGATGGGGAGGAGATCACGCCGTTTGGGATTCGGTACATCTGCGAAGAATCGGAGTTTGTCGAAGCCATGCCCGAAGATCTGAGCGAGAAGGAGGATTTTCACGAATGAAGTTCGAAGAAGCGATGGGGTTGCTGCGTAGCGGCTGGGTGATCCGCCGGCAGCGGTGGACGGTGGGGAATGGAATCAGAAAAGTGGGGGATGTTGATGATCTGGCGTGGTGCAACGAGAGAGATACGGGAAGGTTGTTCTTGCTGGGAGGGGGGGACCTATTCGCAGACGATTGGGAAGAGTTGAGGGAAGGGGAAGCCCACCCGCCGCTAAGCAGGCCGGAAATGGAACCCGAACCGCATCCGCCGCTGTACGACCACCCGCAATACACGACCGCGGGGATACTGACGGGGGTATCGCCTGCTTCCGCCCCGATCTTCACCAACCGCCAGGTGGCCCTGATCGTCTGCGCATTCCTGCACCAACGCACAGCGTCCGGGCTCACGGACGTAAGCAGATTCCTGCGCTTTCTGGATGGGGAAAGTGATTTCGCATGACGGATGAAGAAAAGGAGCGGTGGTACGACGAGGAAGTTGCGCCACAACTGAAGGCCCTTGCCGAACGCTGCAACGAGGCTGGCCTGTGCTTCTTCGCCGTCGTTCGATTCGGCCCAGGGCAGCATGGGGTTACCTGGGCCATGCCGGAGAAGAGCACGGAAATGGTGATGCTGCGCCACTGCGAGAAGATGGGCCTGAACATCGACGGCTACATCTACGGCCTGCTGCGGTGGGCGAAGGAAAACGGCGTGGACTACATGAGCAGCATCGTGATGCAACAGGCAGCGGGGAAGGGGTTGTTCGGCGGGGAGATCGGGAGGAGGGATGCGCGATGAGTTGCGGTAAGGGTGTGGGGTGGGAGGATTCACAGTTCGCCCCGGAAATCCGGCAGATGCTGCGAAGCATGAAGGAATGCGAGCACGACCTTGCTGTGTGGAAACGGTCCCCAGTCAGGGGCGGCAAGCACCTCGTGATAATTGGCTGCGGTAAATGCCGCCTGTTGGTGAACGCGATCTTTGACGGGCCGGCGGCGGAAGAACAACGGCAGGAGGTTGGATGAGCAAAGAAGGGCGAACGCCGGAAGGCCACGAATACGCGGAAGCGTTCCGGTTGATGAAGTACCGGGATGCGGGTGGGAACATCGAGCGGATCTGGAACAGCCGGGATGGGATCACGCCGTTCATCGTGCCGAACCGGAACGGGCAAGAACAGCAACACGTTGACTGGCAGAACGACCCGTACGCGCCCTACCATGTGCCGATGGTTGGGGATCGGATCTTTGTGAACTTGACGATCGAGAGGGCCCGGGAAAATCGTCGCAAGTACGTAGATCTGTGGTGGAACGTACCAGCTAGGGACGGAGCGAAAATGTCCGCCTGTTGGCCGAACAAGGAAGCGGCAATCGAAAAGCTGGCGCAAGCGGACCTGGCTTCGTTCGCGCCGAGCACGCCGGATCTGGTGGCGGTGACGCAGGAAATGCGCGAGGAGTTCGAGAAGCGGCGCGAAGAGCATCTGATGCTGCTTGAATCAACCAAAGGAAGGTTTGCGTGAACGGTATGATCGAAACGAACAGTACGGAACCGATGGAAAACTTCACGACCGGGGCGAAGCGGGCGAAGCCAGAAACGGAACGGGCGTGGCATCTACTTAGCCCCATCGCCTTGCGTGCCGTTGCGGAAGTCTACGCCTACGGCGCCGGGCGATACGGGAAGTACAACTGGGAAAAGGGGATCCCGGCATCGAACCTGATGGATCACGCGCTGGAACACATCTTCGCGTGGTTGGCGGGGGAAAGCAGCGAAGAAGATCACCTTGCGCATGCCGCCTGGGGCCTGCTGGCTTTGCTGCATATGCGGGAAGCACACCCGGAACTGATGGATTGCGAGCGCGAGAGAGGGGTGACGACGCTCCCTGTGGAATGATCATTTGATTTCGCCGCTTGACTTCAAGTGGCATTGCGTGTAGTGTGCTTGCACAGTACGAATGCTTTACGAAGGGGGTGGCGATGAAAGGGCACAGGCGGCGGCATCACAACACGAAAGGGTTCCGGCAGATCCAGAACGGGGCAACCGTCGGGCAGGTGCGCAGGATGGCACGCAAGCTGGGGCTGGCATCAACGGGGCTGCGCCCCCGCGGATGTAGTTGTCTAACCGACAACTCTGCTCGTACAGCGAAGGGGCCGGCGCAGCGGCCCTTTGCGCTGAGGAGGTGGTAAGATGAAGCCGATGATTGTTCCGATTGCGTATTGGAGGAAGCACAATTCGGATCATTTTGTGAGCAACACGGGAGAAGCGGAAGTGGTGCGGTTGGCTGATGGTGAATCGCCCCCACCGAGGGGGCTGGGGGATGGTTGGTTTTGTTTGGTCCCGGGCTACCGGCGGCGCAGGGCGTTGTGGGGGCGGAAGGGGCCATTCGCAAGCATGGAAAAGGCGATGGCGGAAGCCGAGCGGGGCAACGGGCCCTTCGTCAAGAAGCGGGCCAGAAGCGGGCCAAAGGAGACGCGATGAGGAAGAGATTACCGCCGGAAGCGCGGGGGTTGGGGGAGCACCACTTCAAGTTGCTTCAACGGCTGTGCGATGCCCCAGAACCGCTCCTGCGTAGCGTGAACACGACGGCAAGCACGGTATCGGGGCTGCACGTGGCTGCACTGGTGCACCGCGGGTTGGCGGTACGGACGGACGCCTTTCGGTGTGCGATTACGCCGCTGGGCAGGCAGGTGTTGGGGGAGGTGGAAGAAGGATGAAGTGGGAGAAAATAGAAGCTGGCTGGTATGCGGATCCCACACGGGAATGGGAGGTACTGTCGTGGAGTAACGCAGGCGGATGGGGGGCCGCTACGAGCCAGCGGAACAAAACAGGGTGGTACTGGTGCCACAAGGCGTTCCTGCTTGAGAAGAAAGGTCCATTCGGCACGAGAAGAGCGGCAATCGCAGACCTAAACAAGCAGATGGAAGAATGGGGGGCAAAATGAACGGCCATCCCCAACCCTTGCTGCTTCCCGCTGAAGACCTGCACGAACCGCCACCGACCCTGTGGTGGGGAAGGGCTTCCAATCGCAGGGGCAGGCCGCCGGGGAAGCATCGCAAGCGGGAACCAACTGACGAGGAAGTGGCAAGGCTGGCCGTGATGGTTGCCGAAGGGGCCACAAGGCAGGCGATGCAGGACGCTTTCAAAGCGGGGCAATCGACGATCGAACTGTGGATCTTGCGCTTCGGGCTGGAGGATGTGCGGGCAGTATGCCGGCCTCGCCGCGGGGGACGGGAACCCAACACGTTTGGAATCGTGGTGACGGCAAGGGATGTGCTGCGGCAGGCTGTGCGGGACGGATTGACGTTGCAGCAAACCGGGGACAGGGCTGGCGTGACGCGGGAGCGGATCAGGCAGGTGCTGAACTACTACGGGTGCGCCGCCGCCAGGGTGAAGCATTGCAAGAAGCGTATGGCGGAGGCGGTTGCGCGCCGCAGGGATGAACGGCGGGTTGGGTGGATGGAAACGGAAGCAGGATTGCACCTGATGCTCTGCCTGTCCCTGCTGGCGTCACATGGCTACTGGGTGAAAGTGAAACCATCCCGGTTCGGATACGGCGGCAGCGGCTGGTGCAAGCCGGGGGCGGAATCGCCGTGGGATGACGAAGGGTGGGCCCCCGTGCGCCGTGCGATGCCGCGCAAAAAGGTTCGGCTGGGGAAAAAATCAAACCACTACCCGATCGCGATGCGAACCACGCAGGCGTACTACTGCGTGTTCCTGCCTGATGGGAGGCAATGGGTGGAACCGCCGGATTCGGCACGGCCGAATCTGCGCTGGCGATAGGAGGAGGACGTGACGGACAAAGAAATCAATGAAGCTGCGGGCAGGTTCCAGAAGGCGATGGCCGTTGTGCAGGAGACGCTTCCGGTGCTGCGCGGCGCCCACCTTGACGAGGTGCCGGCGATTGCAGGGCTGATCAAACTGCACGAAGAAGCGAAGGTGCTGGAGGATGCCGTGGCGGTGAAGCGGAAGGAACTGCAGGCGGTATTGCAGAAGCTGGGGGTGCACACGGAAGTGCGCCCAGTATCGCGCCTGGGGGCGCAAGTGCTGCGGTTGGTGGGGTGGCATAAGGGGGGTGGGGCATCGTGACTGAAGAAGGGGAATGGTTCTACGTTTCCAGCCGGTTCGCTACTGGGGCCGTGCTGGTGCGTAACGGCAAGATCTGCAAGGCGCCGCCAATCTGGCGGAAGTTCTTGGGGATGCAGGTGAATCAGCAACTCAGGAATAAGAGGAGGCAGCATGAGCGTTGACGACCGCAAATGGGGCTGGATGGAGATCGGCGCCGAAGAAGCGTTCGGGCCGTTTGAGTCGCGCGCTGAGGCCGAGGGGGATGCGCGTGATCACTTCGCCGACGAGCTTGAGAACGAAGACGTTGAATCCATCGCATTTCGCGTCGGGCGCTGCGAGCCGGTCATTCCGGCCGATCGTCTGACGATCGGCGTTGACGAGGTGCTCGAACGGATGGAGGAATCTGCCTGCGACGAGCTGGCCCTCGAAGACACCATCTTTTCCGTGCGCGGGACCGAGGGTGAGGCCCAGGCCGCGCTGAACGACGCTCTCGACGAATGGTGCCGCGAGTGGGTGCAGTGCGAGCACTGGACGCTCGCGGACACCGAAGACGTGGAGGTGACGGTATGACACGACACTGGACAGACGCACTGGTTGCCCTTGACGCATGCTCCGATGCAGTCGAGTGGGCGCGTGGCTACGCCACCCTCGACGCTGCGTGGGCCGCGTGTGATCGAGGCGACTGGCTGCTGTGGTATGTGGGACGGATAAGCGGCCCGTCGGAAAGTGTTTCGCGCCGTCGTGTGGTGATGGCCGCATGTGCGTGTGCGCATACGGCACTGCATTTGGTGCCGTCTGGTGAGTATCGGCCACGAGTAGCGATAGAGACTGCGGAGCGTTGGGCTCGCGGAGATGCCTCGTGCTCACTAGATGACGTGCGGGCCGCCGCATGGGACGCCGCATGGGCCGCCGCAGGGGACGCAGGGGACGCCGCAGGGGCCGCCGCATGGGCCGCCGCATGGGGCGTAGGGGACGCAGGGGACGCCGCAGGGGCCGCCGCATGGGCCGCATGGGCCGCCGCAGGGGACGCAGGGGACGCCGCAGGGGCCGCCGCATGGGCCGCAGCAAGGGACGCCGCACTCCTGCGCTGCGCCGAGATCGTGCGCGAGCACTACCCGACGCCTCCAAACATGGAGGTGGTGATATGAGAGCCGATAGCGTTGACGTTGCCATTCGTGAGGCAGAGCGATTTCTGCGCACCGCGCGCGGGGCAAAGCAAACTGTAAGGTCCATCAACCTGACGGATTACATCGAGGCTGGCGCTGGCGCTGCCGCGTGCCGTCGCGCAAGTCTCGACCTGACGCGGGCGCTGGCGGAAATGAGGAGGCGGGATGGCTGACCAAGTATCCGAGCTGTTCAAGCTCATCGCCGACCTGGCAATCGCACGCAACCTGCACCCGCTGCACAAGCACCCGGATTGCTGCGAGATCGTGGTGGACGAGAACTGGACGATTGCAGTCAACGGGCATCGAGAGCCGCGCAAGTACAAGGACGTGACCGTCGAGCCGTTCTGCGCATACGTCGAATGGTGCGGCTGGCCTGCCGGAATCATCGGCATTGCCGGCGGGATGATCGCTGCGGGTGAATTGGCAAACGAGGCGGCGCTGTGCGAGGCGTTGAAGAAGGCGACGGAGGAGGCGATATGACCGACCGAGAGAAAGTTGAGAAGCTGGCGAAGTGGATGGGATACGAGATCCGAGGCTGGTCAGACGCGGACGGTCTAACGATCGGGACATCACACGTAACCCGCAGTCTGTTTCGGCCCCAGGACTGCATCGTTGACGCGATGGAGTTGTTTGAGCATTGCCTCCACCAGGGCGTATGGATTAGCATCGAAGGAACACCTGCTCTGGATGTACCTCCCTGGCAATGCCGCATCGAAGTGGATGACTACACCGAGTTCTTGGAGAAGGGCGACACCATCGCCGAGGCCATCTGCAACGCCGTGCTGGCGTGGATAAATGCGGCATGGTGTCTAGAGAAGGAGGAGTGATGTCTGACGGCATGGCCCCAGAGCGGGGCGAACATCATTGGCGCGAGCAGTACACGATCGTGCTTGAGGCGCGGGAGGCGATACGGGAACTCCTAGACGAGGATGGTGCGATGTTAGTCCCCACGTGCCGATCTCGGAAGATTGTCGAACAGCAACGCGACGAGTGGTATGAGTGTGCCAATGGGCTTCAGTGCCGCCTCGAAGCCACCGAGAAAGAGCGGGATGACTTGCGCACAGAACTCGCCCGCTTGCGGCGGGTGATGGAGGGGTGATGACCGACGCACAGACAATCGAATTTGAAGCCCTCAAAACAGAGCGTGAGGGCATGCTGGCGGAGAACGCCCACCGAACGAACTGCGGGCACAGTATTGCCTACGGGATGGACAACTTCTACGAACTTGCCGAACGAATGCGGCGGGTGATGGAGGGGTGATGGCTCTCTGGCTCGTCCCGTTCTGCGTCGGCATCGCTGTCGGCGTGACGCTATCCGCACTGTGTGCCGTCGCGTGGTTGACGTACGTGCTCTGGCCGTTCTGGCGTAGCGTGTCCGAGGAGCTGGATGGTATGCGTAATGTGCGTTAGAAATGGAGGAGTGATGGAAGTGCCTGAACATCTGCACCAACATGCAGCGCAACTGATCGACCTTCAAACAATAGCCGCCCATCGGAGTAGTTGGTGGGCCACGATCCTGCGGCTATGCCCATTCCAGGACGGAGACAAATGGTGCGTGCTGTGGGGGGAGAACATACAGGATGGCATTGCCGCATTCGGCGACACGCCGGAGGCCGCCATGTTTGCGTTTGACAACGCCATGCTGGGGATAAGGAGGCGTGATGTCTGACGGCATGGCCCCAGAGAAGAACGTGTGGCGCGAGCGCTGCAAGCTCGCCCGCCTGCGGCGAGTGATGGAGGGATGATGGCGACGACGTGTCCAGATTGCGGTGCACGGTTTGTCCGCTGTGATGTCGGCCAGCTCCACGACGTAAGCGATCGCAGCACCCGAGCGGTGTGGAAAACACCTACGGCCATGGTGGTAATCAGGGAGCGCCCGACGGCTGACGCGATTCACGCGGTCGTCGAGATGATGACGCTAGCGGAAAAGTTCTTCCGAGAAGAGGAGGAATGAGAGGCGCGAAGGCCGATCAACGAGAACCGTAAAGGAACAATGGAGGAGTGATGGCAAACGGATGGTGTCCCATCTGCGGTCCGGTCGAACATTTTGACGAGGACGGATGTTGCGCCAAGTGTGGAGCAACGGCGTGTGGGGAAGGTGCGCTGAAGGCGATGGCGCAAGACGCCACCATCGCCGAACTCCGCCTCGCTCTGGCCGATGCGCGACAGCGAGAGCGGGAGCGGTGCGCGGACGTGGCTCGCAAATTCGCGGCGCGTTGCAACTGGTACTACGCCGCTGCGCTCGTCGAGGAGATCGAGCGGGAGGAGTGATGGCCTACAAGATCGAAGAGTTGCTTTGCCCGGACCACTCAGGTGACGATACCGGACACGCTTACGGACCAAAATGCCCGCTTTGCCGTACCGAATCCACCATCACCGAACTCCGCCTCGCGCTGGCTGATGCACGCCGCCGCGCCTTCGAGCGGGCGGCGGAGGTAATCAGGCGCTCTGCGCTGGCGCTGCCGGATGATTCCGTAGGCCCACGGATTGTCGATTTTGCGGAACGGACGGCCGAGGAGATCGAGCGGGGGGAGTGATGACATCAAAGCAAGCACGAAAATTCGTCCACGTAATCAAACCGTGGTGCTCTAACCGAAAAGCATGGGGGATTAGCTGGTCTTCTTTAGGGGAGGTGCCGGTTGCGGATGCTCAAAGATTCTTGAATGAACTGCAACGAGTCATAAGACTTGTCGCCGTTGTCAACGGATACGGCCCAGTTGGGGAGAAGGAAGAAGCGCGGCGCGAGATCGAGAGGGACTACTGATGGACTACTGGGAGGCGCGTAGCCACTTGTGCACGTTGGTGTGGAGGGCGGTTGACGCCAGGATGAAAGCGGGGGAAGTGGGGGTCGATGCCGAGAATTTTCCCGAATGGGTCCAGGCCCACGCTGCCGTGGAGGCCCAGAAGGAACTGCTGGAACGGCTAGAGGCGGGAAGGGAGGGGTGATGTTCGACCTGGAAAAGTTTCAAGGTGAAGTCTCGGAATGGACACGCCGGAACTTCGGCGACCAACCCGCGTACAGGCCCCTGCTTGGCGCGGTTGAGGAAATTGGCGAGCTGGCCCACGCTCACCTGAAAGAAGAGCAGAAAATCCGCGGCACGGCCGAAGAACTCCAAGCGTTAGCCAAAGATGCCGTTGGGGATGTGATCGTGTACCTGGCGGACTACTGTGGCCGGCGCGGCTGGACCTGAGCGTGATCCTTGCCCAGGTGTGGGGCGAAGTGAAGGCCAGGGATTGGAAGAAAAACCCTGCCGATGGGGTGCCCGCGGGGGTCGGAAGCGTTGCCCCGGTGCCAACGCCACCGGTTGCCCCATCCCCGTGCTGCGGCAGCAACCACGTTTGGATGGTGACCAGCGAGCGTTCCCACAATTGCTGGATCCCGGTCGGTGCCCCGTGCCTTTGTGGGAAGAAGTCGTGGGGGAAGATCGACATCTTGCCCCAGTAGGGTGGATCGGGAAGGGGAAGGGGGATGCCGCAACCGATGGCAATTCGTGCCCAGTTGGTAGATCACGGCCAGTACCGCGCCCAGTTGATGCTTGCGGGCCGCGTGGTGGCGGAATCGCAGCGAACCTTCGGCACGCCGGCATACGCCCTTAAGAAGGCCCTGGAAGCGCGCAGGGCCCATTCTAAGCGGCAGGCCACGCCGGGTTTCGCATGGTTCCCGGCGCAATGACGGAAGCCCAACGGCTGCTCAGCCTGCCCTGGCGGGTGGTGCAGGATTGTTGCGGTGGTGCCAACGATGGGTGGATGGTGATGGACAACCTTGGGAAAGTAGTGTACAGGCCCCGGGTAACGGGTGCACATACGAAGCATGTTCTGACGGCGATGGTGGAAGCGGCGAATCGGGCCGGGCTGGTAGACGGCCAGGAGGGGTGATGGCAAAAACGTTGCGCGGGACCGATGCGAACCGGGGGCGGATTGCCAGGCTGATCGGCAAGCACGCCGAACAGGAACGGGATCGGCTGTTGAAGCTGGGGGGGTGGGCGCCCACCACGAAATCCGTGTGGCGTCGGGCGAAGAGGGATGTCGGGGCATGAGCACCGCCGTCTTTGTTACCACCTACAACCGGCCGCAGGCCCTGGCGCGATCGTTGCCGCAGATCGTTGGGTTGGGGGCCCCCGTGCTGGTGGTTGACGACGGATCGAATCCTGCGGATCTTGACCAGAACGAATCCCTAGCCGAAGATCACGGCGCTGCGTTCTTGTTCCTGCCGGAGAACCGTGGCCTAGCCGCCGCAATGAACATCGGGCTGTCTTACTGGCTGGCAGACCCCGCAGTCGAATGGATATCGTACTTCCAGGACGACGTGGACGTGCGGAAAGACGCCCTGCAGGTGCTGGCAAAAGTGCAAGACCGGGGCACAAGGCCGCTTCTGACTGGGCATGATGCCGCGGAGCACAAGGCGGTCCGCAGCGAAGTTGTCAACGGCGTCAGCGTTACCGGCAAAGGCAACTGCCGGGCCACGCACCTGCATGCCCACCGCGATTATTGGGCTGGCGTGATGCCGCTCCAAAGCCGCGGCCTGCATACCCCGTGCAGGCCGGATATGATGCCGCCTGAATGGCGGGAACGTTACGCCAAGACCCCAGAAAGCCGTGGATGCGGTAGCGAAGTGGATCATTGGATCACGCACCGGGCCCCGCAATCCGTTGTCGCCAAAGGAGGCTACGTCGTTTGCGTGCCTGGGTTAGTGCTCACTTTTCTATGGAAGGCTGAAGATTCATGCTGGAACAACCGGGCCCCATTGGGGCCGGACATTGACGCATGAAGCTGACCGGGAAGACGTACGTGGACTACTGGCGCACCCGCATGGGCGCCGGGGCTGAACAGGCGGCGCATGGCGGGAAGGCCGTTGAGGAACAGGGGGACTTCTATTTTGCGCAGATGCTTCCGTTCCTTCCCGAGGCTGCTGACCAGATCCTTGAATTCGGAAGCGGCTACGGGCGCATGTTAAAGCGGCTGCGGACAAGATTCCCCGGGGCGTTTTTGATTGGCGTCGATCTGGTGATCACCTGCACGGTGCTTCAGCACATTACGGACGACGATCTACTCGATGCGGCGGCACTCTCTCTTGTTCGCGCGTTACGCCCTGGTGGCGCCATGGTCCTCCTTGAGAACGTCGAGTCCCCTGGCGCGGTGCACGTGCGGGACATGGAGGTTGCGGACTACATGCGGCTGTTCGGAGATGCCGTGAAGTGGGGCGTTGACATCCGCGATTTTGAGTGGATGGGGGAACTTCACGCCCTTATGTCCGGGGTGAAGCAGTGAGGGTTCTTGTGACAGGATGCGCGAGAAGCGGCACCACGCTGATGGCGCACTTGCTAGCGGCTGCCCTTCCAGGGGCCGTAATTTTAGAGTGGGAGGGGATGCCAGAGAGGAACGACGCCCCCTACAGCATTGGAAGGCTTCCCCTCGTTGGCGAGCGCGCCTTGATCCTTGCGGACGAAGACCCGGAACTCCGCATCGTCTACGTGATGCGCGACCCACGCTGCGTGCTGATCTCTAAGCACTGGAAGGCCCCGGGCCAGTATTGGGTGTCGCCAGATCGGTGGATCGCGTGTGCGCAGGTTGCCACGGCTATGGCGCTGATGCCGGCATATGCAGATCAGGCGAGGGTTGTAAAGTTCGAGGATCTCGTGTGCGCCCCGTTGTCTATTGAATCGGATTTGCTCAAGTTCTTTGGGGCCAAAGATGCACGTAAGCATTTTGACGAGCTGGCAGCCAGCATGAGGTGTTCGCCAGAGGCGGCCTTGACCATGGGGGGCATACGTGCCTTGGATGCAGATCGGGCGGCTAGCTACAAGTGGGCCAGCGAAGAAGACAAAACCTACCTGCGCGGCGTGTTTGAATGCAACTTGCCCCTCGTGAACCTAGCGCAGGTATGGGGATACGGAACAAGCGTGTAACAATGCAGGCAGACGTTTCACCGGTTGGATTTTCACTTGGGGTCAGTGGCTGGATGGAGGAAGCGGCACTGCGTTGGCTTTCCTTTATTGCTGGCTATCTAACGCCCGGTGCGCAGTGGGTGGAACTCGGCACCTGGCGGGGGCGCAGTTGGGCCTGCGTTGCTCTAAGCCTACCTGCGGGCTCAACGATCATAGCCGTCGATACATTCGATGGCGGAACCGGAACGTACGATGCGGCGGTCGAGGTAGAACTCGAAAAATCGGGTGGCAGCACAGAGCGCGAATTCATGGCCGTACGTGATGAAGTGATGCGCATCCGGCCGGACCTCCTTTGCCCGGTGATCCACGAATTTACGATTCAGGCGGCCACCTTGGTTGATGGTCGATCTACGGACGTAGTGTTTGTCGATGCGGCACATCACACGGAAGGTGTCACCGGAGACATAAAGGCGTGGCTGCCAAACCTGAAACCCGGCGGCCTGCTTTGCGGACACGATTATGCCGACCAGCGAGTTCGGGCCGCCGTTCACTCTTTCGCGGGATGGCACATCAACGTAGTGCCGAATACGAGCATTTGGTGGACACGTATGAATTCAGACGAAATCGCACGCACCGAGGCTTGCTAGGAAGGTAGTTCTGACAATGACGGCAAAGGTTGCTGTGTTCCTGCCCTGGTGGGGGCCATCGCCTGGTTGGGAGCGGCAATTCCTGCTGCGCACGACAGACATAGAGGCGCTGATGCCGGTGCTAGTCGGCGATGCAGCCGCCTGGGTTCCAGAAGTGCGGGTGGTGCGTATCCCATGCACCATGGACGAATTCCAACGCCGGGCATCGGAGGTTTCGGGGATCGCAATTCATAAGTATGATCCACGATATATCCCAGGGCAGCTGGTGTGCGAATTGTGCCCGTTGATGGCCGACGTGTATCAGGAGATCATTCAGGATTATCCGTGGTGGGGCTATGGAGACTGGGACGTGGTGTGGGGGGATTGGGACTCGTTCCTCAATGACGGGATCTTGTCTCAGTTCGATGCGATATCAACTAACGGCGCTACTGTGAACGGCCCGCTTCAGTTGTTCAAGAACACGCCTTCGATTGTGCGGCTATACCAAGATCGGCCAGATATGGTCCGGTGCCCAACAGGGGACTACCACTTAGGTGAGGCTGGCATGGAGAGCATCGTGCGGAATGCATCCGCCGCCGGCCGAATGCGCTGCCTGTACGCTGCCGGGATTAACGCCCACGATCGGCATGAAGTGTGGAACAGATGCGTGCTGCGCGGAAAGAAGCTGTACCGAATGGACGAACAAGGTAATGTTGGTGGCGAAATCCTAAAATTCCATTTTGTCCGCAAAAATCGGTGGCCGCTTTCCTGATCCTGCACAGCTAAGTAGCCGAGGATTGAAATGCCATACGGAATCGTCAGGGAATTCGAGCGTCGGGTGGCTGAATATGCCGGTGCCAAACATGCCATTGCTGTAGAAAGTGGATCTGCGGCTATCCTGCTCAGTTGCATGTACGTAAAGGTAGGAAGGACCTACATCCCGGCCAGAACCTACCCCAGCGTCCCATGTTCCATCATCCTGGCTGGGGGTTCAGTTGTCTTCCTCCGCGAATCATGGGATGGCGCCTACGAGTTAAGACCCTACAACATCTGGGACGGCGCATTGCGGTTCAGGCGCAAGATGTATGCCGGTGGCCTACACTGCCTATCTTTTCACATCCGCAAGCACCTTCCGATTGGGCGCGGCGGGATGATCTTGACGAACGATCCCGATGCGGCTCGGTGGCTACGCCTGGCTCGATTCGATGGCCGGGAGGAGTGCGGCCTGAACATGCAGGGCCGATTCGAGGTGATCGGTGTGAACGCTTATATGATGCCAGAGCAAGCAGCACGTGGAATACTGCTGTTCGATGCGGTTGCCCACAAGGAATTAGCAGACTTGCCCGTTGAAGAGCAGGGATACCCGGATCTGGAAAAATCACCTGTCTACACCGCCGCTGCCGTTAGGGTTGCCGCACGAATGGTGGGGTAATTATGTGCTCTGCGATTACAATACGATCAGACATAGCGCTCGCGCCCATCGGAGCACAACACGCACCAGCTATGTATGCGTGGATGTGCGACCCGCAAGTCAGCGTGAATTTCGGGCTTAGAAGGCAGCCAAGCCTCAGCGCAACTGCGGCGTGGATTGAGCGGGCCTGCGATGATCCATCAATCAGTGCATTCGCGGTAATCGCCAATGGCGCGCATGTCGGGAACGTGGTGTTGGATCGGATTGACACATATGTGAAAAATGCGCGACTATCGCTCTATGTGGGCCAGGCTGAATGCCGTGGCAGGGGGGTAGGGCGTACGGCAATCTATTTGGGCACCCAGGCGGGAATCGAGAAGCACGGGTTGCATAAAGTATGGGCCAGCATTCACGCCGACAACTGGGCATCGCTCAACGCCTTCAGCCGAGTTGGATATGTACTCGAAGGGGTGCTGCGAGACGAACGCCTACATGATGGGCGGTGGCTGCCGATGCTGTATATGGGGATTGTCGAGTCGGACTTCAGGCAGCTTAAGGTTGGAACGGAATAAGGTGTGATGAAGTGCGTGATCCTACAGCCATCGTACGTGCCGTGGCGAGGGCACTTCCACCAGATATACCGTGCCGACACATTCGTATTCTACGATGACGTACAGTACGACAAGCATGGCTGGCGTAACCGCAATCGCGTGAAGACGGCGCAGGGAAGCAGGTGGTTGACGATTCCCGTGCAAAGCAAAGGCAACGTGGCGGATGGCAGAAAAACAAACGAGATCCGCGTTTCGCAGGCAGAGCGGTGGGGCAGGAAGCATTGGATGACAATCGAGCAGTCCTATGGAAGGGCCCCATGCTTCAGCGAATACGGCCATGCTATAAGGAACTTTTACGAGCGGCAGCCGGAATTCCTGGCGGATTTCGTAATTGACCTGACCATTGAGCTTTCTTGGTTGCTTGGCATTCGCGATACGAAATTCGTGCGGTCGTCTACCCTTGACGCGGAAGGGGAAAAAACTGACCGGCTTTTATCGATTCTCGGGCAATTGAAGGCGACGCACTACATCACCGGGCCAGCCGCCAGCAACTACCTAGAGGAGGAGAAGTTCCACATCGCCGGAATCGGCCTTGAGTACATGACTTACGATTATCCAGAATACCCACAGCTTTACCCTCCGTACGATCCGCAGGTGTCCATTGTGGACCTACTCTTCATGGTAGGGGGGAAAGCTGGCGACTTTATTTGGGGCAATGCAGGAGGCCGTGAATGAGATTTCTGACAAGGGTCGATGACATTGGCTTCTCTGGCGATGCCGCTGATGACTTCCCGCTCAAAAAGCCTGATACTGGGCTGCGGCTGGCCCGGGCATTCCACGATGCGATGAATGGGGTTCCGTACCTTGGGGCGCTGATCCCGGCTTCCGTTGTGAACGACGTTGAAGCCAAGCAATGGCTCTCTAGCAAGCCGGATGGTTTAACCGTCGCACTGCACGGCTGGGACCATACGACCTCCGGCGGTGTACGGCACGAATTTCACTGCCTTACGCCCGATCAGCAAAGGGCGCGGGTTGCGGCAGGGCAGGCGCTCTTGCTCGACTGCACGGGAAGCAAAACCAGGCACTACGTTCCGCCATTCAACGCCGTGACTTGCGAGACCTTGGATATCTTGCACGCGGAGGAAATAGACTACGTTTGGGGCGGCGCAAACCACGACGACGTTTCTCCCTCGCGGTGGGACACCCCTCCGCCGCCATACCCGGCGCGTGGCACGACGTTCATTCCATCCTGGTACCCACTGTACGGGGCGACGTGCAAGCGGATGGGCGAAGGCACTGTGGCGCCGTTGCTCGAAACGATTCCTGGCATGCTGGAGACTCCCGGTTTTGCCGTGATTGTTGTGCATATTCCGTGGGAGGTCACTTCCGCCCCGTTGTTCAAAGGGGTAGAAGCACTTGCCGCAATGATTGCGCCGTATGCGCTTTCGCCAGAGGGATTCATTGCGGCGGCGTGTGTGGGCAAGCAGTGATCTATTCCCTGGTAGCGAAGCGGCAAGAAGATGTCCCGCCGGGGCAGATCCGTACGGGGGTGGTGCGGTTTGATTCCTACTTGCGGATGGCGATTCCGGGGCTGGAATCCATCACACCGGACGAGCTTCCGCGGTTCGATCGTGACGACATCGTGATTGTGGACAACCACCTTTCGTTGCTTGTGCCCGACGATATTCGCACCGTGGTCACGCACCACGGGATGGCGCAGTGCCATTACGACCGCGACCCAGAATGGCGCACGCGCAGAACGCTTGAGATCTGCAACGGCCAACGGAAGATGTTCGACAAACCCAACCGGACCTACGTGGCGCCTTCCGCTTGGGTGCGGGATCAGTTCTGCCGCCACTACGGTCTGCCCCTGGATTACGCCACGGTGATCGTGAACTGGGTACCGCCTATCAAACGAAAGCCCACTGGCCGGAAGATGGGGCGGGACAGATTGCGAATCGTTGGGGACTTCAGGGACGCTAACAAGGGGGCGGGACTGTGGGAAAGCGTTGCTCGTTTGCTCCCGCAGTTCGAGTTCGTTCCGCTGCACTTTACGACCGATGTGCAGCGGGCCATCACGTACGCTAAGGCAGATGGCTACCTGTGCCTGTCGTTGAGCGAAGGCGGTTCGTATTCGGTTGCTGATGCGGAAGCTGCCGGCCTGACTGTGATCAGTACCCCGGTGGGGAACGCAGCGGAATTCCGGGCGCATGTAATTCCCCTGGACGCAGAGCCGGGGCAGATCGCCGGGATCGTGCTTGCCGCAATGGCGCGCGGGCGCTTCCATCCATCCTTCTACGGCAACTACGGATTCGAGGTGTGGGCAAAAGCATGGAGCAGTTTGCTGGAAAAAGTGTCGTCTTCGGGTTGAGTTCCGGGATCGGGAATTCGATCTTTTGCCTTCCTGCGATCAAGAAGCTGCGCACGGCCGGAGCGCGCATCACGCTGTTCGTGGATGGCGACTACGACATGACGCCCCTGTGGAACCGGTGCGCTTTCGCGGAACGGGTGCTGGACGGTCGGTGGGAAGACGTTCCGCAGGCAGACTTCTACATCTCTGGGCATTGGTGCCCCAGGAAGCTGCGCGGGTTCCCCCTCCTGATGCACGCACGGTGGTTGCACGAGCCTGTTTACGAATGCCCGGAATGGGAACTGCCGTGCAAGATGATCGGCAGCCCCGGCCTGATCGATGTTTCCAACTGGTGTTCCGGCTTGCATCGCACGGTGCCACGGTTCGATGTTGGGCTGGTCAATGGGTGCAAACCAAGTTCCGTTTGGGCGCGGAAGCGTTACCCGGCCATGGGTGAAGTATCGAAGATGCTCCGCGCGAAAGGGTTGAACGTTGCGGCGATTGGGGTTCCGATGGACACAGAAGGGATTGACGACACGCAGGTGATCGGGAACGTTCCGTTGGTGCAGCTGCCGGAACACCTGGCGATGTGCCGGGTGATCGTTGGCATCGACAGTGGGCAGGTGCACATGGCGTCTTCCCTTGGGGTGCCAACCGTCGTTCTGTATACTGCCGTAAGCGCCATGAAGGGCGATCCGGTCGGCCGCCCTACCTACAAGCTGCACACGAACTACGTATGCCAGCCGTGTGTTTCGACCCCAGTTTGGCACAAGTGCACGGACTGGAAGTGCCAAGGTATCGATCCGGCGATGGTTGTCGAAGTCACAGAAAGCCTCCTGAAATGTACCCCGTAGCCGTAGTTATCACCCGCGGGGTGTGCCCGGCCTTGTGCTTGTCGGAAGCGGTCGCGCACGCATACAGGCACGGGGGGATATTCCGGCTTGTGTCGGGATTGCCGGCGGCGGAGGCAAAGAACGAAGCGGTAAGGATCGCCATGGGGGAGGGCCGGGATCTGTTGCTGATCGAAGACGACATCACGGCGGATGCCCGGATCTGGGATCTGGCGATGTCCCCCGCGAACCACACCAAAACGATACTTTTCGCCGCTGCCCCGTGCCGCAATGGGCAATGGAACCTGCACAGCAATAGGGAAGGGATGTTCCTGTTTTCCGGGACGGTGATGCTGCGGGTATCGATCGACCTGCTTCGGGAGATGACCGACTGGGGGAAACGGAGCATCTTTGCCCCAGCCAGATTTTCCTTCGATCTATCCCCTATCGGCTGGCACCCGGACCCGCGGCGGCAGGCAACGAAAGGGCACGGTAGCGATCTGCGCTTCTGGTGGCAGGTGGGGGAAATGGACCCGCAGCCGAGAATAGTTTGCCTAGGTGCGGTTACGCACTGGCGTTACCAGGCACAAGAGGACTATGATCTAGGGAAGCCGGTACGGATGGCTAAGTGGGAACCAACCACACCGTACGAGAAGTTCCCGAGGGCGAAGGGGATCGAATATGCCGACTGACGATCAGGTGGAAGACGACGAGTGCGAAGGCGAACCGGTCGAACGCGATACCTACAAGAAGCTGAACAAGCTGGTGCAAGACCCCGAGAATGCCCGGGATCACACGCTGGAGAACATCGGCATGATTGCCGGTTCGATCCGCGAAGTGGGTACGGCGCGCAGTATCGTGATCGACGAGAACAACGTGATCCTGGCCGGGAACGCTACGCAGCTGGGGGCGTTGGAAGCTGGCGTCAAGAAGGTTCGTATCGTCGATGCCAAAGCTGACGAACTGGTTGCCGTTCGACGTACGGGCCTTACCGAAGAACAGAAGAAGCGCCTTGCCTTGTACGACAACCGCACGGCGGAACTGGCAACGTGGAACGTGGACCGCCTTCAAATGCTGGCGAAGGCTGGCGCAACGCAGGGGATCTTTTCTACGGAGCAGCTGCAGGAGCTTAACGCGCGCCGGGTTGCCACGCAGCGGCAGCCGGGTGATCTGAACGTGTACTCGGACGGCCTGACGCCTGACGAACGATACTGCGATGGCGTGGTGGGTAGCCTTGCCCAACGGTTCCTGATCCCGCCCTTCACGGTGTGGGATGGCAGGCAGGGGTACTGGATCGAACGTAAGCGGGCGTGGCTTTCTTTGGGGATTCGCAGCGAACTGGGGCGGCCGGAGATGAAGCTGCCCACGTTCCAGATCACTACCCGCCGCACAGCGTCGGATGCCGACGTTCAGAATATCAGCATCTTTGATCCCGTGGTGGCGGAGCTGGCGTATCGATGGTTCTGCCCGATTGCGGGAGTCGTGCTGGACCCTTTCGCTGGCGGAAGCGTGCGTGGGATTGTGGCGGCGGCCCTGGGGCGGAAGTACATCGGTGTGGACCTGCGGCAAGATCAATGCGATGCGAACGACGAACAGTGGAAAGAGGTTGGCCCGCGGGTGCGCCAGGTGTTCGGGGGGCAGGTGGTGTGGGAAGCCGCGCCGGATTGGAACGGGGGGCAAACCCCGATCGAACAGGTTGCGCCGGAAACGATCGGCGGGAAGTCGATCTGGGCGAAGCGGGATGATCTGTACGCCATCGCTGGGGTGCGCGGGGGAAAGGCCCGTACGTGCTTCCACATCGCTTCTGCGGGGGAAATCCCGGCCGGCCTGATCACGGCCGGTTCCAGGCAAAGCCCACAGGTGGCGATCGTGGCGCACATCGCGCGTGGCCTGGAAATCCCGTGCCGGGTGCATACGCCGGAAGGGGAATGGACGCCGGAGATCCGGGCCGCAGCGAACGCTGGGGCTGAAGTGATCCAGCATAGCCCCGGGCATAACAGCGTGATCGTGGCACGCGCACGTGAAGACTGCGAAGCGCGTTCCGGGTGGCGGCTGATTCCGTTCGGGATGGAATGCCGAGAGGCGCCAGAACAAACGGCGACGGAAATCCCAGATCGTTTCCCGGATGGGGTACGGAGGATCGTGGTGCCGGTTGGAAGTGGGATGACGCTTTCCGGCATCCTTCGTGGCCTTCAGGAAAAGGGGATCACCATCCCGGTGCTGGGGGTTGTGGTAGGGGCGGACCCAACTGCCCGCCTTGACGCTTACGCCCCGCCCCTGTGGCGGCAGATGTGCACATTGGTGAATGCCCAGATCGACTACCACCAGTGGGCCCCGGCGCAGGACCGCGCGTGGGGCGGTCTGAATCTGGATCCGGTGTACGAAGCGAAGTGCGTTCCGTTTCTTGACGATGGGGACCTCCTGTGGATGGTCGGGGTGCGGCAAACGATGAGCGTCGGTAGGCGCGTGGCGGTCCCCGGGGCCAGCGGCAACACCGTCCGCTGGAAGTTCAGTGCTGCCTGGCTGCGAAGGAATCACGACTGCACGGCGGAAGGAATCCGGGACCGCTGCGGCGGTGGGTGTTGCAATGCTGTTGGATACTGGCCGCCCCGGGCAACCCCCGGCATGGCCTGCGCGCACCTGACGCCGCAAGGGTGTTCCCTGGGGGATGATCGCCCAGTGACGTGCCATCTGTACCCGCTGCGCCTGAACGAGAATGGAACGGTGGTGCTACACAACCGAACCACCCAGAAGACCAGCTGTTGCAAGACGGCCCACGGGAATGGGCCGATGCTAGTTGACGCCCTAGCCCGTAACTTGACGTTGCTGTTTGGGGAGGAGGAATACACACGCATCCGCGATGGGGTTGTGCGGGGCGAGGACATCGAAGTTATCGTGCCGGAAAACGTTTGGCAGTGTTACCTGGGGGAAAAGAAGCAGGAACGGGAGAATGCAAACCCGCCGGGGCAGGCAGCAACGCTTGCGGCGATGGCTGCCGATACCGTTACCCGCGAAGCTGGGCAGGCATCCGGCGAACTGCCGACGCAAGCGGAAACGGACTTCCCGGCCCCGGTGTGGCTGCAAGGGGACAGCCGCAATCTGGCAACCGTGCTGGGAAATGCGGGGATTGCGGAGCAGGTTGACATGATTATGACCTGTCCGCCTTACGGGGACTTGGAAATCTACACAGACGATCCGCTAGACCTAAGCAACGCACCGTCGTACGAAGACTTCATGCTGGCCTTTTCGTCCATCGTGGCGCAGGCTGTGATGGCGCTGAAAAACGATCGCTTCGCGATGGTGGTGGTGGGGAACTTCCGAGACAAGAAGACCGGATTCTATCGAAAGTTCGCAAAGGACGCGATTGCGGCTTTCGAAGCGGCTGGGGCAATGCTGTACAATGAGGCGATCATCGTTTCCCCGGTTGGGAGCCTACCGCTGCGAGTTCAGGCCCAATTTCAGCAAGCCCGCAAACTTGGTCATTCGCATCAAACCGTCCTCGTCTTTTGCAAAGGCGATCCGCTTGCTGCAACGCGCGCCTGCGGGCCGGTTGAAGTAGAAGGGATGGCGATTGCAACCGCAAATGAGTGATGAGAGAGATCGATATCCTGCGCCTAGAGTTCGACATGGACAACATGCCGGACGAAAAGCGCACGCCGGAATGGAAAGAAGCGTACAACCGCAGGGCCGCACAGATCCGCGGCCTCAACACCACCCTGCCGTGGGAAGAACGCTGCGCCATCCTGGCCGAACACGAGATGTTCGTGGAGGAGAAGATCTTCGAAATGAAGCTGCTCCTCCCGAAGGAGTTCACCAGCCCCTTCACGCGCCGGGATATCCTGATCATGGCCAGGAAGAACCAGGAGTTCCGCGAGGCCATGCAGCGGCATGCGTACACGTTCAAGGCGATCAAGCGCTTCATGGTGATGATTCGCTACTGGAAGGGGCCCTTGAGACTGAAGCAGTGCACGCACACGTGGAAGACCCCAAGGGTGACGAAGTATGGGGGGAGGCGGTTCCGGTGCAAGCACTGGTCTATCCGCGGCAGGCACGTGTGCCGGTTCCACGGCGGCAAGGCCCTGATGGGGGTTCTGAATCACATGACTAAGATTGCCAGGTACAGTAAGGCAGTTCCGCACGGGCTTTCCGATCGGTACGAGAAGTCGCGGCTTTCCGACGACCTACTTGAGCTTCAGGAGGAGATCGCACTGCTCGATGCGCGATCCTGCGAACTGCTAGAAAAGCTGGAATCCGGCGAAAGCCGCCCGGGTTGGGTGCAGGCCAAGCAAGCGTTCGAACGGTGGGAACTGGCGATGCGCCGGCAGGACTACGAAGGGGCGCAAGTGCACGTCGAGGAGATGCGCAAAGCCCTGTACCGCAAAAACGATTCCGCCGTATGGGCTGAGTTGCAGATGGTGTTCGAGCAACGAAGGAAGCTGGTAGAGACGGAACGCAAGCGGCAGACGGAACTGGAAAACCTGATCAGCGTGCAGGAGTTCTTGCAGATCATGCACCAGCTGGTTTGGATTCTGAGGGAGGAAGTGACTGATCCTGCTGCGATGAAGCGGATCAGCGCGAAGATAACCACGCTGGTTCATGCCCCGGTACGCATCGATGCCCCAAAGCCAAAAATCTACGAAGACCCAATCGAAGTCGAAGTCCAAACCCAAGTTCTCGCCGCGCCAGCTGGCAATTAAGCGGCTTGCGGAAGGACTCGTTTCTGACGACCCAGACGCGGTGCTGCGCGGCGAAACGCCGCGCGTGGCTGCGCCCGCGCTGACGCTGGCGGAGTTCTTTAAGCAAGCGTGGCCGTATATTGAGCCTGGGGCGCCATTAGTATGGTCTTGGCACATGACAGCTATATGCGACCATTTGGAAGCTGTCATGTCCAGACGTATACGTAATTTGCTCATAAACGTGCCACCGCGCTTTTCGAAAAGTACCATAACGTCCATAGCGTGGCCGTGCTGGGCATGGACGATAGATCCGTCTTTGCGGTTCTTGTTCGCTTCGTATTCAAGTTCCCTTAGCCTAGCGCACGCAGTAACTTCGCGTAGGCTTCTCGATAGCGCGTGGTATCAAGAGCATTGGGGTGCGAAGTTCTCGATGACCACAGACCAGAACATAAAGTCGCACTTCCAGAACAATAAAAGCGGCTTTCGTATAAGCACAAGCGTAGGTGGTAGTTCTACGGGGCAGGGCGCCAATTTTCTGGTTTGCGACGACCCGCACAACTTGGAAGAGATACATAGCGAACCTATACGCAAAGGTGTAATTAGGTGGTATCGAGAAGTATGGAGCACTAGATTAAACGACCAACAAAGCGACTGCCGTGTCACGATCATGCAACGTGGTCACAACGATGACCTTGCCGCCTACTTGATCGACTCGGGCGTGGAACTTCTGTCCTTCCCGAACGAGTTCGAGGGCAACAAGAGGCCCACGTCTATAGGATGGATCGACCCGCGCACAGAAGAAGGGGAACTTCTATGCCCAGAGCGTCTCGGTCGGGAAATGACCGAGAGTTTGCGGATTACACTGGGGGACGTGGCCTTTTCAGCGCAGTTTCAGCAACGTCCCGTTCCAATCGGTGGTGGCATCTTCAAGCGGGACAGCTTCGTGCGTTACCACAAGGCGCAGCTGCCTGATCGCGTAGACACAATCGTGGTCAGCTGGGACATGAGCTTCAAGGACACCACAGATTCGAGTTACGTCGCCGGGCAGGTTTGGGGATTCCTGGGCGCCGATGCGTTCCTGCTCGATCTGGTCCGCGTCCGGGCAACGTTCACGCAGTCCCTGTCCTTGGTGCTGCGCATGGACCGCCGGTGGCCGCAGGCCAACGTTACGTTGGTGGAGGACAAGGCCAACGGAACGGCGATCGTCAATGCCCTTAAAAGCCAGGTGCCTGGCTTGATCGGGGTTCCGCCGGAGGGCGGGAAGATTGCCCGTGGCAACGCAGTGGCACCGAAGGTGGAAGCTGGGAACGTTCACGTTCCGGCCCACGCCCCGTGGGTTGAAGCGTTCCTAGACGAGGCATCGGCCTTCCCTATCGGGCGGTACGACGATCAGGTGGACGCCATGACGCAGGCCCTAAGTAGATACTACCGCGGGCATGGGCATCTGGGGTTCATTCCAGTTCGGGCTTGACAGGGGGGGCATTTAGGAGCAGAGGGTCCCCTATGGCTAGTCAACCGCAGGTCGATCGAAGGCATCCCGAATACACAGGCATGGCAGACCGATGGCATCGTTGCCGCACATTTTGCGAAGGGCGCGATGCCGTCAAAGCGGAGGAAACGGCGTTCCTGCCGCAGCCGGGGGGGCTGGACAGCGAAGAGTACCTGGCGTACTTGATGCGTACGCCGTTCTACAACGCCAGCGGGGCGGCGTTGGAGATGCTTTCCGGCGTGATGACGCGCAAGCCGCCTGAAGTCACCGCCTTGCAGGTGCCGATCCCCGGGCTTTCCGGCCCAAAGTTCAGCGACGATATCGACCGCAGTGGGACGGGAATCGAGCCGTTTCTGGATTCGCTGGCAACTGAGTTCATCCTGACTGGCCGGGTGGGGGTCCTGGTCGATCACACCCCGAAGGATCAACCGCAGGGCCGACCGTACCTGGCGGCTTACCCGGCGGAGAGCATCATCAACTGGTGGACCACCATAGAGAACGGGCGCCAGGTTCTGCAGTGGGTGGTGCTGGAGGAGGTTCAGGATGAACCAGACCCACTCGATCGGTACAAACTGGACTCGAACGTGCAGTGGCGCGTGCTGGAGATCGACCAGAATGGGAACTACATCCAGTCGATCTGGGTACGAAACAAGGGGGGTGGGCGGTTCAAGCAGATTGACCTGATCCAGCCGACGATCAACGATGTGCCATTGCGGGAAATTCCGTTCACCTTGTGCACCCCGTTCGGGCGCACGTGGACGGTCCAGCCGCCACCGATCTTACCGGTGGTTGACCTGAACTGGGACTGGTACATGCGGGCGGCCGATCTTGCCCACATGATGCACCTGACGACGTGCCCGATGGCGTGGGCTTCCGCGCAGGGTTTGAGCCCTTCGTCTACGGACGCGGAAGGCAGGCCCCTGGTGATCAGGATGGGAAGTTCCAGGCTGTTGACGCTTCCTGAAGGGGGGCGTTGCGGAATGCTGGAAGTCACCGGCGCCGCCGCGCAGCAATCCAGGGAACTGTTGGGGGATCTTGAGGATCAGATGGCGCAACTGGGGGTTGCGATGCTGATGCCAGAGAAGCGGCAGCCGGAAGTTGCGCTGAGCATGCGGATGAAGATCAGTAGCCGCACAATCAGGCTGGCAAGGCTGGCGAAACAGCTGAGTTCGGCGTTGACGACTTCTTCGCGGACGTTGCTGGCATGGGCTGGGGTGCCGGATGCAACGGCCAAGCAGGCGATCGTATCCGTTAACGACGACTTCCTGGACATCGCAATCGATCCAGCCGAAATGCAGGCCCTGTTGCTCCTGCACCAGGCTGGCAAGTTGCCAACCGAGATTCTATTTTGGAACCTGGAGCACGGGGAACGTATCCCGCCAGGATGGACGCTGGAGAAGTACCTGGCTGCGGTTAAAGAGGAAGAGGCGAAAGCCCTCCTGGCTGCCAAGCGTTTGGCGGATTCCGCCGGGGCTAAAGGCAAGGGGGATGGGGGCAATCCAGGTGATCCAGCGGTGCCCAAGCAGTGATATTTACGCAAAGCAGTTGACACCCGAAGATGATCGGGAGTAGAAGCGAAGCAAGATGATGAAGCCGTGGTGGTGCGTTGGCGGGGGAACTGCCGATTGCTACGGGGGAACCGAGAGCCGCCGTGGGGCCTTTGAGGGCGGGAAGCCCGAATCGAGCGGAGAAGGGAAGGAATTCACGTGGTGACAGCAGCAGAGGTGAAAGCGTTCCTCGACCAGACGTTCGCCGGCAGACTCGTGTTCGACCAGGAGGCGTACGACCAATTGCCGGAAGAGGTGCGAACCGCATTGCTGGTGCAGAACAAGGATCAGAAGACCTACCGGCTGTGCATTTCCGAGGACGTGACCGGCCTGAAGAGTGCACTTCAGAAATCCAGGGAAGAAACCGACGCAATGCGCCGGGCGAAGGCGGAACTTGAACAGCGGTTCGATGGACTCGATCCCGCTGTGGCGCGGGAAGCGCTGGACAAGATAGCCGCACTGGCTGATAAGAGCGTTCTCGACAAGGACGGCCTGGAAGCCCTGAAGGCCAAGCACACAGCGGACATGCGTGAACACTACGAGCGCATGGTCAAGGCCAAGGAAGACGAGAACCTGGCGAAGACCACCGAAGCGGCGGAATGGAAGAGCAAGTGGAAGAACGACCGCGTTCGCGAACGCTTGCTGGCTGCGGCGGCGGAGAAGAAGGCTAACCCGGACACGATGGAAGACATTGTGGCGCGGGGGGTCAGGATCTTCGCCCTTGATGACGACGGCAAGCTGCACGCCAAGCGCCCCGAAGACGGAGAAATCTGGGTCGGGCGCGACGGGTTTTCTGAGCTGACACCAACGGAATTCATGGATCATCTCCGCGAGAAGGTCCCCAGCTTCTGGCCGCCGTCTGATGGCGGTGGTGCTGGCGGGAGCAAAAAGCGTGGCGGGAAAGACGACTACGCGAACTTGCCCCCTGTGGACAGACTGACGCGCATCCGCCAGGAGCGCGCCGCTAACAAAGGAGGAGGTGCCTGATAATGGCTCTCACGATTCTTGAAGCATCGAAGCTGAACTCGGGGGATACCCTTCAAGCGGCCATCGTCGAAATGTACGCAAAGTCGAGTGCCCTGTTGCTCGCCCTTCCGTTCGTTGACATCGATGGGGCGTCCCTCACCTACAACCGCGAACAAACGCTCCCGGGCATCGGATTTCGTGGCGTCAACGAGGCGTACACGGAGAGCACGGGCATCCTGAACCCCGTCACCGAATTGCTGGCGATTGCCGGTGGGGACCTGGATGTGGACAAGTTCCTGATCCAAACCCGCGGCGCCCGCATCCGTGCGGTGCACGAGCAGATGAAGGTGAAGGCCCTGGCCCTGCGATGGACCGAAGCGTTCATCAAGGGTGATTCCGCCAGCAACCCGCGGGAATTCGACGGGCTGCAGACCAGGATCACCGGCAACCAGCTGGTGAACAACAACGCTGGCGCTGCCGGCGCGGCCCTTTCGCTGTTCCAGTTGGACACGATGATCAGCAAGGTGGTGGACCCGACCCACCTGTTGATGAACGACACCTTGCGCCTGCGCTTGAGTCAGGCAGCGCGGGACACGGCGGTTGCCGGAAACATCAACTACGTGAAGGACGAGTTCGGCCGCACCGTCACCCAGTACAACGGCCTTCCGATTGTGGTGGTGGAGGAGGACAACGACGGGAACGAGATCCTGCCGTTCACGGAGGCATCGGCAACCGGGGCAGCCGCGCTGTGCACCTCGATCTACTGCGTCAACCTCTCCGAGGGGTACCTGTATGGCATCCAGAACGGGGCCATGCGGGTGGACGACCTGGGCGAAGTGCAGGCGCAGCCGGTGATGCGGACTCGGGTGGAGTGGTACAGTGCCATCGCCGCCGAGCATGGGCGCTGCGCGGCCCGCCTGCGCGCAATCACGAACGCAGCCGTCACGGTGTAAAGCGCGATTGATCGCGTTCTGGCTTTCGTACTGAACGAAAGAAAAGATCGGGAGGATCAAACATGAATTACGATACGCTGACTGTTCTCCGCAACTACGCGGACGGAGCAGAAGTCGCAGACGCTTCGGAGACGGGGATCGCCCTGGATCTGTTGCGCCTTGGCCCCACGGAAGCAGTGCTGTTCGTGACGGACCTGCACGCAGCCACGGGGGATGGGGTTTACACCATCTACGTCGAGGCTGCCACGGCGGTTGGCTTCGGAACGAGCGCGATCCTGGCCAGCCTGACCGTCGATGCGGTAGGGGAATACCCCCTGGCCATCGGCAACGGGGCCTCGATCGGCGCACAGCTGGCCGCCCCCACGCACATCCGTTGCCGGCTGGACGTGACGGGTTCGGCAGGTGATCCGAGCATCACCTACGGGTGCTATCTGCGGCCACAGACGGTGCGTAAGGCCACCATCGCCAACCGGGCCTAAGCGAGAAGCGGGAGGCTAGCGAGCGCGGACAACACGCCCGGCGTGGGTTACAGAATCCACGCCGGGCACTCTGGCCGAAAACGAAGAGAAAGGAACAACGACCGACATGGCGAAGCAGGCACCGAACGTAGCGTACTGGGTGAAGTTGCATCTGCCGGACGGCATGGAAATACGCCGCCGCCCAATCGATGCAGTCGAATTGCTCACAGGCGGCGAGGTGCGAATCAAACGGAGCGAGTTCGCCAAGCTGAAACGGTCGGTAGAATCCTTTGGCGGGAAGTTGCGCAAGAAGCAGATCGTCGAGGATGGGGATCCGATAGAGGCCCTGCCCGGGGCGGTAAGCCTGTTGGTGGACCCAGGGCCGGATGTTCCTGATGTGGCAGAAGGCAACGGAGACGACGAAGGCGAAGATGGAGAAGCCGTTGCCCAAGGGCCCAGCCCCGCACCGCAGAAGCAGGCTGGGCGCGTTCCGTTCAAGGGCAGGGTTGGGAACGTAGGTTCAGTATCGCCGTTCCCGGCCGGCGAAGGGCCACCGCCCGCATCGGCCGCATTGGGGGACGACCCAACCGCACGCAAGATCGGCATCGAAAAGTCCGCATAGCTAGACTCGCCGCGGGGGATACCCCGATGGCGAAAAGCTGGAAACCGCGCACGCAGGAAGATGGCGTGAGGGGGCTAGTGGTGCGGCCTGCCGGATCGTTGCGCCCGAATGCCTCATCCGGTCACGTGCATTCCAACGTGGCAGCGGTGGGAACGGGGTGGGCGCCCACAAGCGAATTGCGGGCATCGGCGTTGCGCTGTTGGTTACCCTTCGGCCCGGGTCTGGCGGGGTTGGTTCGGCGGTGTGGTCAGGGCCTCTTCCGTGCCCCAACCTGTGCGCAGTCTTCCCCGCAGGCGGGTAAAGCCGAGGCCGGTTTCCCGCGCCCAGGCTGCGATGCTCATGGTCCGGCCACGGAAAGTCAGGTGCTTCGGCAGCTGGCGTGCCCGGATGGCGGTTCGTGGCTTTTGCGGCACTGCCCGGGGGCGTTTCACCCATTGGCAGTTGGAGCGTTCGTACGGCCGCATCGGATTCTTTCTGCGCAACACCCATTCCGGGGTAGCCCGGGGGCCAACGTCCAGGATGAAGTCGGAAAAGGACGCCTTCCACCTGGCGCAAACGTTCGGCTTGCGGCGCAGCTTCACCCACATATCGTATTCCGGGCTGCTGGACATCCCGTGTTTGGAGTACCGGGGGGCCGCCGCGCGCAGGATCTTGTTCACGGTGGGAATGGAAAGGTGAAAGGCGCTTGCCAGCAAAGCCTGGGTGAATCGGCCAGTAGCGTACTGGCGGATGATTGCTGCTTCGACTTCCGGCGCGACCTTCTTTCCCCTCATGGTGCCCACCTTGGCACAGGGGGGCGGTGATTTCAATGCCCGTGCGTCTTCGGAAGTCGGGCAAGAGGTGGAAAGTGGTTGACAACACGGGGAAAGCGCACGCGAAGGGCACAAGCAAGAGGAAGGCCCAGGCGCAACAGCGGCTACTGAACGCCATCGCCCATGGATGGAAGCCTAGCCGCAAACGGCGAAAGCGGTGATTTGCGGCTTCCTTTGCCGCTGGTTGGCAGGTGGGGGTAGATTGATGGGAACGGCCCGCAGAATGGCTGATGGTGCCCCTGGGGCGGGTTTTGATGGCCTGGTGGGGTGTTCGAAGTTGACAGTTGAAGTTCGGGCGGAGTATAGCGACATAAGGGAATGGTGATGCGATGCCGGTGGTGATTGACGCAACGGTCGGCGGAACCGCCGCAAACTCGTACGTGACGGCGATCGAAGCGGACGCGATCCTGATGGCATTGCCGTACAGGTACGGGTGGGATGCCGCGGATGCCGACTGGCGGAACGAGGCGTTGGTATACGCAGTGAAGGAAATTGAGCGGGAGTACAAGTTCAAAGGCACGCGCACTTATGACGATCAGGCCAGGGATTGGCCGCGGGATGGGCTGTACGACAAGTACGGCAGGGAAGTTGCAGAAGACAGCCACCCGGAAGACGTGAAGCTGGCGCAGTGCCAGGTGGCGGATCTGATCTTGGCTGGCGATCGGGAATCGGAAACGGGCTCCATGGCGGGGATTCGCCGCCTGCGGGTTGGGCCAATCGAGATCGAGTTGCAGAATGGGTTCTATGGTACGATCGGAAGGTCGGCGATCATTCCGCGGTACATTCGCGCGTTGCTGGATCAGTACGCGGAGACGAGTTCGACGGAATGGACGATCCCGATCCTGCGGGCGTGAGTTATGGGCTTGGCGGAGACAGTAAGAAAAGTCGCGCAAATGGCGATTGGGGCAACCGGGAACATCCCGGAAAGCTGCACGTATTCCGTGAAGGCGGATTCGGTGGAAGATCCAGCCACAGGGGCCGTGACGGCGACATCGACCGACTACACTGCCATCCCTGTCGTTTTCGACGAGTACACGGAATACGAGCGCATGAACCCGCAGGTGTTGGCCACAGACATGAAGGGGTACATTGCGAGGTTGGATCTGGAAATTACGCCGGGCAAAGGCGATGTGATCACGCGGCCGGGCGGTGGGATTGTGCGGGTGGTGAAGTGGAAGACCGACCCGGCCGCGGCATTGTGGATCTTGCAGCTGCGGGCAGGATGAGTTGATGGATCTCAAAGTCAACGTGACGATGCGAAAACCAGTGTACCGGGCTGGGAAATTCGAAGGCCAGGGTACGCGCATCGGTTACAGGGCTATGCCGTTCGGCCTGGCGCCTGCGTGCTGGCAGGCGATGCGGGACACGAAGCGGGCGATGGCGCGGGATTTCTGGATCCTGGCGGTCAACGGAACACCGGTCGATTCCGGCCGCGCGCAGGGAAGCTGGCGCATGGGCCTGGATTACGTGGACTCGTACGCGCTACCGGAAGCCCCGATCCCGTGGGGCAGTGGGCGCTACTACATCCGCCCCAAGGTTCCAACCGCGCTGATAAAGAACATCGATCTGGACACGGCGGTGTTCATCACGAACAGCGTGCCCTACATCTTCAGGTTGATGCACGGGTGGAGCGACCAGCAATCGGAGAACTGGGTGCTGGATGCGCAGCGTGCCGTGAAGAACAAGTACAGCGGTGATTTCACCGTCGTGCTGCCCAGGATGGATGTCCCGATTGCCCCGGAAGTCGATGTGTACGTGAAGTGGCATGGCAAGACTGAAGGGCTTGCCGGCCACCTGAAGCAGCTGAAGACGAGGAAGTTCTAGGCGGGCTACAGATGGCGATAGGAAATGCCATGTTTGATTCTGAAGATCGCGTGGGTGGAAACCCCCAGGTCCCGGGCGATGTCGGTCATCTTGTCCCCGCGTTCAATGCGCGCCAGAACGGAAAGCACTTGGGATTCGTTGAGGGTGGCCATCGGATGGGAACTTCCACGCACAACCGTCCCGTGCAGTTCTTTGTCCGCAGCGTTCTCCTTGCGGGTGCCCCACCGGAGGTTTTCAACCCGGTTGTCGGCCGGGTCGTTGTTCAGGTGCCGCGTTTCCATTCCGGGCGGCCGGGGCCCGCAGAAGGCGGCCAGCACGAGTCTGTGGATGTTAACGGCTTTCTGCCTTCCGTCCCGCGCAAGCCGTACTTGCAGGTAGCCCCCCTCCACAGGGGAGGGCTTCAGGATGCGGCCGTCGATCGAGGCAGTTCCACCGCCACGGGAACGCACGAAGCGCGGGAGGGATCGGACGCGGCCGAGGTTGCTGACTTCGTACAGGCCCACGTACCCTTCGACGGGGCGCCATTCTTCGTTGGGGGCACATTCGGCAATTGCCATCTGTTCGTCCATGGCGGCGTTTTAGCATCTCACGCGAGGGCAAGCAAATGACCGCGGCGGAAGTGGACATTGCCTTGAAATCGCATTTCATAACCGGCTGGGCTGGTGCGTGTCCGTACGCGCTGCCAAACCTGGATTTCACGCCGCCACGCAATCCGCCGGCACCGTGGGTGCGGTTGCGCATTCAGGAGGGGTTAGGTGGCCCGATCAGCTTGGGGTGCGGCCCGGGAAGCACGCGGCTGCGGAACTTTGGGCACGTTGTTCTGTACATCTTCGTACCGAGGGATTCGGGGCGGCATGAGGTTTCGGTTTTGTTGGATCGCGCAGAGGGGATCTTTGCTACGCAACAGTTCGATGGCATCACCACCGGGGATCGCATCCCGTGGTCGATGGCCGAAGAGGAAGAATGGTACGGCGAGGGATTCGCCTGGGAGTATTTCTATCACTTGACGCAGTAAAAGGAGAGAATCAATGGGCAACCAGGCGCAAAGCAACAGGATGCAGATGGCGTACGGGGAAGAACTCCGCGCCAGCACCAACGGATGGAACGTCGTACCGACCGAAAACAAGCGGGCGATCTACATCAACTCGGAAACGCTGAAGCCGACGAAGGAAACGATCAAGTCTGCGCGGCTGCGATCCGACCGCATGGGCGGCCAGTACATGCAGGTGATGCAGGGGGCCGAAGGCGACGTGGCTACGGAGCTGGGATACCTGGCCATGGACGACTGGCTGAAGGCCGTGATGATGAACACGTGGGTCACTTGCGACTACACGGCAAGCGTTACCGTCAGCACCACGCATACCATTGCCGTCGTTGGGGCCACATTCGTGACGAGCGGGGTGCAGGTGGGGATGAAGATCCGCCTGAAGGGGTTCACGACTGGGCTATTGGCGGACAACGGCGTGCATACGATCACCGCAGTGACGAACGAAACCACCGTGGTTGTCAGTGAAACCTTGACCAACGGGACTGAAACCGGGGACGTGAACGTTCACTGCATTCGCAACGGAACACGTGAAACTGCCTTCACGCTGATCAAGTCGATGACGGACATGACCGACGTGAACGCGCTGGGCGCCAGGATCTACCACACGGGCTGTGAAGTGGACCGCTGGCGGTTGGAAGCTGCGGCGAAGCAGATCATCCAGACGAGCTTCACGTGGATAGGCGCGAACACCGTGCTCGTTTCGGACGGCACCATCCCTGGTGGCGGGTCCATTCTGGATGCGATCGACTTCACCCCGTATGTGGGCAGCTTGAACGTGTGCCCGATCAAAGAGGATGGGACTACGATGACCGTGGTCGTCAGTGGGATCACGCTGGAGATGATGAACAACATCCGGCAGCGTACCGGCTTGGGATGCCCGGACGACACGCCGCGGCGCGATCGGCCGATCAGCTTCGGGCAAGGCGATGTGGAGATCACCGGCCAGGTGCAAATGTACTTCCAGAACCTGGCCCTGTACACGAAGTTCCTGGCGGACGAACGAACTTCCCTCGAATACACCATGCACGATGGCTACGGCGTGACCGTCGGAAACCCCGCCAGAAACTACTTCATCGTGACGCTGCCGCAGATCGAGCTGATGGCGGAAGACACGCCGGCAAGCGGGCTGAACACGGACATCATCGAAACGATCAACTTCGGCGTTGAGCCGTACACCGCCAGCGACAACGAAAAGTACATGATCCAAGTGGATTCGTTTGCGTAGGAAGAAGCGCCCGGCGGGGGCAGGAAGGGGAATGCCGTGAACATCGAAGAATGGGTCCTCGACTCGGAGAAGGTCGAGGATGGCGTTTGGCAAGAGATCGACGACGCGAAGGTTCTGATCGGCCGCGCGTTCAGCCGCAGGTACGCGGAGTGCCTGCAGAAGAACATGGAGGAACGACGAGAGGAGTTCCTTGACGCAAGCGCCGATGGCAGGGCGAACGAAATCACGGAAGAAGCCCTGGCGAAGACGATGGCAGAGGCCACGCTGTTGGGATGGGAGAACATGAAGTTCCGCGATCAGGTGATCCCGTACAGCCCGGAAGCTGCTTACGTCATCCTGAAGAACGTTTCGTGGTTCCGCGAACGCATCTGGCGAATGGCCCAGCTGCGGGAGCCGTACATGGCGCACACGGATGGGAACGCCCTGGGAAACTTGCTCGCTTCCTTCGTTGGAACTACCGGCGGGGGAAGCGAGACAGAGACATCCTCGACGAACTCGTCCGATTAGGGCTGCGCAAGAAGGAACCGCCAGGGCCATGCCTACGACACGATCTACAGTGGCTCTGGGACGCTTACAGCACGCTTGCCAACGCACGTCAGCGCGACATGGGGGACCCGCAGGGGATCCCCCAGTCGGAAATGCTGGCGTACTGCGTTCTGCACAATGTGCCGCGGCGACGATGGGAGGAGCTTGCGGAAGTCACAGAACACCTGGATCGCGAATACATGAAGATCCACAGCGAAGAATCAGCGCGGAAGTCGAGACGGAAGAAGGCCGCCGATGATAAACCACCGAAAGAACAACCGCCGCGAAAGCCGCGCGGCAAGAAGAGGTAAACGATGGCTGTAGGCAGCGGGACGACGTTTGCCTTCCAGACATCTGGCCAGGCGGCGGTGATCACCGGGGTGAAGGGCATCGACAACGCCTTTTCCGGCCTCGAATATCGGATCATCACCTTCAACCAGGCGCTGGATCTTGCCCGCCGCACTTTCCGCAGTGTGGAAATCGTGATGGGTGCCATCGCGGGCCCGGCAATATCGGCCGAAAGTGCCTTTGCCGGCGTCAAGCGAACGGTGGAGGCAACCAACAACCAACTGGAAGAGCTGCGCAAGACCATGATGGGGATGACCCGCACCCTGCCAGTTTCCGTGGACGACATTTACAAACTTGGTGAAGCGGCAGGGCAGCTGGGTGTAGCAACCGCGGATATCGAGAACTTCGCTGAAACGGCCGTTCGCTTGGGCGTAGCCACGAATATGTCCGCCGAAGAGGCGATCGTGGGCCTGGCCAAGCTGAAGAACATGACCGGAACGGCTGGGGACAAGCTGACGAATCTGGCCAGCGCGTTGGTGGAATTGGGGGTGAAGTCGGCAGCCACGGAATCCGAAATCTTGGACATGACGCTGCGGATCGCTGGTGCGGCCAGCGTGGTTGGCGTTGGCGAAGACCGCATCCTGGCATTTGGTACCGCCCTGGCCTCGTTGGGCGTTCGGTCCGATGCCGGTGGTTCGGCCATTTCCAGGATGATGCTGCGCATCGGAGAAGCCGCCTCAACTGGCGGACACAAACTTGAGCTATTCGCGGAAATCGCGGCGAAGGGGGCCCAGAAATTTACGCAACTGTGGAAGACAGACCGCAGCGCGGCCATAAGGGCGAGCGTCGATGCGTTCAAGGCCGGACTGGATCCCGAGACTGGGGACCCCGCCAGGGTGTACGCGGATTTCCTCAAGGGCCTTGGGCAGATGAAGAAAGGCTCCGGCGAACAGTACGAAGCCGTCAGGCAGCTTGGGCTGCAGGAGATCCGCTTGCGCGATGCTTTGTTGAGGGTGGCTGCTGGGTATCGCGTTCTCGAATCTGCGATGAAGCTAAACAAGGATGCGTATGAGAAGGACATCGCCCTACAGCGGCAATCAGAAGTGCGCTTCGCAACGATCCGCAACCAGTTGACCCTGCTGGCGAACGACTTTACCCGGGTGGCCATTGCGGTTGGTAACGATTACCTGCCGGCCATGAGGGACATGATTTCCGCAACCCGCGATTGGGTTGCAGCAAACGAGCCAGCGCTTGCTGAAGGCATGCGCGGGGTCATGGAGGGGATGGGAAAGACGGCGCAGGTTGCAGCCCCCTACGTCGGCAAATTCGCCCTTGCCATTGGTGAATTGGCGGCTTCCTTCGACAAGATTCCAGAGTGGGCAAAGGGGGCTTTCCTGCTTGGCATGGCCATCCCGCAAACACGCCCACTTACTAGCGCCATTGCTGCTGGCGGAATCGGGGCGCACTTTTACGGTAAGGCAGCGGAGGAAAGCGGGCAAAGCTCGATGGAGTACACGAAGTCGGGCGCTGCTTGGCTCGGCTCCAAATTCGTCACTGCCTACCTAGAAGACGTGCGGAAAACCAAGGAAGGCACTTTGGAGGCAGGGGATGCCTTAAGCGAGCTTGGTGATGTTTTCAGGGAATTCGCACGCGGCATCAATACGGGGGAAGTTCGGGAGATTTTCGAACGCAGGATGCCGGGGGCGCTCACCAACGATGTATTTCCTTCCGGGTCGCGCAATCGCGTATTGTCGCTCAGTGATTTCAGGCGAGACTTCGAATCGCTTGACCAACGTATAGCGAATTTGTTCGTAGGCGATAAAGGCGAGGCAGTGGAGTCCCCGTTTGACGGGGCGCTGAAGAACCTCACCCAGGCAGTTCGAAACTTCCCAGCCCCAGTAGACAGGGAAAGCGAACTTGCCGGAAAGGCGATGCGCGATCTTGGCAGCCAGTTTGCGTCCTCGATCTCTGATTTTGCCGCTTCCGCGAAGGGGGCAGTTGGCGAATTGCGCGCCCCAACCGAACTTGAACTTCAGGCGCCAGCGCTCGCCCCAAAATTTGCGGAACTGCGTGCCCCAACCGAGCACGAACTGAAGACGTTCTTCAAGGACATGGGGGATCGGGTAAGGGAAGGCGCGGAGCACCTGCGCGACAGCACGCAGACGTTTTCGGAAGAATTCACGGACGGGATTCAGGGCATGTTCGAAGTCCCGGCGGGGTTCCTGAAAACCGAAGTCGCGAAACTTCCGACAGCAACGGATTTTCTTGAAGCCTGGCTGAAGCAGCTGGCATCGGATGATTGGGCGAAGACGCTGGTTAAGTCGAAGTACCTGCCGAAAGTGATGACGCGCGCCGAGCTGTACGGCGAAAAGGGAGGGTACGTAGGGGGCATACCGGACGAGTCGAAGGAGTTGGTGCAGTGGACGCAGAACTTCACGGCCGCCTTCGACGAGCAGACAAAGGCGGTGATGAGGGGCACCCCCATCCTTGCAGCACTGTTTGAGAACGTTCGCGGAGAGATGATTCCGATCACCGGGGAGATCATCGACGCACTGAAGGACATAACGGACGCCACGAAGGAGGGGGGCGTTGCGTTCGCGGATCAGGAGAACTTCCTGGTTGGGCTTATGGGGGCTTGGGAAAGTTTCGTCGGGCGCTTTTCCGACCTACAAAAAGAACTCCTCGATTCGCAAGTGCTGTATAGCGAGCAGATGCAAAGGATAGGGCCGCAGCTGGAGAAACTTTCCGAATCGTACAAATCGGCCCTGTACAAACGAAGCTACCAGGAAGAGCTGGAGGAGTTGGCCGGCGGCCCTGGGGCAGTCGGCCCAAGGCAACCTACAGAGGGGCAATACTACAACGGCATTCTCATTACGGCGAAGATGGCAGCCGAGCTTCAAGAGGGGACCTGGAAGAAGTGGTTCCCGGAACAGTTCGAAGCTGCCAAGAAGGCGGTAGAGGAATATGGGTCGTCAGCGGCGTTGGTTGCCGAACAGGAGCGTTTGATTTGGGCTTCAGTTGGGCACACCGTTGAAGGTGTTACGTTCACGTACGAACTGGCACGGAAAGCTGTGGACGGGCTCGGGGAATCCAGTTCTGGCCTATCTGCGGTCGAACAGAGGCGGCTGGACAAAATCTTCGAGATGACCAACGCCCAACGCCAACAGACTGCCGCGGAAGAGGAAACGGTAAGGCAACGCCGAGCGTCTGTGGATCCCTTGTACGCCCTTGCGGAAGGCATGCGCGAACTAAGGGCACAGGAAGAGGCGTACGCAAAGGTACATCGCGATGCCGACCTGGAAGGCCCGATGGTTGGTGGCATGACGCCGGAAGTTTCATCCCGCCTGCGGGAACAGCTGTGGGACCAGATCGCGAACGACATGAACAGTTCGCAGGAGCGGTGGAACGAATACTTCGACACGGTGAACAGGGGGTTCTCAAGCCTGATGTCCGTCGTGGACAACTTCTGCAGTTCCTTCGAGGACACGCTGGCGGAAACGCTGCTTACCGGGAAGGGGGACTGGAAGGGTTTCTTCGAGTCGCTGGCGAAGGATCTTCTGAAGTGGAACATCCACCAGGCGCTAGTGATGCCGATCGAGACGCCGTTGAAGAAGATGATGGCGCAGGTCGCCGGGTACGAATACGAAACGATCGGTAGCGTAAAGGCCCGGGCCGAAGCCGGCCTCATGCCGGAAGCGATTGCGAACGTTGGGCAACGTGGGCAACAGGCGATCTGGAACACCGCCAACACGCAGCCTGTGAACGAAGGGCCGGCGTATTCGCCATACCGGCTGGGGCGCGGGATCGAGGTTCAACCACCGCAGGATTCCCTAAGACTTGAAGAACATTACACGCCAGTAACGATCGGCCACGGGGGGCGCCCGAGCCTAACTGGATACCCAACATCCCCCCTTGGGTACGAGCAACCATACGAAGTGCCCGCATCGCCGTATCGTAGGGGGCTAGAGCCTACCGGCAATGGCCCCTGGGGTGAAGGGATGGCCCCAACCGGGGATGTCGTAGAAAAGGGCGTCGAGGAAATGGGCACTTCCTGGAAACAGGAAACCGTCAAGATGGGCAGCGAGTTCGTTGGCATGCTGCAATGGGTGGGCGGCGCCTTCAACACCATGATGGGTACCCTGCTTACCGCGCTGATCGGCGGCCAGCCCGATGTTTCCGCAGGGGGGTTTTTCAAGTCGCTTGCTATCAACACGGGCGGGGCAGCGTTTGGTTGGGGGATGGGCGCACTGGCAGCTGGGCCATCGCAGCAGACCCGGATTCCCATGACGCAGGGCGAGCAGATGGATTGGAACGCGGCCAACTTCGGGGAACGGTACGCTTCCGCGCCCAAGAAGCATTCCGGGGGCCTAGCTTCCAACGAAATGCCTGCCATCCTGCAGCGCGGTGAACTGGTGGTGCCGAAGGAGCATGTGGCCGGGGTGTTGTCCGGCGCCGGCGGTGCTGGCGATAGCGGTGGTGGTGGAAGCGGCGGCATAATGATCAACCTTTCCATGCCGATCGGCGTGACGAGCCTGGACCCCCGCGGCGCAGCCGCAGTGATTCAGGCCCAGATGCCGCAGATTGAAGCAGGGATCTACCGGGCAATCGAACGTGGGGGCACCCTGGCCCGGGCTGTGGGGCGAAGGAGTTAGCGTAGATGTCGTACCCAGCGATGCCGCAAGGAAACTTGTACCTGCCAGGCCGGGGCAAGTTTTACCTCGACCACGCTGCGGTCGTGTTCACCTCCCCTTTCACGCGGACGGAACAGCGGTTGCGCCGGCCGGCGGTGTGGAAGGTGGAACTCGAATGGGAAATGATCGACCGCCAAGATGCCCTGCCGCTTCTTGCCTTCTTTGACAAGATGAACGGGCAGAACGACGTGTTTACGTTGTACGATGACATTCGGTGCACGCCGCTGGGAAGCGTAGCCGGCACGCCGCTCGTTAACGGTTCTGGGCAAACCGGTACAACGCTCAACACCAAGGGGTGGACGCATAACGCCACTGGCGTGCTCCTCGCGGGCGATGTGTTTTCGATAGAAACGACCGGGGAATACTTTGTGGTTACAGACGACGTAAACGCAGGCCCGACCGGCCTTGCGGCTGTATCGATAGCGCCCTACATCCGCGATTCCCCGACTAACGGGAAGCTGATCCAAACGGGGACCAGCGCGATTCTGAAAGTGCGGCTTGACGGCCCGGTTATCCCGCAGGCCGTTCCGCCTGCGTTCTATTCTTTCACGGCAAGCATGACGGAAGATCTGGTGGCAGTCTAATGGCGCGAAACATGACAGCGGCTGCCGTCGAAGCGGCAGAGGAACAGAAGCGGCAGCAGTTTTTCTTCATGGCGGAGCTGGAGTTCGACAGCAAGGTGCGGGAAAGCCTCACCCATCCGGGAGAACCAGACACACTGATCGAATGGAAAACAATCCCATCTGTGATGGGGACAGAGCAACCAGCCGAGATGGTTGAAGTCAGCTACGATGGGGAAACGTGGTACAGCCCGATCGTGGAAGCCGAAAAAGCCGGGTGGTCGTATTCCTTAGATCACGGCACTGGGGTCACTTCCGCGCCACTGCCTAACATCCAAATCGGCGATTCGTTGGGTGGCACGAGCATTCGTACCCGGATAACGCTTCTATACCCGGGCTTGGCGATCAACTACGTTACTATCCGGGCCGTCATGGTCAACGCTAATGACGAGGTGCTCACCAGGGAATACACAGAGCGGACGTACGACGAATGGGCAGATGGCGACTTGTACGGATGTATCGCTGTGGCCAACCCAAACGACCCTGAAGATGGCAAGCTGGTTACAAAATTCTACAATGCGGCTGCGTTTACCCCATCCCCAACTGCGACCCCACCCGCGGGCGCCTGCTTTGTAGCGAGGCAGAGTTATTCAGAGCGAGATCTGTGGTTGTCGAGAGGAAAGGAAGGGGCGTGGACCTTCGTGGGCGCACCCATAGACCAGTATTACATTGACACTACAGCTATCCAGTACACAACGGCCGAAGATGCCGCAATGACGGTCGAGATGTGGGTCTTCTTGAACGCGCTCCCCGCTGCGAACGATCCGATCGCTTTGTGGTTTTGGAAGGGGCCGCCGCGCACAACTTCACCAGCGGGGGCTTGGCCGCCAACGGTAAACGATCCCGATGGGGATCCGACGATTGGCACTTCGCTGCGCGTCCAATCGGATGGGTCTATCAGGGTTGACTCTCGGTTCCTTTACTGGCCGGCGCACCCAACCGTGGGTGCCCTTAGCGCACGCCACCGTGGGATGCACTTTTCCAGCCGAGCCGGCGTGGTTCAGATTGGCATATGGCACCACATCGCATTCGTGCATAGTGGAACGCAGGCGCAGATCGTTGTTGATGGAAAGTCCGTTGCCTACGTATCTACAACCGTGGCTGATTTCGCTCAATCGATGAAGGATCCCGAAACCGGCGAAACGATATGGTGGGGCGACTCCTACCAGACCGGGGGGTGGCGAACGAGGCGGTTAAGCCGAGGGTTCATTTGCGAAACAAGGGGAACGTTGACGATCGGGTGCGATCCAACCGGAACCCTGCCGACTCGGTTCTTGAACGGGAAAATTGGGGACATCCGCCTGTGGAATTCCGAACGTGGGGTGACCGGCCTTGGAAGCCGCCAACGCAGGCCGTTGACGGCGCAGGAAGTGGCCAGGTTCGAACTGATCGGGCTGAAAGCGTATTGGAGTTTCGAAGGCAGTTCAAGGAGCGAGCGCAGACGGTCAAAAACGAGCAACGGGATCATGCTTGAGCCAATTTGTTACGGGCAGCACGATCCTATGGGGCTGCTCGTCATGGGAACCCAATCGCCAAAGGGGTGGCCAGGTAGGAGAATCCCGAACGATCCGAGCGGTAGACTTTACCCATTCCGCGTTTCGCGGGCGATGTCATTGGGGTACGCGGGGGATACGCTGCACATCACGAACGCCCCCTTCGACATCGCATGGGATGGCAACACCTACATTGGGGTTGGCAATTTCGGTGGTGTTGATGGGGAGATACAGGAAACGTCCGATTTGGAGTCGCGAACGATCAAGCTAACGCTTTCCGGTGTAATCCCGGATTTCATTTCGTTGGCGCTGGGCCAGCACTACATGGATCGCGGGGCAAAGCTGTACGGGGTGTACTTCGACGAAGATGGCGTGATGGTTGCCGATCCGGTTCTCTTGTTCCAGGGCAAGATGGATACCATGCCGATCGCCATCGAAAAGGAACGCGGTGCTGTTTCAGTCACGATCGAATCCAGATTCGCGGAATGGGAATCGTCCGCTACGAGGAGATGGTCGTACGCAGAACAGCGTCGGCGATTTCCAGACGACAAGGGGTTGGAGTTTATCGCCGTAATGAAGGACAAGGAATTGTGGTGGCCAGGGAGGATTGCCACCGAAGTGGCATCCGAAGGTGGGGATTGGGAAACCGGCGGCGGGGTGCCCTCGTATCCAGGTGGCGTCAGCACCCCCGGTGTGGGTGGCGGATTCTAGATGGTGTTACTCCGCAAATTGCCCGGCTGGGAAACCGAACTGATCCGTTACGTCAACGAGGCGCAGGACCGCAAATTGGCGTACGGGGTGCACGACTGCGTATTGTGGGCTGCCGGCGCGATTCGCGCAGTCTGTGGGGTTGATTTCATCAAGCACCTGAACGTTCCCCCGTACGCAACCGAAGCGGAAGCGATCGCGATTCTGGCCCAATTCGGTTGGGTGAATCTGGGCGAAATGCTCGAATCGCTTGTGGCCCCAGCGATGAAGAATCCAGCGTGCGTACGTTCGGGGGACATCTTGCTGATTCCCCCTGCCGGCCCCGGGTTGCCCGATGGCGGCCCCATAGGGATGCTTGGGGTCGCGGTAGGCGAAGCGGGCATTTTCCTTGCCACAGACGGCTTGCGTTCGATCCCCATCAACCCCCTCCTGCGCATGGGTGTCCGCGTGTTTCCGTTGAGGTGATCATGGCGGGAATAAGCGTAGCCCTCTTGGCATTCTTGGCTCATCCGGCAGGGGCAATCTTCGCGTCCGCCCTGCTTATGACAACGATTCAGTTTGTTTCCGCTGCCCTGGCGCCGCGCCCGAAGAAAAAGCCATCTTCTTCCCGCCTCGGCCTGAGCGACATTCAACGTGATGCGGCTGCCCCCACGCGGATCATTTACGGAACGGTAAGAACAAGCGGTGTGCTGGCATTTGCAGATACAACAGACAAGGACGGCGTAGAGACGAACGGAGCGAAGTATTTCCATTCGTGCCTACTTATGGCCGATGGCCCTATTCAAAGTATTTACGATGTGCAGTTCAACGGGGCCAGCATGGACGATCCGATGTTTGCGGACAAGGCCATCGCCATCCCGTTCCTGGGGACAACCGACCAGGAAGCCATCGACCCAAAGATAAAGATCGGGTCAACGGAAATCTCCATTCCCAAAACGGACTGGAATGGCGGGGATCTATGGACTGCCAAGCACAGGCTTCGTGGGATTGCATATCTGTGGATGTGTATGGAGTTCAACGCCGAATCGTTTCCGTCCGGGGCCCCGAATATCACCGCAACGATAGATGGCCGGTTGGTGTACGACCCCAGGGACGGTACGCAGAGTTCATCTAATGACGTAACCTGGGCATGGTCGAACAACTGGGTCTTGTGCGTGTTGGACTTCTTGACGAGCACCCGGTACGGAATGGGCATTTCGATCGAAGAATTTGACCTTGTGCAGATTGCGGCCGAAGCGGATTATTGCGACCAACCCGTGGACATTCCGCAGAGTTTGCTTGAGGCGAATTCGCTTGCCGACCCAGACCCGGTAACGACGCAGGCGCGGTACACCATCGATGGGGTGTGGGAAACTACAACCCCGCGGATAGAAGTGCTCACCAGCCTCCTCGCCTCTGCCGCAGGTTCCATCTCCTTCGTTCAGGGCAAATGGCAGATCCGCTGCGGCAGGCCGTACGAGAGCGAAATGTACGTCGTTGGAACGGGGGGGGAGCTGAATCCGCAGTACGATGGGGAAGTCGGGGAGCTTACGGAGGATGATATTTGCGGCTCAATTTCGGTCTTGCCGAAACCGGGGCGCAAAGGCAAGGTGAACGCCATCAAGGGGACCTTTATTGACCCACAGAACCAGTGGGTAAGTTCGGAATTTCCGAAGGTGGTGATAGATCAGTATGTGAAAGAAGATGGTGGCCACGAATACGTTCAAGATGTGGACTTCCCCTTCATCAACGACGTGTACCGCGCGCAGCGCGTTGCCCAAATCCACCTGAAGAGGATGCGGCAGGGAATCGTGTGCGAAGCGGTCGCTAAGCCGAAAAAGATCACGGTGAAGGAGGGGGACGTTCTTGGCGTAACTAGCACTACGTTCGGGTGGGGAGTCGATGGGGATTCCCCAAAAGAGTTCCTTGTCCAGGATTGGCGATTCTCCGAAGATGCGGGGGTGACGCTCAAGTTGACCGAATACAGCGACAGCGTCTACGCCTGGACGGAACAAGACGCGATCGTTGGCGATGCCGCACCTGACACTTCGCTGGCGAACCCATTTACGTGCGGTACCCCAACAAACCTAGTAGCGGTAGAAGCTACGCATGTACAGCCGGATGGAAAGCGAACGTCAAAGATAGTCCTGGATTGGGATGCCCCAGCAGACCGAACGCACGTGGGGCACTACCATATCCGTCTGCGCAAGATCGGGGAGCCGGCTGCGAGTGCTAGTCATGTAAAAACGGCAGGGAGGCACTACGAATTTCGCGGCATGGAACAGGGCATGTACCGCATTTACGTTTGGACGGTGAACCAGATGGGGGTCCAGAGTATTCACGCGGCGCGGGCCTACGTTTCAACTACCATCCTTACCATCGGGCCGCCGGACGTGACTTCCTTTCTGTTCTCTATCCAGAACGGCGCTCGCGTCTTCGAATGGTCGATGGCAGAGCCGGAACCAAGCGACCTGGTGGGGTATCAGATCCGCTACCGCAATGGCCTCCTGGGCACAGATCCCAACACCGAATGGGAAGACGCAAGCAATTTCCTGACCGTAAAGGGTAACAAAGTAAGCACCCCGTTCCCGAACGCGCCAGGCGAGTACACCTTTTACATCCGCGCCTTGGATGCCCAGGGGTTTTTGAGTGACAACACCACGGCGATCGTGGTCGAAGTGCAGGACACCTTACACAGGAACATCGTACGCACCGAAGAGGCGAGTGAAATGAATTGGCCCGGCACTCTTGTCAGGTGCCGGCGCTCCACCGAAGGCGGTGCGCTGTTCGCCCGTGGTGTCGGAACGTGGGCGGATGCGGGTGGGGATGAGCATACGTGGGGGACGTTCCCGCGTTGGCCAATTTCCGCGAATGCGTTTTCGTACACGCACGAGATCGATCTTGGCACAGATACGAACGTTTCTGCCGTATGCGACATTTCAAGCGAGAACGCCTTCGTGTTCGTGTTTGCGCGTGGCCGTTCGGCTACGGGAGAGTTCGGAGTCTTCCAGCCCCTGGGGGATCTTGGTGACGTTCGCTTCGTGGAATTCAGAATGGTCGGATGGAGGCAAGACGAATCTCAGATGGCCTCCCGCATCAATCGCATGGCGATGTACTTGGTTGAAAACGCGGTGCGTGAAGTTGCCAACGATTGCATGTCTACCGTACCGGATGGCGTAGGGGGCACTTCCTTGCTTCGGGCGGTTTCTTATCGCATCGAATATACTTCCGAGTGGAACACGGGAACGCACGGCAACACGCACGTGCTCGAACATGCCTTCAATATCACCGGGGACGGCGAAAGCGGGGCCGCGGATACCAACCAAAAACCAAAGGCGTGCCTCTGCCCGGAGCACGACCCGTCCCTGTACCTTGACGAGACAGCGGAACAGGGGGCGTTTTCCAGTGACGCCCCCCACCTGCGCCTTCCAGGCAGTTGGACCGTCGAAATCAAGGTTAGGCCACTGTCGTGGTTGAGCAGCGGGGTTTTGGTTGGGAAAGGCCCAGACTGGCGGATTCGTTACGGTATGGCAGGCAATGGGGTGATCGACTTCTGTTGCGTGGGGCATAGCGGAGACGACCCGCAGCCGTATTCCATGATGAACATCGGGAACGAAGGGTTCGCGCCCACCACCATCGCCTACACATATGATGCGATCGATGAGGAGCGTGGCTTGTTCCGCGGGTATCTCGACGGCGTGCTTCAGTTCGAAAAAGATCAGCTAGCGTTCACCATCAACCCTTCAGACTCCCTATTCATGGTCGGTGCGGGGGCACCCAGTGGCCCTGCCCCTGCCCCAGGAACGGTAAGTGATTACTTCTCTGGGATCGTCGAAGAAATACGGGTGTGGAACTACGCAAGGTCGAAGGGTGATGTTGCCGCGGATTGTTGGGCCGTGCACAACGGCACAGAGACGGGGTTAGTGGGCTACTGGCCATGCTCAGAGGAAGATGGGGAGGTGATTTGGGATCTCACGAAAAACGCGATGCACATGGCTACCATGCAAAGCCCAGCACGAGTGCGATATTGTACCTGGCTGCCCCCCCCGTTCAACTGCGATGTGATCCAGTGCCTAATGAGTGCGAGGTTGAACTGGCAGGCTTCCGGGGGCCTTGAGGCTTTCATGGCCGTGCATGTCAAGCTGGCGCACATCAAAGAGAACGGAACCGAAGAGGTAACGCACGACTGGACTTCAATGGAGTATGGCGGTGAAGCGTGCGATGGGGAGCTGCCGTTTGAGGAATTCCAACGCAATGGCGCGTTGCACGGCGAAGACCTGTTCAACTACAGGGTCTACGCTCGGATCTTCATCGTCGCAGAGGTGGGCGAATTCGAGTTCCCCAGACCGTATATCAGGAAGTTCAAATTCCGGTTTGGCACCCGATGTTCATCCGGCGACTTCACGTACATACCGAAGCGGCGGTTTCGTGCGGTTACTACCGCGATGGTTTCAGCTATTCAGGGAACGGCGGCCGGGGAGTCTATTGCTGTGGCGCGTATTGTGGCCCGCGAGCCGTATGGCGTGCGGGTGAAGTTATTCGATGCCCAAACCGGCCAAGAGTGCAGCGGGAAGGTGGATCTTTCTATCGAAGGTCCGTCGTCCGTTGTATGATAGAAGAAAGCAAAAGGAGTGCCCATCATGTCGTGGCCAACCGCCCCAATCAACCGCAGCAACCTGATCGATTCAAGCAAGGACCCGGACGATGCGAGGGAGGACCTTCTTGATTTGGTGGATGCCGTCAACATCATCATCGCAGCCCGCAACGCGACCGATGGCATTCCAATGCTTGACGGCAGTTACATCCCGGGGGCCAACCTAGACCCAGAGGATGTGCTGTGGGCGCTCTCGTTTCAGGATGGGCACGACACTGGCCTAGATGCGGACTTGCTCGACGGAAAACAGGGAAGCGAGTACGTTCTCGCGGACGGTTCAACTACCATCAACATCCCAACGACCGTTTCGAACGGCGTGGTTGTCGAACGGGAGGTGGCCGGCACTGCGGCAGTCTACGACCTACTGACGCTGAAGCTGAACACGACCGGCGCAGCCCAAGATGGGTTCGGTGGCGCCCTGCCTGTGTATTTGGAAGATGACGGCGGAACGAGCAACCTTGCGGCGAAGTTCGTGTGGGCATGGGAGGATGCGAACATTGCCACAGGTCTGGATGCCTACCTGGCGATCTCCTCGATGCGGGCTGGATCACTTCAGGAAGACCTGCGTGTCGCAAACCGTACGCTTCAGCTTTACAATCGCGCTACCCCCGCAGTTTATCCCGCCGCAGGATCGATCTTCGCCTACGCCAAGTCGGACGGTTTGTACTACCAAGACGCTACCGGGGCGGAAATAGGGCCGCTTGGTGCAGGCGGGGGTGGCGTAACGGACCACGGGGGGCTGACCGGCCTTGCCGACGACGACCATTCGCAGTACGTACTCGCGGACGGCACCAGAGTGATGGCCGGGGACCTGCAGCTTGGCGCCCACAGCTTACTTGTCACCGAAATTGGCGCGAAGCCGGTTGTTCCAAGTACAGGCCAATGGAAGTTGTACTTCAAGGCAGGTGGATTGTACTACGTCAGCGATGCCGGCGTGGAAGTCGGCCCCGTGCTGACTGGCGGCGTTGTGCACCACGGGGATCTGGCCGGCCTTGCCGACGACGACCACACGCAGTACGCCCTGCGGCAACCGGCGACAACGGACACCGTGTTCAACGACGCTGGGGCTGATTGGAACTTGCGTGTCGAAACAACCGGCCTAGAGTACGCCTTCAACATCGACGCAGGCACGAATGCGGTGTTCGTGAACGCTTCCGGCACGGCACTTGGGGTATTTCACGCTTCCTCTGTGGGCACCGCGCGGCCGGCAATCTACGCCCTGGGGCAGGGCGGTACGGCCTACGGTGCGATCGTGGCGGCGATGGATGGGGCAACGGCCACAACGCCGGGCAATCTAGGCGCAACCATCATGGCCAGCGGGGGCGCAGTGCAGGCTGGGTATTTTCTGCGGGCGCAAAGTTCCCCAACCGAACCTGTGGTGCAGATTGAAGACCAGGATGCCACCGCAACGCAGGCGGCGTTGCTTCTGAAGGTAGCAAGCCCAGACGCCGGTTTACTGTATGCGTATATCGGGAGTGACGAGATCGTCTCAGTTGGGAACACCGCGTTCGTTGTCAACGCGACACAGTCCGCCTACGACTTCGCCGTGTACGGAACGGGCGCAACTCCGCTGTTCTTTGTTGACGGCGATGCCGCAAGCGTCTGCATCAACGCATTCTCTGGCAGCGGGGAATTCAACGTCGTCGGCGATGGCAAGGACGCTATCGTAGGTAGCGCAAGCACCGCCGGCAAGAGCGGCGTGAAGGGAACCGGAACGATTGGTGTCGGCACGACCGGAAGCAGCGCATCTGGTACTGGGATTTACGGCAGTTCGACAACCGGGCGGGCTGGGTATTTCTACAGGGATTCCACATCTGCACCTGCAGAAGCGATCGTGGAGATTTTCGCAGACAACGTTACAGACGACAAACCGTTGTTGCGGCTTACTAGCGATGGGGTTGGCCGGTACCTGGAGATCCTAGACGGCTCAACCCACGTTTTCTCGATCCCAGATGACCGCACCATCCTGTGGCGGGAACTGGCGGGGAACCCGGCTGGCGATCCCGATGCCGATCACTGGCGGTTGTTCTTCAAGTCAGACGGGCTGTACACAGAAGACGACGCTGGTGTGGTAGTAGGCCCGCTTGGGTACATTTCTGGGCTTGGGGACGCCGCCGCAGCCAGCACAATAGACTGCGAGGCATACACCCAAACGTGGCGGTGGAACTTCAGTGGCAACGACAACCAGTTAGGGTTCGTGGTCACCGAAGAGGCGGCAGGCACTGGCGATTCGAACTATCTACTCAAAGTTGCCACGCCGGCAGCCTCTACCACCGTTCCACTCTATGTGGTGGCGGGGGACCAGGCTTATCGCGCCATCCAAAGCGACGGCATGGTACGTGTCGATGTTACCCCATCCGAGCACACAAGCGCCTTCGCCTTCATCTCAAACCTCACCGCAACGCTCACCGGTGCTGCTGCGGGGGAAACGTTCCGTCTGTTCAGCGGCACGTTGACAGTTACCGGATCTGGCGACAGCTACAACTCGGACGGAGGCTATTTCCACATTTGGCCCACGGGAAGCGGCGATCTTAACCGCCTACGCGCGCTCTACGCCCAGGTTACCCACGACGGCAGCGGTACGATCACAGACGCCTACGGCCTGTACGTCGGCATCACTAACAACGCTACGATGACCAACGCCTACCGGGTGTACATCGCAGACGACCTTGGCGCATCGGCAACGAACAACTACGGGATTTACCAGCCGAGCACGGACCAGTGCAACGTGTTCGCGGGGCGTACGATTTTCGGCAGTTCGGTAAAGCCGTCGAAGGGATTCGAGGTCTTAAGCGGTACGGGTTCCGTCGTTGTCCACGATGCAACGTCGTACCCTACGAGGCCCGGCTTTCTGAGTGTCGAGCCAGCATCTTACACCGCGATTGGGGCTACTCTCGAACCGGCGGCCTATGCTAGCGTCGAAGCGGACCCCGCTTCAGCTTCTGTGGCTGGTTTCACGGGAGTGCAAGGCCGGGCAGCGTCCGCCGTTGCGTGCGCGATGGATCTTACCGCAGGCAATTATCCGAATCTTTCCGGGCTCTACGGATATGCCCTACACTACGGCAGCGGTACCGCCGCAAAGGTTGTTGGCGTGTACGGCAGGGCGTACGCCGGGGCTACAGGTGGCGTGGTTGCTGTTCTTGCTGGGGTTGAAGCTGCGGTTTCCGTGGCGGGGGAAGCAACGGACGCTGTTGGCCTCCTCCTTCCGGCATTCACGGTAACGGGCACGGCAACAAACCGATGGGGCATCAAACAGACGGGCACGGAAGATAGCCTCTTGGCGGGCACCCTGCTGTTAACCCCAGAAACAGTGCTGCCGACGCCAGAGTCCATGCTGCACATCTACCGGAACACGGCCAACGAACACGCATGGATGAAGATCGAGAACGACAGCGATGCGGACACGTACATCCACTTCTGCATCACCGGAACTTACGATTGGGTTCTCGGGGTCGATAACAGCGATGGGGACAAGTTCAAGATTGCCAACGGCGGTACGTATCTGGGCGATCCCGCCGGAAGCGAAGTGGTTACCATAGACGGGGACCAGGTTCGGATCGACAACCACCTTGGCGTTGACATCAATGCCCACCCAAACCTCGCGTTGCGGCTTGGCGGGGCTGCGGGCGTCTTGGGCATCACGGACGGCGTAACCGCACCGGCTGCCATCGCAGGCACAGCGACCATCTTTGTAGACACGGCCGATGGGGACCTGAAGGTTACCTTCGGCGACGGGTACACGGTTACGCTTGCAGTGGATAGCTGATGGCACACGAGATCTACAGGGCGGAATGTCTGGCGATCGTAGGCCCGCTTGGCGGTGTAACCACCCACGCCCTGTTCATTGCGGTCGGCCCAGGGCAGAAGGCGTGGCTGATCGGCGTGGAGCATGCCACCGTTTCTGGTTCCGGCGTGTTTGCCGTGCAGCGCAAAACTAGGGACATGCCTACGTTCGGGCACCTGCCCGGTGGGAACGCAATCGCGACAACCACAACCGAGGCGCAAACCGACCTAGGCCCGGTTGGTGTCTACGACGGCGACCGCTTCCGTGTTGTATTTGACGAGGGCGGGGATGTTGACGGATTCGACGTTGCATTTCGCTTCCGCATCATACTGCACGATCACGAGCACGAGGCCCCTGCATGAAGAATCTCAGACTAGCAACCCTTCTTATTCTTGCAGTTTCCTTGCCGGTCTCTGCCTGGGGCGCGGCCTGCGTTGAAGTGGCGGGCGTCCAAACCTGCGATACCCAGGCGGCGCGGAACATGAACCCGAGCAAGCCTGCCGGGATGACGCTCTACCCGAACTGCGGCGTAACGGCCGGGGTGCCGCCCGCAGTCGTTGGTGGTGAAATGTGGTGCGGCGATGTGGACAACCGGTGCGGGGATCCGAACACGGACTACGCCTGCCAATCGCCAACCGGCGACCTGGCGCACCTCGCCACGATCAACACCCACGCTGCTCGTCATTCCAACGGCGGTGCTGACGAAGTTGATGTTGCGAACCTCGCGTGCTCGCATTGCGTTGATCCGAATGACGTTGTTGGGATCACCGGGGCTTCGTCCGGCATCCTGACCACTGAGAGCAATACCTTCACCGCGAGCTGGCCGATCAAGCCTATTCTGATCCATACTGGTGCCTGGGTAGTGGATGGTGCCCAGTGTGTCAAAGCAACCGAACAGCTCAACAGTGGCCCGTTCAAGAGTACCGTCACCTGCGCTGATCATGCCGATGGTCGTTTTGACTTCGGCGTGGAGCGGATGCCAGAGGAGTGGTCGTCAGGTGAGACAACCATTAACCTCCTGTTTACAAGCTGGCAAGCTGCTGGTTCTGGCACCCTAGCCCTTGATCTCTACTGTCACTGCCGCACTGGTGACGATCCAGAAAACAATACCTGGGGTATAAAGAAGGATGCAGACATTGTTCACGGCGTGGCGAATGATCGTGTGCATACGCAAGCGCTGGGTGTGTTTATCGACGGGCCATGTAACTCTGGTGACTCTCTGAGTTGTTACACCGTGGTGGACACCACTAACACGACTGTTGCAGACATCAAACTGCTGTCGGTGTCGGTGCTGTACCCAACCGATCAGTTGGGGGAATGAGAAATGAAAAAAATGTTGCTGTTGCTCGCGCTCCTCTGCGCGCCGTGTGCGGCTACACTTGAGCCGGTCGCTTTCGTAGGGGATAGCCTCACGCGAGACACCACGTTTGGGAACACGGATAACTTATGGTGGGGGCAGGTGTCCAATTCGCTGAATTTCTTGCCTCACGTCTTTGCGCGCGAGGGGCAGACGGCGGGGAACCCAACTGAGCCGTTTTTCTGGAACATGGGCGGCGCAGTCGTCTCGTACGTCCCACCTTTGCAGGATCTCTGGGCAACTCGGTTGTTCGTCCTGCTCGGTACAAACGATTGGATACTATCTACGACGCTTGCCGATTTCACCGCTGCTTACTCGGTAATGTGCGATTCATGGCCCTACGCGCAGGTCGTGTGCGTTATCCCACCGCCGAACGCGCACGATGGTGAGACAAACACCCTCGGTCTGACACTCGATAACTATCGCGCTGCGATCCGGCAGGTCTGCACCGGGAAGATCGTCGTCGAAACACAGGCCGGTCTGCCCTACGGGATTAGGTATTTCCGTGACGAGTATCATCTAACTCTTATCGGCCACACACGGCTGAAAAACCTCGTGGTTGCAGCAATGTGATGCGCCAAGTTCTGGCCATTTTGCTTTGTGTTGCTGCGATCACAGCGTTTGCATCACGGCAAACGCTTGCGGTTGAAGTAACGGCATGGACTAGCCCAGGGTCAACGACCCATGGAACGGCTACTGGCGACGCACTTTGTAATTCCCCCTACCCCTGGTCAAACGACAGTTACATAGTAGCTGACGACACGAATCGTGCTACTGCCGCGCCAACTAATGGGAACTTCTCGGACTGCCTCGCTGGATACAACTGGGGTTTTTCGATCCCAGTCGGAAGCCAAGTGGTAGGTATGGAGGCACGGTTTAAGAAGAGTTCGTCGGGCACATCAACAAATTTTGTGGACAAGGTTGTCAAAACGGTGTGGGTTGGGTTCCTAACTGGGACCGATAAAGCGTCCGGTACTGCTTGGCCCGTAGCTGCAAGTGAGGCGTATGTCACCTACGGTGGTTCTACTGACCTTTGGGGAAGCACATGGGATAGCGCATTTGTCAATTCTGCTACGTGGGGTGTCGCTATTGGTGTTTTAAAGACAGGAGTAACAACGAATACCGCTCGTGTAAACCATATTGAAGTGCGTATCTATTACAACAACCCAACCCCAACGGTTACGCGAACTCCTACCCAAACCCGGACAAGCACTGTCCCCACGAGCACGCCGACCAACACGCCGACGGCGACGCCGACGCAAACACCGACCAACACGCCGACGCAAACACCGACCAACACGCCGACGGAAACCCCGACGGCGACGCCGACGCAAACACCGACCAACACGCCGACGGAGACGCCGACGGCAACCCCGACGAACACGCCGACGGCGACGGTCCCTACTGAGACACCAACCGAGACAGCGACGGCAACCGTTCCAACTGAGACGCCGACACAAACCGCAACGCACACGGTTACTGTCACGATGACCGAGACAGCAACCGCAACTGAAGTCCCAGGGGGCGACACCCCGTGGATCTTCCTCTGATAATGAAATGAACGACATAGGTGTGCTTGACACGATCTTCTGCGGCTTCCTCTATGGGCTCTTTACCGTGGTCCTGGTGTTGATCGCGTGTGAGCACTTCTTCAGTAAGCGAGACGATTGATGGGCGTGATTCTTCCATGAAGCAGTCCTTTGCTGCGATCGCGCTGTGCCTGCTGGTCGCCGCGCCGCTGTGGGCGCAGTCGCCGACAGAAACAGTCCCTACTGAGACGCCAACCGAGACGGCCACGGTTCCGACAGCCACCGAAACCGCGACTGTCCCCACGAATACCGCGACCAACACGAGGACGATTACTCCGACTCGAACCCCAACACCGACGGAAACACTGACAAGAACACCGACACAAACACACACCCCTACCTGGACTCGCACCCCCACAATCACCCCTGGATCGAGCCCAACGCCCCCCGCATTCGTGGACGTTGCGTTTGACTGTTACACAGGAACGGGCGTTGCTCGCGAGATCACCGTTGGGTTTCGCTCATCTATAGTGTTTGTGAGAAGCGCATACGATGACTTCTCTGGCGTTCTAGCGACCGACACAATGCCATCGGATTTATCGTGTGGATGGCAGGGGGGAACCACCTGCTATACAACCCAAATCTTAGACCTTACGGATAATGGGTTCACTCTCGGGACAAACCAAAATGTGAATCAGAACAATACTCGGTTTTGTTACTACGCCTTTGGCAAAAGCTGGGCATTAGCGACAGATGGTGCCTGGATTGGCAGTGGCGTTACTCAAGCGGTCGATTTCGGTTGGCGTCCAGATGTACTGATGACGATTACGACTTCGAGCTTTACCGAATACAACCAAATCAAAACCTCAGACATGCCAACTACGACGTCGTGCGCTTACCTTCAGGCTACAGGTGTAACGTCGTGCGGCACTGGGTTACTGACATTCTCAGACACGGGGTTCGTTGCCTCTGGCGATCTGGTGTTGGGGGGGAAAACATACTACTTCTTTGCCGCAAAAAAGAACGCTGAGGTTAGCAACTGGTTATGGACCAGCACCTGGTCTGGTGTCGGAAGGGAACCGCAGGCTATTAATGTCGGTGGAATGGCCCGCATGGCGATGATAACGTCCGACGCAAAAACCGCTTACTTGTGTCGTGGCTTGCGTCATAATCAATCAGACCTAGCCACGAATCCGTACCTGCAAGGTAATACCGATCTAATTCAGCGTGGCCTGACCCTCAGTACTGATCCAAATGGTTTTGTTGCGGAGGGGCCATGCAATGCCCCAACGGCGGGATACTACGCCTGGGGGTTACGTGGTCTTCCGACAATTACACCAGCGGCGACACCCACGCCGACGTGCCCCGCAGGCGGTTTGTATACACAGCGGGCGAAGCCGACGTACTGCCGAAACACCACAGGGGGCTATTGTTTGGGACACCCGGAATATGCGCAGGAGAGTGATAACGTGTACGCGCCGCATGGAGAGGCTACGCCTGGAGTCATCGTTGTCAACCCTAATGGCGGCAATGGGTGCTATATGCGTTGCTCGGGATTTGACCTTACTCCGATTCCCACGGAAGCGACAGGCATCAAACTCACCGGCAGGGTAGAAGTGCGAGCGATTCCAGCAACGCCGGGAACAAAATGGGTCTGGGATAATCATGCGCGCTTTGTAGCTCCGGGAATAACCCCCGTGCCAGTAGGGTCCGATCTGTCCGACTATCAGGACGTCCAGCACTCTGTCGACCCTGCGGATGACGAGATCATCGAGTACGTGTCTGACTACCCCTGGACGCCCGATCTGGTCAACAGTGTAGACACTGGATTCACGTGGAATATGATGCGATCAGCTGGTGCTGGCGTTGGGGTGGATCAGATGAGTCTTGACTGTGAATATTGCGGAGCGACACGGACGCCTACACCCACGATCACGCCCACACCCGTTCCTGAGACGCCGTGCGCGGAGCTGGACGGCGGCGAACTGCGGGGTGGCTTTTTTTGCGGGCAAGTGGCAACTAGGACCAGGACGGTGGCGCCGACACGGACGCACTACTACCAGGCGCCAGGATAAGGAGGAGCGAGATGCTTGCATTCTTGAAGCGACTACTCTGGGACGAATCGGCGTTCGCGCGGTACGCCCGGCTGGTTCTGCTGACAGGTGGAGCTGGGCTGTCTGCCGCAGCTATTACCTGGACGCTACCGGCGTTCATGTTCATGCTCATAGACCGCGAGACGTGGCTGTTTGTTGCCGCAGCGATGCAGGGCCTCGGTGGCCTAATCCCAGCCGGCGAGATGAACAAGACCTTGCCGGAGTTGCGCAAAGAGGAGCGGGTCGCAACAGCTACTGCTCTCGTGGACGAGAAGAAGTAATGTGCTTAGTCGTCGCGCCCACGATGCTCGTTGCGGCAGTGCCGGATCGCTACTTGCGGTTGTCGTATGCGCGGCCCCTAGATGCCCCCGTTTGCCTGCGCGACACATGCGCGCAGTTGGAGGATGTACAAGCGCGATTGCGGGGCGTGACGGAAGAGATGCAAGAGTTCGTTGGTCGCGTGAGGGATCTATGAATCATCGCAGCCGACTGCTTCCTCCTCCGATTCGTGTGCTGGTCGTCCAGGCAGAGCACGAGACTGCCCAACGTGTGCGCGAGTGGCTTGCCAATGGCTCAGAAACCACCGCGCCCTTCGTGGTGAATACACTAGCCACACTGGACATGATGGAGGAGGCGATTCGGCAACCACCTGATGTAGTGCTGCTGGACGCGACGGTTCCTGGCGCGAACAGCACGGAGTCCGTGCAACGGCTCAAGGGACTTGCCCCCGACGTGCCGATTGTTGTGTTTACAACGTCCGAGCACGACAAGTCGGCAATCGAGTGGATCGAAGACGGGGCCGATGAAATCATCCCCAAGACGGCGCTGTCGCCACTCATGGTCGCACACACACTGCGATACGCAATCTTCCGCTGCCGCATCGAGCGTGAGCTGGTGGAGATTCGTGAGGCATTAAGCGATACGGCACGCGCACTGGGCGTGACCAAAGGTGAGTAGATGGAGCAACTGATCCGCGAACTCGCCCACGCCGTCACGAGCAGCAACGCTCTGGTGGCATCACTCACGGGAGAGTTGCGTGATGCTTCCACGATTCTCGGAGTGTTGCAGCGGGACATGACTGCCATGGTGACTGCGGTGCGCGGCGACGGCAACGGGATGACTGGCCTGCTGGCACGCACGCGAGAGGTGGAGCGTATGTGCAGCGATCTGCACGGGGCCATCGACTCGATCAAGGCCAACTGTTCTAGGCACTTTGATCAGGTGATGAAGGACACGCGAAAAGAGCGCGAAGATGAGCGGGCCGAACATACAGAAATGCTGCGATCCGAACGTGCAGAGGCACTTGAGCATTTGCGAGGCCGTTACGGAGTAATTGTCGCATTGTGTGGTGGATCATCTGTGGTCGGGTCACTGTTGGTTTTGTTCTTGGCGTGGTTGTTGGGGGTGGGGGCCAAATGATCGACGCTGAGATGAGGAGAATAATGGCGAAATTCCGATTCGGCTGGAACGCGGAGCACGACCCGCGATCGTTGCACTTCCCGCTGAGGTTGGCGATGAATGTAGATCGACCGCTCAAGTCGTGGCGGTGGGAACTGCCGCTGGTGCTTTCGCAGGGGAACGACTCGACTTGCGTCGGCTGCGGCTTCACGGGCGAACTGATCGCTACGCCGGCCCCGGTGAAGTTCCCATCTTCGCGTGCGGCGTACGGCTACGCACGGGACATGGTGTACGGGCTGGCCACCACGCTGGACGAGGATCCGGACAACGACCAGAACAACGATTCGGGTACCTCCACCACTGCCGGCGCAAAGGCGTGCGTGAAGCTGGGGTATTACAATGCCTACCACTGGGCACGCACGGCGCACGAGATGGCGCTTGCGATCGCCTACCGCGGCCCGGTGTTGACTGGCCTGTCGTGGCACGAACATATGTGCCGGGTAAGTTCGACTGGGTTCATCTACCCAAAGGGCAGCGTTGTCGGCGGGCATGAAGTTGTCTGGATCGGCGTGAACGCCCCGAAGCGGTACTTCATCGGCCAGAACTCCTGGGGCCGCAGTTGGGGCGTGAAGGGCCGGATGTACATGAATTTCGACGACATGGACCGGCTATTGATGGCTGGCGGCGATTGCTGCCTGCCAAGGCGGCGCAATGCGCGGCTGTTGAAGCCGGTTTACGTGGAGTTCTGATGGCGGCGGCATCTGACAGCGTGACGGCGAGGCACCCCCTCCCAGGCGCCACGCGGGCTCCCCTTCCCATGCGTGGCAGCCTCGCCGTCGCAACACTTCTAGCGCTGGCCGTCTGGGCAATACCTGCGTTTGGGCAGGCAGAAACGCCGACGATCACACAGACCCAGACGGCCACGCAGACGCCGACGCCCACCTCATGCTTCACGGACAACGGTGACGGCACCACTACCGACAACTGCACGGGGCTGATGTGGGAGAAGAAGGATATGGCTGGCGGGCTACACGATAAGCTCGCTGGGTACCAATGGGCTGGGAAGTGCGCGGCGGCGAGGTTTTGCCAATCTACGGCAGAACTTGCTGCCCTATGCAATTCGGTGACGCGAGGGGTGAACGCCGGGGTTCCATACGGTGGGTGCGACATGTGCCTGGTTGGCGCATGCGTGACGTTCGACCCTAGCGGCGACACGGTGTGGTCGTGGCTGAAGGCGCTAAACGACTCAAATTTTGCTGGGTACTCCGATTGGAGGCTCCCCTTGATGAACCAGGTGAGTTTACCGGGAGATTCTGTCCCGGCAGTCTCGGAGTTGGATACTTTGATCAACTACGGTGCTCCCGGGTGCTCTGACAATAGCGGTCCTTGTGTGTATCCTGAGTTCAATGCAGGGTGCGTTGCCGGGTGCGTCAATACCTCTTGTAGTTGTACCGGGATGCTGAACCATCTGATGTATGCGTCAGCAAGCAGCTATTACTACTTCCCGTACACTCAAAATCAGCAAAACGTCGTGCAATTCCTGGACTGGCCAATTAAGGATAAAGTCTCTAAATACGCGCCAGCTCAGCAGTATTTCACCCTGGTGCGCGCTGTGCGCGGGCCTCCGCCGACAGTGACCTCGACCCCAACGGCAACATTCACCGTTACGAGAACCTCGACCACAACGGCAACATCCACCGTTACGGCAACGCCAACCGCAACCAAAACTAGCACACCAGAACCAACCTTCTGTTCTTATGGCACGTCCACGCAAGTGTTGCATGCGTACGATTTCGAGTCCGGCGCAGATGGGTGGACCTCAAGTGGAACGAATAACAGTTGGGCAATCCTCACCAGCAACCCATACAGCGGGTTGTCCGCTTACCACGCCGACAATCCAGATGGTGTTTCTGATCAACGCTTGATGTCTCCCTCTCTCGTTCTCCCATCTGGGCAAGACCCACTACTCCTCAAATTCTGGCACATGCCCGACCTTGAAGACGATTGGGACGGTGGAATCCTGGAGGTATCGACGAACGACGGGGCGACGTGGGCCCAAGTTCCCAACGACGATCTGCTGATTGGCCCTTACTCGACTACGCTTGCGATTACCGGGAACCCCTTGAGTGGCTTACTCGCGTGGACCGACCTCGCTAGTTACGTTCACGTCGTTGCCGACGTAAGCGGTTACGCAGGCATGTCGGTCAGGTTCCGGCTCCGACTCGGGTCGGACGAATCTTTCGGGTGGTCCGGTTGGTACGTTGATGACGTGTCGGTGGAAGGGTGCCCCGCATGGACACCAACCGCAACGCCTACGAAGACCCACACGAACACGCCGGTACCGGCCGAAATGGCAGCGCTTGCCATCCCCCCCATGGCTGCGGTTACCCCGCAAGCTGCCGGGGCTGCGCCGGTTGCGCTTGTCTCTGCCGCAGAAGTTGCCCAACGTTGCCCCGCGCAAGCTGGCGATGATGGGGTTAGCCCAGGAATGAACGCACAGGAGGTCCAAGTGCCATGAAGAAGAATTGGGATTTTGAGGGCAACATTCTGCCCGCCTTAGTCACCTTCGGCTTCTGGCTGGCTGTGATGGTAGCGCTGTTTTTTGGGGCCCGCCTTTTCGGCTTACTGCCTGCTGCCGAAGGAATCACGGCCCCCACCTGCACGCTTTCTGTGAACGAGCAAAGCACCGGGGCCTTGCAGCTTACCCTGTGCGATGGGGTTGGCGTGCAAGATCCGAACTGCACGGCGTTGGGGTTGACGGGGGCGATGGTGGACCCGAATGATTGGACGGAGCTGCGGTACTGGGAAAAGATAGCCAGCAACGAATGCGAAGTGCTCGCAGAAACCAGCGTTGACCCAAACAGCAACCCGTTCACGGTCGTGTTTTCATCGGGCACCCACGCGATCGTGGGGAAGTGCAGCGGTTCGCCGGCAACGTGCTGCGTGGGGGATCCGAACTGCGCTGCTGGGCAGCATTGCGTATTGCCGCGCGGGCAGGCCGTGCAGTACAACCGCCTGACGATGGAATCAACGTGGGTGGGCGGGGGGCAGCTGACGGCCGAATACACGGCGTGCGTGACGAACCTGGCCAATTACCCGTGATCCCATTAGAAGCGAATTTACCGCCTGGGCATTGACAGGCGACAGCCAGCGGTGGTAAGACCGCTCGCATTGGCAATCCGCAAGTGAAGGGGGAACGAATGCTTCTGAAGCGACGAGACGTGATGGAGTTCTACCGCGGGCTGATGCAGAAACGGTTGCCCAGGGGCGGCACCTTTTCTTACGCAGTGGCGATCAACGCGCGGCGATTGCGGAATGAAGTGGAAAGCATCACGGATGCCTTGAAGCCCCTGCCGGGGTTTTCGAAGTATTCCGACGCGCGGAATGCCCTGTTGGTGGAAATGTCGGACAAGGATGAGCGGGGGAACCCGATCGTGCAGACGCTGCCGAATGGGCGGGAGATGTTCCAGATCCGGGACAACCGTGCGGAATTCGAACGCCGCGAAGGGGAACTGAAGAAGCTGTACGAAGCTGAGATCGCGGAACAGGAAAAGCACGAGAAGGACCTGGAAGAACTGATCCAAGGCCCCGTCGAAGTGAAGGTTCACAGGATCGGGCAGGTGGACATCCCGATGGAAACCACGCCGGAACAGCTGTTGCAGTTGTGGCCGATGTTGAAGGATCCAGTGGAAGAGGATGACGCTTGACTTTCTTCGTGCCGTCACCGGCACGTTGCAGTGGGAAGGCGAAGGGTTCACGGATCACCCCGCCGATGCTGGCGGGCGCACGAAGTACGGCATCACGCAACGCTTCCTGCGGGAATGCGGGCATGGCGACGATGCCGACCCGGCGAAGCTGACGCTAGCCGATGCGCTGGAGTTGTATTACGGCAACGTGTGGCAGAAAAACGGATTATGGCGGCTTACCGGGCGGGGGCCTGCTACGATTGCTTGTAAGGTGTTCGATCAAGTGGTGTTGATGGGGCCCAAGGCTATCCAGTTCCTCCAGAAAGCCCTGAACATGGCCTACCAGGCTGAACACGGCCAGGGGGCGGCGCTAAAGATCGATTCCATATTGGGACCGTTCACCGCGAATCGGGCCGACGAGATCAAGGGGTATCCTCTTGTCATCGACGGATTATCCCACCTGCAAGCGAAGTACCACAGGGAAGTTGTGAAGCGTAACCCGGGCCAGGCGGTTTTCCTGGATGGATGGTTGCGGCGTGCGGAATACGATCCTACGTCGCTCTGGATCAACTGACAGAAAGGGAGAAATCGGATGAAGGTTGTGCAGATGCGTAAGTTGACGATTGCGATCGAGATGGAGTCGAAGGAGAAGCTGGCCTTGCTTCGCGACAAGAAGATGTGGCAGCACATCCTCGGTGATCTGCTTGGGAAAGTTCTGCAAGTCCAGGCCAACGTGATCGCGCCTGTTGTGGCGAAGGCGAAGGCAAAGCCTGCGGCAGCGAAGGCGAAGGGATGCGCCAGGCGATAGCCGGCCTACTGCTCCTTCTTCCCGCTGGCTGTTCCATGCTGACCGCCCCGGCGGGGATCAAGGAAATCAAGGGGGGTGCGCGCAGCGCCTACTGGGCCAACTACGACGCCACGCGGCGCGGCGCGTTCATCCTACCAGCTGGCGAACATCGGGCGATCTGCTCTGAGCCAAGCCCGGATGTTGCTGTCGAACAAACGGCCAAGCTTTTACTGACCGCCAACTACGCAGGTGCAACCGGCAGCCTTACCCCCGAATTGACGGCGCGCGTTGTGGAACTGGCGGGGCGCACACAAGTTGTACTCGTACTTCGAACGACGCTCTACGCAGCTTGCGAACAATCCGCTGCGGGGAACCTGTCCCCCGCCGATATCCGTGCCATCTACAGCGAAGCCCTGGCAACCGTGCGTGCAATGACGGACGCAGACAAGGCAACGGAAACGCGGCGTGCGGTGGAAGCACTGGGGGCGGCGGATCCGGCAACCCGGGCGCTGATCGAAAAGGCGCTGGGCGATGGGCGGTGATGGAAAAGATCCTGGCGGCAATCATGGCGGAAGGGAACGTGGTTCAGGTTGTTCTGGGCGGGATGCCAGTTGCAGTCCGGGTGATTGAGTTCGATCGGGATACCGTCACACTGCTCGCGGCAAACAACGACCGCCTGTTCTACTGTGACTACCGTGCGGTAATTTTGGTGACGTGAGCCACATGAACAAGGCCGAATGGCACGCGCTGGGCGAGTATCTGAGAGCGATCGCAGATATGATGGGCCTGCGGGACTGGCACCTAGACCTGAGCCACGAACCGTCAGCTGAAGAACCGAACGAAGACGGTGATATCACATGGGGGAAGGTGTCCCCAGTTGAAGGCCGCAAGAAGGCCACCATTCGCTTGGGCGCAGGGTTCCGCGGCCTACCGCCGTACGAACAACGCGAAATAGTTGTACACGAGCTTGCCCATTGTCACTTGCGGCGCCTTGCGGACGTGACCCGGGTGGATCTTCCGGCCTGCAAGGCGATCAGTCAAGTCGAATATGACTGTTTCTGGCGACAGGCGAAGCGGGAAGTGGAACACGCTGTGGATGCGATTTCTTCGAACTGGGCACGGAGGCTACCGTTGCCGAAATGGCCCCAGGTGAAACGAAAAGGGGCTTCGGTGAAACGAAACCGGGGAAACGTGAAACGTTCCCCATCGGGGTTGAAACGAAAAGGCGGAAGCGCGAAACGCAAAGGAGGAGCAAATCATGGATAGCGAGAGCAGTATCGGGCGGAACAAAGTTGCGGTAGGCAGGCATCCGATCCTGTGCCGGTGGTGGTTGCGCGGGCGCGTCGTGATCGATCCGAGAGTCAACGCAAGTGGGCCTTACCCGACGAAAGCTTTCGTCGAACTGTACGTCCCCTGGTACGCCTGGCCGCTGGAACTGCTTCACCGGATCGTGTTCGGTTCCACGAAGATCGGAAAGGCGGTGGCGGTCTTGGCCGTTCTTGCCGCGGCGGGTTGTGGGTTTATGACTTCGGAGCCTTCGACGCCGACGCAAACCACATCCCTGGAAGCGATCCGGGCGAATGGTAAGGCCAGCTGCACCGCAACGGCGGTGAAGTACCCGGAAGAAGCGAAGCAGATCCGGCAGGTGCTGAAGACGATCGTACAAGTGCTGGGCCCGCGGGCGGCGGTGGGCTATCATCCCGGGGCCATTCGTGCCGGCGTGACAGACGACATCATGGCGGTATTGGAAAACTGGGAGAAGTACCTGGGGCCAGCCTTGGCTGCGGCGAAGGCGCTGATCGTCAAGCAAGGGTGGGTGGACACGGAGGCGATGTACTACGTGGTTCTGCAGCAAGTTGTTGGCGGATGCCTGGAAGGGCTTGATCTGGTGCTGACTACGCCAACCCCGGGGCCGTCAGTTCCCACAATGGGCTGATGGCTGCCCCTTCGCCCACTGCCCGTTCGATGGATTACCTGCGCAAGCGTGGGTGGTGGCCGGCTGTGGCGGAGCGGTGGAACCCGTTTTCCCGCACGCGGCACGATCTGTACGGGATCCTGGATATCGTGGCGATCAACCCGCGCCTGCACGCCACGATGGGGATTCAGGCCACCACGGGCGATCACGTTGCGGAACGGATCGAAAAGGTACGGAACAGCCCCGCGCTGTACCAGCTGATGGAATGTGGGTGGTTGATCGAAGTGTGGGGCTGGGAAAAGAAACGTTCGGGGTGGGCTTTGCGGCGGGAACGGTTCGTGAAGCTGCAGGATGATTTCATGGGCGGGGAACCCCCGCGAATCAGCCTGGAATCGGCGGTAGTGGCAGAGGATCGGAAGCACGAAGAATACATCCTGGCGCAGATGGCCAGAAGCCACGATATGTACGAGGTTGGGTTGAAGGATCAGGCGATTGCCGTGCTGAAGCATGAACGCCGATGGCGGGCCGATAACGTGCGGAAGCGGCGGGCGGAACGGGCGGCCAGCCAGGGGGCGGGCGATAGCCAACCCCCGGCCAAACCGTAGGCGGCGTTAAGCGAAGCAGGAAGCCCGTAGCGGCTTTCCCTGCCCCGCTGGCTATCGCGGCACCCCCGGAAGTGCCGTGTGCCTTAAACGGGCTACCATCGCTTCTGGCGGCCGTTCGGTTCTTCCCCTTCTGGGGGCACCCCGGCTTCATCGGCTGGTGGTGGTGCCCCGAATGGGGGCGGTTCCGTCACCTTGGCGGGCCAGCCAGCGGGCCCCGGCCCCTGTTCCCGTGGTGCCCGCGTTTCCCTTGGCACCCGTTCCACCAGCAGTAGATCGTAATCCGGCTGCTTCTCGTGCGTTTTCCTACGGTTCGGCATCACCAGGATCTTCAGGTCCGGGCCAAGGTTCCCCTGCAAGTACCGGGTGCCGTCCTTTGACGTTGCTTTCCACAGGGCGGTTATCTTCATGTGGCCTTCTCCTTTTTGGCGCTTTCTTACTGCCTCACCGCCAGTTCAGGGCTGATCCCCATCCCGATCACGATTTCCCGCAGGGCCCCCAGTAGGTTTGCCGGCTTTACCCATACAGTAGGCACCTGGAAGGCCGCTTTCGGGCCGTAGCCGCAGAACGTCGTGTGTTGGGCGTGGATCAGTTCGGGGTGAACCAAGAACAGGAAGATCGCATCACCTGCCGGTTCCCCCGCCATCGTTGCCAACTCACCCTGCGTCATGTAAACGAACGCCCTAGCCTTGTCGTTGGCTACCAAACCGGCCAGTTCCCCCAACGGATCATCCGGGTCCAGCGCCGTGATCTTGAACGGAAGGGGGCCTGATTCATCCGTGTACAGCGCCACCACAGGAAGCACCGGTTCCCCCTGTTGAACGTACTGCACGCCACATTCGTGCGTACGCTGGGAAAAGTCGAACAGAATCTCTTCTGAAACCAGCCCCATGAACACCTCCTCGTATTGCCCCATCATGCCCCCGCCTTGCCGCGGGTGATCATGTTGGAAACTTCTTTCGCCACCACGCCGGGAACCTGCATGGTGCCACGCTGCGCAGCGGCCAGGCGGTTCAGTTCGGCCTGGGAGATTTCCACGAAGTGCAGGCGGTGCCGCACTTCTTCGTCCGTACCGCTGGCAATCCAGCGAACAAACGCCACCGGGTCCACCACTTCGCCAACCCAACGGGATTGCCGCGTGATCCCCTTCACTGCCGGTGCCGTGGGCGCCACAACCGGAACGGCAATCTTGGGTACCACGTTCGCCTGCAGTAACCTTTCCGCAGCTTCATCGTCCCCTTCGTCCAGCTTCTTCTGCACTTCCGTCAACCGCTGTTCCGCAGCTTGCCGCTGTGCTTCCTCCCGCGCCGCCCGGGCCAACTGTTCGGCCGCTTCCCGCTTCGCGTTGTCGTAATCGTTCAGCCGTTTCTTCACCAAATCCCCAATGTTCACGATCTTGTCCAGTACCCGATGTTCCTGGGTGCAGATCGCCGCATGCGCCTTGGCAGCAGATTCCTTCATGGGCTTGAAGAATGCCTTCACCGCCCGGATTCGTGGGGCAACTTCATCCCGCAGATATTGCGCCGCCACAACGAATTCCTCGTCCGTGGTTACCGGCAGATCGGAACCAGCCGCAAATTCCTGCAGTTCCACCTGCAGTTCGTTCGGCAGCGCGCCCGATTCGCCCTGCAACGTTTGGTACTGAAAATCTTCCTCTTCAAACGCTAACGCCCTCGATGCCATCGTTCACCATTCCTTTCGGTTGCGATCCGGCCGCACGCCAGAACGGCCGGATCAAGATTCTCAAAACTCCTCAGTAAGCCTGGCAGCTGGCGTACTGCGGGCTTAGGAGGGGTGGGGTTAGAGGCGGCCGTGCTGGAGCCGGAAGTGGTAGAGAAGCACGGCGGCGAGCCACTTCTGTTCTGCCCCAAGAATATCCTCCTGGGAGCATTCGAAGTATTGGTACTTCCCGTTGGACAGTAGGTAGAGATTCCCGAAGTAAATGTCCGCTGTTTGCACCATACGGCTTACGGAGAGGTTTTCCGGGAGCATCACCATGCGCCTGTACGCCGCCCCCTGGATCGGATGCGCCGGGTCCGCCCCACCATCCCCTGTTTTCAGGTCCACCAACGTTCTGTACCCACGTACCCACTGCCCCGTGTCCGGCCGCCCCTTTGCTTGCAACGTGTCGTCGAACATGGGGATTTCCCACCAGATCGGCACCGTCTCGTAATCCCGCTTCCACAGCTTGAATCCTTCCAGGTATGGGTCAAGGCGGGGGTCAACGGAGCTTTCGTCAAGGTCTTCCTGATCCCACAGTTGGCAGACGGAGTGGGCTAGCGTTCCGCGCTCCATTCCGCGCTGCATGTTCCCCGTGGCAACGCCACCAGTAGGCATGGCCTTATAGAGGCCCATGCCCCGTATGATCTTTGTGACACTTGGGTACTCGCTCCGTTCCATGATCCCACCCCCACCGCTACTTCTCGTTCTCTTTCATGTACTGCAAGAATTCCCGCCCTGCGTCTTCGCCCAGGTATTCAAACCCCGGCGGGGTGTCGTCCGGGAACATCGTTGCCAGGGCCTCCGTCGCCGCGCCCTGGTAGTGAATGCCATCGAACCGCTCTGCCCCGCGCTGCACTTTTAGCAGGGTGATGGCACTGATCCCGCCGGTCTTGATCTGCTTCCCTGCGTATTGCACCGTCGTAGTCAGCTCCCAGGCGGTTGCTTTCGCAGGCGCACGTTTGGCCTCCTGCGCCACGGGTTGTGCGGCTGGCTTTGCTGCGCCCTTCAGGAGGTTCAGCTGTTCGCCCAGCTCCGCCTCTGCCGCCTGCGCCTTTTCCACGGAGGCCTTGGTTGTGGTTGGCGCGTCAAATGGCGGCTGGTCTTCGCCTTGAGGGTCGTCGTCTGGTGGCGGTGGCGGCGGATCCTCCTGAACTTTCAGGGCGGGCTTCGGTTCAGGTTGCTTCTTCGGCGGCACCGTCTTCTTCTGCGGTGGGGCTTCCTCCGCTTCGGCGGCCTGGGCGTGTTTCACGTGAAACTCCGCATTGATCGCTTCTTCGGGAACCACGCGCTGAACCGTGACGGTTTCCCGGGAGGCTTCGGCCGCACTCTTCCGCCGCGGCTCCTGCAACGGGATGATCACCTCCGCGGCAGCGAACTGCCCCGCTTCCGGCAGATCATCCACCTCTTCCCGTACCGCCATGCCCCGCAGAACGTCTGGATACGTGTCCTTTGCCAGGAAGCCGCGTGCGCGGGCGAGTAGCATCCGGGCAGGGTATGCCTTCCATGGGCCCTCTTTCCCCCACAGGCCGGCGATCTTGGCGTCGTCAACGGAAAAGCTGTAAACGGACTCCTCCGGCCAGCCGCGCCGTTTCGTGCGGCAGGTGGCGACCCCCGTTTCGCGGATCTGATCCGGCGGGGAATCAATCCAGTATTCACACAGGCCGCTGGAGAGCACCAAAGCCTTCACGGCTTCCCCCCAGATGCACGGTCGGCCACGGATCACGGCGATGGACTGCATTGCCTGCATGGGGTGCAATCCCACTTCCATTCCCATCTGGATAGCCACGGCGACATCATCCGGCTTGCCCTTGAATGCTTCCGGCACGAGATTCGAAAAGGCGATCATCTTCGCGTTCGCGAGCAGTTCGTCCAGGTTGTGGGGCCGTACCACCATCTGGTCCGGCTGGTTGCCGCGAACCGTCAGGGAGAATTCAGCTGCCCCTTCTGGCACGGTCGCCAGTTTCTTGTTCTGCGGATCGTCTTGCTGCGTCGGTTTTCCGTTCGCCATACCTACGCCACCTTTCTTGGTTTGCTCTTCGGCCGGCGCACGGCCAGCCGGTACTTGGGTCTTCCGTCAACGGCGACCTTCTGGAGCACCCCCAACTTCAGTAGGCGGGAGAGCCTGTAGTTCGCCAACTGGCTGGTGATCTTCATCCTGTGCATCATCTCCGTCATGCCCAGCGATTCGCTTCCCAGCGCCTGCACGGTTTGTAGGAGCGGTTTCGGCAGCGGGGCAATCCCGCTTCCCTCGCAGTGCGGGCACTGCATCGTTGCTGTCTTGTCATTCGGCATCTTTTCGTTCTCCTTTCTCTTCGTCTAACAGAATCTGGTTGCTCCTCTTACCCTTCTTGTTCCCCTGGAATCTCCGCCAACAGCCGGCATTCGTACACCAGCACGTGTCCAGATGGGGCCGTCCTCCCAGTCGGCGCCCAGATCTTCGCGGCGGTCATCTCCGCCATCAACCCTTCGTTCTCCATCCAATCCTTCGCCCACACACATCCCTCCCGCGGTGCTTCCGGCATGTTCACGGTCGCCACCGCAACTGGCTGCCCTGTTCCCTGTTCGATCAACTCCAGCGCTACCCCACCGCCCCCACGATACCTATGGGCAAAAATATCGCAGGAGTACCTGGAGAACTTCACGTGTCCAATCGGCTTCCCGTCGCCAGGCATCTATCTCACCCCGCGATTCTTTGCCGGCAGCTTGCAAATGGCGCGGAATGTCCCCCAGAACATCTCCCTGGCCCGCTTGCGTTCGAGGTTCGGTCCCGGGAAAGCCTCCTCGACCGCGCGCCGGAAAGCGATCAGGCGGCCCACCTTGCGGCAGTAGTTGTCCTTGCGGCTGCACGTAGAAATCCCCTCCGCGCGCGTGTGGTAGGTTGGCTCATCGCCATCCATCACCACCTTGTCGATGGTACAGCCAACCGCCCTTCGTCCGTCTTCGCTTGGGAAGTAGGCGAATCGGATGCTGTACTGCCCTTCTCCTGGAACGTCCACTATCATCACTTAGCCTCCTTTCTGCTCAGTAAGCTTTGTCCCCTTCGTTATATCCCCCGCTCCCTTGGCGAGCGCTCCTTGTTCCACCTCCCCTTCCGCCTTCTCAGCAACACCCCGCATTCGGCATGATGTAAACTGCCTCTTCGCCGCCCGCCACTTCCCGAATGTCATTGGGGTGCTCCGTTGGATCGATCGCGCATCCTGGGCACGCATTGGCAATCTCCCGTGCCCGGGTTTCGCTTTCCGCAAAGACCACAACCCCACCTTCGTGATGGTAGCGGGTGGCACATTGGCAGATTTCTTCCCAAACAAACACTTTCATGTCGTTCCCTTCCTTCCCCCCATGCTTGCACAACCGCCGTGTCGTTGCAAACGCAGCAGCTGTGCAAGCCCTCGTGTAGGATGCCCCCCCTACTCGTCTTCCCCCAGCAGCCCCCGGGTGGGCGCCTGCTCCGTCAGCTTCTTCAGTTCCACAGACAACGTGCCCATGCCGTCCGCCAACGCGGCCCGTAGCGCCTCGTCTTTGCGCAGATCTTCCGCGTCCGTTCCTTCCAACATCTCCTTCGCGGTTTCCACCAGCCCAGCAAGCTGCGCATCGTCGGTCACGTTCCGCTGTTGGAACAGCTCGATGAATCCCACCAGTTTCTCCACGCTGGATTTCTTGAACCGCCGGGGCTTCCCTTCCTCGTCCGGCTGCAGGAAGGTGGCCATGTTGCCGACCAGTTCGGCGAACACCACGCGCAGGGATTGCTGGATTTCCCCGTACGCCTCCGTCAACCGTTCGTTCATCTTCTCCTTTTCCCGCTGCCACACGTCCCGCTTCAGCTGCTTCAGGCGGCCTGGCGTGTCGTACGTTAGGTACTGCCAGCGGAAGTTGAATTTCTCCCGCAAGTACGTTTCCGGCGGATAGTCCGACTCCTGGTACAGGCTGCCCAACTCCGCTTCGGCTTTCTCCTTCATCGCCGGGTACGTTTCGAAGAATGCCTCGATCAACACGGGCCGTTCGTTTTCCACGTACTCGCACAGCCGTTCGTCCACCTCTTCCAACAGCACCACCGGCACGAACTTCACGCCCCGGAAGCAGCTCTTCAGGGAACGATCGTCCAGCCACCGCGTAATCTCGCCGTCCTTCTTGGTTACCTGCTTCAGTTCCGGGCTGTCCAGGATCCGCTTGTGCACCGTCACCTGATCCGGGTCCGCATCCGTCAACACCGCGCCTTCCATTTCCGCGATGTTGGTCACCTCCCCATCCCCCGATGCCTGCGCCTTGCGCACGTTGGTCTTTCGCTGTACGTTCAGTACGCTCTTGCGGATTTCCAGGGCCACGCACTTGCTCATCAAGCTGGCGGCCACTTCCTGGTTCTGCGCGCTCTCAGTTGCCTGTTCCGTTGCCTCACTCATTGCTTGTTCCTCCTTTTGGGCTGCCAGCCCGCTTACAAGTTTCTCCCTAGCCACGCCCGTTCCGCTTCCAGCGCATCTTCCCGCCGTTCGAACGGTCCCAGCACCGGGCCCTGGGAAGGCGAAAGGTCCGCTTCCCACTTGCAATCCGCCGTTGGCTCCACGTGGCTGGCCCTGCGGATGCTCATTTTTCCCCCAAGCCCTTCCAGGGTCGGCTGCACGCGATCGTTGTACACGCACTTGATCGTCCCGTCCCGCTTGATCACCAGGCAGTGTGCCGTTAGGAATGTCATCGTTTCACCTCCTCCCGCCCTTACGATCGCAGCCTCTGCCCCTGCCGCTTCACCTTGAAGTAGTCTTCCGTGTGCTGGCGGTTCTTCGGCACCCCCAACGCCTTCTCCAGCCCCGCTGTCAGGTTTTCGCACTCCACCCCGGCCGCGCCTTCCATCACGGCAATTTCGGTCTTCGCATCTGCGTGAACCGTTACTTTCACGAACACCTCTGCCATCAACGCCTCCTTCCCTTCACTGGATTTCCAGTTCCGCAAACTCCGCCGCACATGCTTCGTGCGGCTCGCATTCGTTGCGCACGAGCCAACGTGCGGCAGTTTCATTTGTGATTTCCGCCCAGCTGTCCGTGGAACCTTGCCATTGGGACCACCCGTGCAGGATCCACCGGCCACCCTTGGTTCGGTAGAGCTGTTCGTGATTCCACTGGCTGCCGGTCACCATTGAAATGGGGTTGTTCCCGTTCCAGTAAGTCCCTTCTTCCCAAGATTGAGACTTCGTTGGGTCGAACCACCTACCCGATCCGTCTGTCAATGCCGTCCTTGCCATCGCTCCCTCCTTTCCTACCAGTTGCGTCCTGCCTGAGCGGCGGCGCCGTACTGTTGCGCCCCTGCCCCTACTTCCTGCCGCAGCTCCAACACCACATCCCCGTTGTCCTGCTTCTTCAGGTTCACCTCCCACCCTTCCTTACGTGCCTGCTTCTCCGCCACCCGCACGGCATACGCCTGGCGCAGCTTACAGGCGCCCTCCCCAACGTGATCCATCAGGCCGTACCCACCATTGTATGGGTCCCACATCAATTCGTAGCGGGCGCCCTTCTCCTCGCAGCCGACTTCCATTATGCCCACTTCGTACGTCCGCGTGGCGGCCGGGTCCCCAATGGCGTGGGTGCATTCCCCCGGGGTTGAACGCTGGTACTTGCGGTACGTTTCCTGTCCGAGCGCCAACGTCAATCCGCAGTCTTCCGCGGCTTTCCCCAGTGCGTGCAAGTCTGTCACCTCGATTTCGATACTTACCGTATGGCTCACCGTACACCTCCTTTGTAAATTCGCGCGTTACTCACAACGCCGTTACGTATTCCACCGCCTTCGCGGCCCATTCCTCTGCCCATCCCAGATCATCCTCCTCCCCCATCGGAACCTCGAAGTAGAAGAATGATTGCCGTACCCCGCAGATGCCCATGTCCTGCAACCGCTGCATCCGCGCTTCGTTCGACGCCCCAGCCTTTCCGCAGTGGGCGCGGATCTTCTCCAGTTCCACCCTCGCCTGCTTCAGCCCACTACACGATTGCTGGCGCATTGATTCCTCCACCGCCACGTAGAACCGCGCCTGTGCCTTGCCGCACTCTGGGTCCGGTTCCCTTGCCACGAAGATGTAGCCAACGCAGAGCGCGATGAAGATCAGGCGAACAACCTCGATCTTCTTGGCTGGCTTTTGTGGCGGCGGCGGCGCGGGTCTGCACTGGCCCTTCTTCCGCCGGCTACCCATTCGCCACGGCTCCCAACCCACGCCCGGAGGAAACCCGCCTGACCTGTCTGCGGCTACCTGCGCTTGGGTTGTACAGCCCTCCGGTGTTCGCGTCCAGGAATCGCCCTGCCGCCAACTTCTCCAACGCTAGGATGCTTTCCCGGTTGGTCTTGAACACTGGCGTCAGGTACTTCTCGGCCGCTTCTTTCAAGTCGATCTCCAGCTCCCACGCCCGTTCGCACACCGTTTCCACGTCGCTGCCGGTGTAGTTCGTATCGTCCGGCCGCGGCATATCCAGCGGCAATCCGCGTTTGGTAAGGTGAATGCCCCAGATCGCGTCCAACTCGTCGCCCCCCGGAAGTGGGAAGTACCATACGCCAGAACGGAACCGGCGTCGCAGATCGGCGGTCACCACCTGCATGTCGTTGCACGTGGCCATGAAGAACACGTCCTTCCCGCCGATGGCGTGCAACGTGCGCAAGGCCTCGTTGATGTTCTGTTCGGATACGCCCACGTACTGGCCCTTGGTCGCGCCAAGGTCCATCTTGAAAACAGGCACTTTCAGTTCCGCCGCGCAGCACTTGATGAAGTGGCTCTTGCTGCACCCCGGCGGCCCCGGCTCCAACATCCCATCCCACTCGTAGTCCTGCCACGCTTGCAGAATCGCGCCCTTGATGTAGGTGCTCACACCACTGGAATCCCCACCGGAACCGCTCCCCGCCATCTGCTTCTCGATCTCGTCAATCATCACGATCAGGGCTGGGCGCCTCTTTCCGGCAGCGCGGCGCAGCATGTATTCCTTCGCCGCCCCGCAACCGCCGATGTCCGCAAACGTTAGGCCCGGTTCCACCGCGCTCAGCCCCGGCACCTGCGCAATCAACGAACGCTTCACGCCCCACATCGCTTCGATGTCCACCCGTGCGGTATCGAAGTTGATCCCCAGGTAGCCGACCTGGCTAGCCATGAACTTGCCGAACCCCTGCATGGCTTGCGCCGCGGCCGTCAGGTCCTGTTCGGTAGGGGCTGGCGTTGCCGGGTTCTTCTCCCGCAGGTCGTTGTACACCACCTGCGCCACGGAACTCAGCTGCTCCTTTGTAGGCAGCCGTTCGTTCAGCGTCACCACCGATTGCCGCAACTCCTGCGGCACCGATGCCTCCGGGCACAGCAGCACCAGCATGCGCGTGTTCGTAGCGAACGGGTCGCGTAGCTGCCGAATCGCCTCTACCACCGTGGGGTCATCGAAGAACCGATGCGGGTGAACCATTGCCAAAACGGTCTTCGCCGGTAGTTCCCTTGCCTGCACCAGCATCCCCGTAGGTTTGAAGCACTGCTCTGGGTTTACAGCACTCATTGCCGCCTGCCCCAGCTCGTTCCTTTCCCGTACGCCGTCAACGCAATCCCACGTCAACAGCGGGCTCTTTCCGTTCAGCAACGTACGCAGGGTGGTCAACGTAACTTCCGGGTCATACGTCCCCACCACCACCAGTGGGGTCGCCACCTTTCTTGCCTGTTTCAGCTGTTCGATCAGCTCCTTCATGCCCACCTCCTTTCAATTTCGGCCGAAAACCGCGGCCGAAAGAATCATCGCACAAACGCGCACGCTTTGCAAGCGCGCTTCTGTGGGAGCGTTCTCGCTCCGCGCCGCTACCATCCGATCGCCCTGCTCGTTCTTACGGCTTCACCGGCGGGCAACTCGTCGCGCTTTCTTCTGATCACCTCAGTGTAGTAATCCCCGATTTCCCCACAGAACATCGGGTCCCCGGCCGGTGCGAAGCGCCATCTGCTCAGAAGTTCCTCGTAGGTGGCTCCGTCAATCCATTCCCGCATCTGCTTCCTGTCCATTGTCCCCGTTCCTTTCTTCCGCCTCGATTGCCTTCTGTAACATTCGGTTCGCGATCGAAGAGGCGAATTCTGCCGTTGCTCCAAGCTCCATTGCTGCCACCTCCGCGTGATAGGGTAGGAAGTACAGTAACCCGTTGACTTCGTCCCGCTTGAACCCACACATCCACCATCCTCCTTCCGTCAGTCTTTCTTTGCCTCAGTAAGATTTACTCCCTTCGTTACAACCCCTGCTCCCTTGCTTCGCGCTCTGGCTCATTTCTCCCGGAAGACCGAAGTAAAGGGTCTTCGAAATACTAGCTAGGCACGCCACGCATAACTGGTACCGTTCGAACAGGAGGCCTTCTAAGTCGGTCACCGTCAGCACGACGGTGGCTGGTAGCATCTCTTCACCTTCGCACCACTCGCAAAAAATCCGTTCCTTCATGCCTACCCCTCGCTTTTTCCTTCGCCAGGGTCCCCGAAATGCTCCTTGATCGGCTCCCCATCCCTCATCAGCGTCACAGGCTCCCCCGCCGCCCGCCCGTAACCGATCGTGCTCTGCAGCACGTAGTCGCCATACCGCTCCACTGCGGCCATACGGCTGTTCGTTCTGCACACCGTCCCGATATTGCCCACGATCACTTTGTATTGCATTCCCCCGCCTCCTTTCTTTTCAAAATGGGCAACGCCGCCCTCCTGTTGATAACGCCAAGTAGTGCCTTTGCTGCATCCTGCTCCATTGGCGACGTAAGCTGGCAACGAACCCCGGAGGGTTCCAGCCCGCAGATCACCACATAGTCGTTGCCGGTCCCTGGGCCCTCTACGGCCTCGAACACCGGCCGGTTGGCTGGGTCGTACCCCCGTGGGCGTACCGCTTGAAGCAGAAGCTGCGTGAAGGACCCGCCGTTGACAGCAGCCATCGCCCCAGCTTCCTGCATCTCCCCCACCCACCCGCACCGTGGGCACGTGCAACGACTTTCGCTTACCCACTGCGGCCGGCTGTCTGCGGCCAGTTCCGGCCGCGACCCAGCCATGATGATGAAATCCGCCGTTGCGGTCACTACCATTCCGTGCCTTTGTAGGCACTTCGGACATTGTAGATCTGCCATCAACTCTCCCTTCAGTAGCAATCCCGCTGGTAATTCTTCCACGCGGTGTACGCCTCCTCTTCCCCTGGGGCCCTCCCGCTGCACTTCGGGCAAACCCACCTCCCGTTCACGTAATCCCCGTTGTTATGCTCTGCGTATCCGCCTTCCGCCGGGAACCAGTTGTCTGCCGGTCCGCAGGAATTCGGTGGGCAATACGGCTCGATTGTGAATTCAAAAATGAAAGGGATCGCGAACCCCGCCTCTTCGCATCGTGGGCATTTCAGGTCGAACACGTACATCCCGTCACTCCGTTTCCCGCAGCCGCTCGTCCCAGCAGTTCGGGCACACCCAACCACCGTCGTGGTAGTGGAAGTCTTCCGGCGAGAACCCCGGGCCATCCAGCCCGCAGAACTTGCACTCGCCTACCGCCTTGCGGGTCAGAAGCACGTTTTGGTTCGCGACCAACGCCGCGTAGATGTCGCCAAGCATGTTCCTGACACCTTCCAGCAGGTCGTTGTCTTCTTCTTCCAGTTCATCCCCCACGTCGCCAAGAACGTCCGCCTGTTGAACAAGCAGATCCAGGTCCACGTGCAGGATTTTGTCAGGCTGATTCGCCATCTGTCACCTCCTTTGGCGTTGGCGTTGGCGTCGGCTCCGTTCCACCCCCGCCACCACTGCCGGAACAGTCCGTAGTGCACTGCTCCCCGTTTGAGTCGCATTCCTTGCAGCACTCCACGGAACTGCCGTATGAGTCTGTGTAACTGTACTCCTCGTCGCACTGGTCGCTGCACCCGCCTGCCACCAACAAGGCCAGGGCGAGCAGTGCCGCACCACATGTTTTTCTTGTCATAGCCCTTGCACACTCCTTTCTTTTCCTGTAAACGGTCCATCAGGTTGGCCTGCCGTTCAACCTCCTTTCCGTTGCCGGGGCAACCGCCGAGTCACACCACCCCCAAGGTAGACCCGGAGGTTGCCCCCCCTTTTTTCAGGCAGCCTTGGCAAGCTCTTCCAAGTAGCGCTCGGCCGCCGGCACGGACTCGAACCTCTTCCCGTCCAGGGTGAAGTAGTAGTTCCATGTCGTTCCGCTCTTGAAGGTCTTCTCGTACACATACAGGTCATTCCCCACCTTCCCCAGGAACTTCAGGCTTGGGTTCTCCTCCACCGGCAGCTTGCCCTTGAACGGAACGATGTCGTGCTTGTGGCGGCGTTGCTTCGCCTCTTCCGTCTTCACCTTCTGACGTTCCACCGCCTCCGCCTTCGCCTTCTTGGCGCGTGCCACCACCTGCTTCAGGTCCTTCGTGGCTTCCACCGGCGGCTCGATGTCCACCTTCGGCTTGCGCGGCTTGAATGGCGGCGGGGAGGGCTTCTGCACCTTCGTGGCTTCCGCCTGCGGCTCTGCCGCCTTCCGCTTCCGTTTTGGGGCGGGTTGCTCCACCTGCACCTCCACCGGCACGGTTTCGGTGCCTATCCCCGCCTCTGCCTTTTTCGTTCGCTTCTTCTTTCCGTCGCTCATCTCGTTCCTCCTTAACCCTATCGGGTTGGCTGTTGGGCAGCGGTTCTCTATCGCGCTGCCCCCAAATCCAGCACCGTCCACGGCTGCCCTGTCCGGCGCCACCATCACGGCACACCCGCAGCCCTCTTTCATGCACCGCGCCTTCAGCCTTAAACCCGTCCCCCCACAGTCCATCAACATCCCCGGCTTGTGCCCTCGTTTCTTGGCGCAGCGCATCGCCTCTTCTGCGATCTGTGCCACCTCTTTCCCGTGCAGCCGGCGCAGCCTGCGGAAGGAGACCCCCCGGGCCATCCGTTCCGTTCCGGGAACCCGCACGTGCTTCATCGGTTCTCTCCTTTCCGTCAAAAGTCCGCTTTCTCTAACGCCCGTTCCTTCAGCGCTTCCCAGGCTTCGTCCCGGGCCTTGATCCCGAAGTGCTCCAGGTGCCCGCGCAGATCGGCCAGTTCCTCCTGGGCCACTTCCTTCAGGTAGGACCCAGCATCCGACTCGATACCCCACAACCCGCCACTGCGAAGTGTCTCCAGCCGGGCACTCCCATTCCCGATCGGGTACGATACGGTGGCGGTCGCCTGCACGCCCACGAAGGCCCAGAGGTTATTGCACAACCCCCGCATGCGCTCCGCGTCCTGCTTGGCGTACTTGCGGTACAGTCGGCTCCCTGGTTTCTCCCCGCCCGCGTACGGCTTGAAGAAGCGATAGTGCCGCCCCCGCTCCGGGATCCCCTGCGGCTCCCCGAAGTGGTACCGCGGGAAATCCCACGTGGAGGCCAACATCACACCGGGCTCGAAATCGTCCGTGAATTCCCCTAAGAAGCTAGTGTCGGAATCTGAATCTTCCAGGAGCGCAACCTTCACGTTCTCGATCTTCATACCTCACCTCCTTTCAGGCACCGGCTCTGCGGCCGGTTGCAGCACGCGCACCACGGCTCCTGCGGATATGCCTCCGCGATCACCTGGTGCGGTTCGCTCGGTTTCAGTTCGCTCCGAAGATGCCAGCATGCAATGCACCAGAAGTAGTTGAATACGTCCTTCAGCCGGCTGGCGACCCACGGCGGCTTGCACGGTTCCATTTCTCTGCCGCACACCTGGCACTTCATGGCCGATCCTCTTTCGGCGGGAGATCCGCCTCTTTCGCCCCCATCATTTTCGCCATGATCCGGGCCTCTTGGTTCCGCGGGCGCCCGGGTTCAAGCCCGCGCGCAATGGCCGAAATCATGTCCCCCCGCATGCACTCAAACGCAGTGCTCCCTATCCGGTTCACCGGCCGCTCCATCGCCTCTTCATAGGTATCTTCATCTTCCAGTTCGTGGCTTCTCTGTCTCGCCGCCGCCAACAGCGGTTTGTACGCATTCCCATCCCAACTCCCCATCGGGGCGTACAGCCCGTGGCCGCACATGGCCTCCACCAGAACAAGCTGGTCCCGCACCTGCCACCATTCCGGCGAATCGGAATGGGCATCGGCAAGCGCCTCCCGATCAATCCCGTAAGATCGGAAGGCGTCTTCGATCATCTTCCCGTTGACTTCATGTAGGTCTACCACCTTCAGCATAACGTCGTACGTACAGGTTGCGTCCCACCCGCACGCATCCGGCATGTCGGTCAGCTCGATCACGTGGTAGATCCCCGGCAAGGCCTCTCGGTACCACTTGCCGCCATAGTCCTTCCAGTTCACGTCTCCCGTCAGGAACTTGAAGTTCTTCATTCGTTCACCTCCTTTTCTTTCGGTTTCCTTCGCCACGGTTCCCCCAGCATCTGGCTCACGTACCACCGCACCCGATCGTCCGCTTCGTCCCGATCCATGTGCGTGTCGAAGTACGCACATCCCCACGGCGCAACCTCATGGATCGCGCACAACCCTTCCTCTGCCGCATAGAACACGCACCCGCCAGAAGGCGCTGTCTGCAACACCACGGATGGAATCCGCAGGATCAACAGGTCCCCGCATTCGTCCCGCCGCCCGATAACCGTTCCGGTCCCGGCCTTGGTCGGCGCTGGCTTCCCAGTGTACTGCTCGATCCGTTCCGCATCGCCAGGTAGAAGTGGGCCGCTCCCGCGCCGGCAACAGTCTTGGCAGTCTGGGCAACTGCATTTGGTACGGGAGAATGGCGGGGTGGTCATCTTCAAGGTTCCTCTGCCGATTGAAATACCGCTACGATATCGATCCTCTTTTCAGCTTCCTGCTGTATGCCGAATTCCGTAAGCTCGGCGCGGCACAACGTTGAGAGCATCATGGCCCGGTACACGCTCGAAAACGACATATTCCGGATGATCGCGGGGTGCTTCGGCACATTGTGCCAGTAGACCCAGCGCCAATCCAGGAGCCAGTCATTCAATTCGTCCAGCGTGCGGAACGGTCCGCCCTTCTGAAACTTCCTCTTCCCACAAGCCATCGGCACCTCCTTTCCTTTCGTTTCGCAAGTTCACTTGCAAAGTATCAAAACACGCAAAACAACGCAAGCCCAGCCGCTTTGCCCTCGTTCCTCCGGTAAGGCTTCGTAGGTGTCGTACTATGCATCGTGGGGGAAGGTGATGGGCCCTTCTTCTTCCTCTACCGCGCCATCCGTGAACATCCACCGCCAGATGTACCCGTCCTCGCCTTCCATCATAATGTACGATCCGTGCTCTACGAACGGGGCGATAGCTTCAAACAGAACGGTGTCATCGCCCGCCTTTTCTCCTTCGAAGGCGATGCTGTCGATGTTCCCATTTGGGTCTTCGTATGCAGTCCACCGCCATGCCCCCATCGCTTCTTCTAGCGAGTCGGCTTCCAGGAATTTGCTTGTGGTAACCCATGAGAAGTGGTGGTTCTGTTGGTTCACTCCGTCGTGGATTGTCTCCTTGCCGGCCAGCGCTTTGATCGCGGCAAGGGCAGCTGGTTTATTCTCCGCCTTGACGAAGAACCGGCAGTCCCGTTGTCTCATGCAGTATCCCATCGTTTTCCTCCTTTTCGCTCAGTAAGGTTGTGTGGCTGTCGTACTGCCTTCCCTGCGCTCCTTTGCTCCGCGCTCACTCAGTTCCCCTTCGGCGGCTAGTAGCTGCTCTTCACTTCTAGGTCCTTCGACCCTGGCATGTACAGCGTCACCCCGTAGTTCTCAGTCGGAAGTACCGCCTCCCGAAACGCATCAAACCGCAGCATTGCTTCCGCCATCTGGTCCACTGGGTCCAGCGGATCGTCCAGGTTGGCGGTGTCGATTTCGATCTCCGCCACCACAAGCAGGCTTACTTTCATCATCTTTCTCCTTTAACCTTTTGCAGCAGACACTGGCGAATGCTGCAGGTGAGGATCTCTTCCCAGCCGTCGTTCAAGTCGGTTCGCCCGCGATAGTCGAGCGGCGATCCGCCTAGCCTAACATCGACCGGCCCGCATACGAATGTTGGTGTCACCACAATCCAGTGGTCTGTTCGCCGGATAGTATCGCCGTTGTCATTCAGGTGTCGGAAGGTGGCAGCGATCTTGATCTTGTCCGGTTCTGACTTTCCCGAAAGCTCCACGCACTCAATCTGCCCTCCAGGTTGCAGACAGTCGCGTTCCAGATTCTTCAGCCGGAAGTTTGCGCTTGCCACCCATCCGCTCTTGCCCTGCTTCTCGCCGCGGCGCAGCGTGTCCAGCGCGCTGGCGATTTCCTCTACTGCCGTTGCCATGCCGTTTCTCCTTTCACTTCTCGAAGTACGTTCGCGAATTGCGCGGATCGTCGTCGTCCAAGGAATCAACGAACACTACCTCCCTGTGGTCTGTTTCCTCACTGAAGCAGTAAAGCTGGTCGTCTGATTCCGCGTCTTCAACCAGCCGCTTCGCCTCCTGCCACGTCTTGGCCTTCACGTGGTAGACCTTGTAGTTCTCGCTCTTTTCCGTCACGCGGAACTTTGGCATTTAGTCACCTCCTTCGAATCCGTGGTCTTCCTTCATCTGCTGGATGAGCCTTTTCGCAACTGTGTAGGTGTCCTCCCCCGCCACGCAGCCATGCCAGATCACAAAGGCCCCTCCTCCGTAGGCATCCGTGCGCGGCGTCGAGCAGTCGTTTGACCATTCCAGAACGATCGGCTCGTCGATCGCGTTGGCCGATTGCCACTCTGCAAGCATGTGGGCTATGCCGTCCAGGTTCGGGCCTTCTGAAGAGGCCAGCCAAACGGATGTGCCGTCTGGTACGACGCCCTCCAGTTCGGCATGCTCTATCCCCAGGTGCAGATCGGGATTGTCGAAGTTTTCGTCTTCTTCCCCTTCCTTTTCGATGTCCTTGATCCGCGTCAGCAAATCCAACGCCGCCGCGGGGCTCCCGCATTCAACGATCACCGAGAACTTCTGGTAGTAGTCTGCCATCCTTTGCCTCCTTTCAGCTGCTCGCCATGCCAAAGAACAAGAACGTCCCTTCGGCCACCTTCACGCAGACGGCCGGCCCCCACTTGTCGTTTGCCAACTCAGCCATCCGAAAGACCGCCGGTGGATCTGTTTTCACTGGGTTCCCGTACAGGGCGTGCTGGAGCAGTGTTTCGGTGTCCATGCCGGCAGGCATTTCGAAGGCTTGATATTCGCTTTTCTCTGCGATTGTCCCCGTGTATCCGCCGTGCCCATGCTCCCACTGCGCATCCCCCACCGCCTTGTTGAAGGCGTCCCTTGCGTCCTTTGCTTTCACCTTCACCGTAAAATCACATGCTCCCATCGTTGCCTCCTTTCCTTCGCTCACCAGTACCCATCGTCCACGAAGCTCACGTACCTGCCCTGTCCGATGATCACGTGATCCAACACGCGAATCCCGATCAGGTCCCCCACTTCCCGCAGCCGGCGGGTGATGTCGATGTCTTCCTTCGATGGGGTTGGGTCGCCGCTGGGATGGTTATGCACGAAGATCACCGCGGCGGCGGACTCCCTGATTGCCGGCAGGTACACGTCCCGCGGTACCACCAGCGACCCGGTTAGCGTTCCCACTGAAACGCACACCTCCTTCAGCTTGCGGTTCTTGTTGTCCAGGAGAACCGCGTAAAAGTGCTCTCGCGGCTCGGCCGCCAGGCGCTCGCGGAAGTGTGCGTACACATCGTAGCTGCCGCGGAACGGGGCACCCACCTCCCATGGTTCCTCCCCATAGGACAAGGCAAATGCAATCAAGGCCCGGAACCGCTCTTGGCGCTTCCTGGCCACCACCCCGGCGCCAACTAACTCATTGTGGGTCACTTTCCCCAACTCCCGCAGCTTACCGCCGGCGGTAACCAGCACCTGCGCTGCTACGTCCCGGTTTACCCCCAGCACCTCCGATAACAGGTCGATGTACGTTCGTTCGCGCGTGGAGGGATTCGCCACTGGTCCATCTGGGGACTTGCGGCTCTCTGAAGGATATTCCGCCGCGTCTTCCGATCGAATCTGGTTACCCATTCGCAGATTCCCCCTCTGCCCAGCCAACCAAAAGTTCGCGGTCTTCCTGGCTGGCCAGATGCTCGTTGCCGCTCACGATGTTGTGCGCCCCGTTCTCACTGATCCCCCGTGCGCGAAGTTCCCGATAGCCCCTCTGCCACTTGATCCATGAACGTAACTCGCTGGCGGATTGGCGGCTTTCCTTGTCCTTGCCTTCCCCGATGGCGTATTTGATGAAGTCGTCATCGGAGCCCCCGAAGTATCTGGAAATGAATTCTGGGGTCCAGGCAAGCTGGGCAAGATTGTACGAGAACCGGATGCGGGCGGCTTGTTGGTCTAGGCCGTACGATGACCCGTAGATGAGGCCACTTTTGTAGCCAGTAATCCGCTCCCCAAACCACCCCTGTGGGGTTCGGAACAGCAACCCCATCTGGTCGCCAACGCACAGCAGGGTTGGCGTGTAATCTCCTTTGAGGGCATCTTCTGCCTTCCGCGCTGCGTCCTGTTTCGCGGCCGTCAGCGTCTTTCCTTCCCCCGGCATGCCGCAGTACTCTACTTGCACTTTCGCCATTGGATCCTCCTTTCAGGTCGTTATCGTGAAGCTCTTCACGGTCCCCTTGTGGCCGCAGACAACGCAGTAGCAGCCGCTGTCGTCTGCCCATTCCACATCTTCGTGCTCCTCTGCGCCGTTGTCGTGTACGTAGAACGACGATGTGCATGCGATGAGGAAGGGCTCTTCGGAGCCACAGGCCGGGCACACCATCCCGGCAAGGCAGTTCTCGTTTGGCATTGTGCTTCTCCCTTCAGCCGATCACCACGATTTCCAAGCCACGCTCGGTCGCGTTCAGCTCCGCGGCCAGATTGTGCGGTTCCCCGTCCTTCAGGTAGTAGGCATCGTCCCCGATCAAGAATTCATCCCCGGCACCCATGAACGAGGTGATCGATCCGCCCACCTTGGGTCGGCCGCCGAAATCCTCGTCTGCCTGCACTGCCACAAGGAAATCCAACAGCTTGTCCCGCATGATGATGTTCCCCATTTCGTTCCTCCTTTTCCCGTTTCTCCGCAGTAAGGTTCGGTACGCGACGTACTGGCTACTTCTTCGGGCGCTCCTTGGCTCCGCACTCACTCCGCTTCCGGCTCGTTCAGATGCCGGTCCCACTTGTCGCATTCTTCCCCCAGTTTATCCGGGTCCACCCCAGGCATCAGCGTGATCGGGGTCGCGGCGCCCAGAAGCCGTGGCGAGGTTGCCAGGTACTGGCGGCGCAGTTCCCGGGCGGAGCGCTCCCGCGGCTTACCCGTATCTGGGTCGCACGGAATCGGCGGCCACTCCGGCACCAGCATCAAGCGGCGGAAGACCCCTTCCGACTGGTCTTCCCGCAGGATTTCCAGCGTGAACGGAATCAGCGGCTCGTAGCACTCGTCCCATTCTGCCCTCTGGTGGACGCTGTCGCGATCCGGCCAGTATCCGATCAACGCCGGGGCGTCGCCGTTTTCGTCAAGACGTAGCAGGACGATCAGGGCTTGTTGATCCGGTGGGGGAAGGTCCCCCCAGTACACCACGGTACCGGTCCCTTCGCGTTCGATGAATTGCTGCGTCATGCTTTCTCCTCCTTGTTCGTGTGCGGCCAGTTGGCCATGCGACTCCCGCGGCTGAGTACGGCGTTGATCGCATGCAACAGAGCGGTGCGTTCGTTGTCTGAAAGCTCTCTGTGCGCCTTGGCGGATATTCCGCCACAACAACGCACGCCGAGGGCGAATGGCGGGGCATCGTCTTGCCGGTCACACGGATACAGCACCAACGTGTCCCCATTCGCCAGGATCACCCCGTCGCATCCACATTCCCATTGCACCCACATCGTTGTCCTCCTTCCGATCCCTTCACGCGATCGACACTTTGAAGTTACTCGCCCCACGTTCCCGCAGCAGTTGGCTGGTGTAGGTCAGGGCCCGCATGTCCAGCCACCCTTTCGGGATTGCGTCGCGCGGGATCACCACGTTCGCCAGCTTGCGGGTGGTCGCCGGCTTGAACTGCGCCAGCAGTCCTTCCACCTGCGCGCAGCGGATCACCACCCTTTCGAACGTAACCGGCTTCCCCCTCTCGTTCACCGTGATGTGCGATCGGTCCCGCACCAGCAGCCCCGCATCGGCCTCTGCCCCTTCCGGCACGAACAGTCCTAGGGCGGTGTCTACCGCCCTTTTCATGCCGGCCTCCCGCGCCCGCTGCTCCCGCACGCGCCCCTCCTTCCGCAGATCCGCGTGCCATTCCAGCAATTGCCGCCGCTCCCGCCGCTTGGCCTTGCGCTGCTCCCGCCGCAGTGCCTTTGCCGCGTCCCCGAAGCCTGCCACATCGCTGATCTTCATGCCTTCCCTCCTTTTGTTCGGCTCGCCATCTTTCCCAACGTTTGAAACAAATCGGCGAGCGGTTTTTCTTCTTCATTGCCACCGCGACCCCCACCCAGCCACATGCCGGAATTAGCCTGGAAGGGAGCCTTGTTAATAGCCTTCACCAACTTCGCCTGTCTGGCCGTTGGGTTGCGCCAGATGCTTATGTTCGCACTCTTGCTAATCCCTTCCCCACCTTGCAGCCCAAGGGTTCGGCGGACCCCCCGGCGCCTTTCTTCCAGGCGACCGCAATCATAGCATTGCCCGCGCAACCCCGGTTGCTTGGGACGCTGCGTGAATGGGGTTCCACAAGTTATACATAACATAGGAGTGCCCTTTCTTTTCTTGCTGCGAGGGTTGTTGTTTCGGCGCACATTTCAACCACATACTGGCACAAGCGCGCACGTAACACAAGCGCGCCAGCTTGCACAGCCGGCGGCCCTCGTACCCTCGCGCCTCGCCCGGCCGGCTGAGGCCCTGCGAACGACATTGCAACCGGGGGCTGTTGGTGGTAGTTGAAGCGTTCCGCTTGATTTCGGCAGATGGCGGAAAAGGGCTCGGCAACGCACTGAAAAGAAAGGAGATTCGTGATGTTGAACGGCAGTGGCAGTTGGGGGACGGCATGGTTCAACCGCTCCACCCGGATGTGATTCGCGCAGCGCTCTCCAGCCACCGGCTGTGGGAGATCGAACAGCAAACTGGGGCGCCCGCCAGGTCGTTCTACCTGGCTGTGTTGGCGGAGTGCAGCGAAGTGGGCCAGTTCATCGGGGATGCGGCGGAGATCAAGATGCGGTGCTTCCCGAAGGACCTGTTCGATGCGAAGACGCTTCTTGCCCGGTTGGTGGAAGACGGGTTTGTGGCGGTGGTGGATGAGTTTCTGGGCAGCTACCGGATCGTCGGCTGGGGCTGGATCCTCCGCCGCAGCCAGCCCGCCGGCAACTCCGTCGGGGCCTGGTGGGCATCGAACTCACCCCTGAACCCGGCCGGCAACTCTTCACCTGACGCTCTTTCCCTCCGCGCTTCTCCCCCAGAAATCCCTGCGCAGGAAATCCCAAAAAACGGCTCGCCTTTTCCGGGGGTTTCATCGCGTGTATACGCGCCCGCGTCTCTTGTTACGCCCGCGCCCGTGCGTAGGGTAGAAGAGTCTTCTTCTTCTGAGGAAGAAGCTATAAAAGAAAGAGAAGAAAAAGAAATAATATGGGTGGGGGATATGGGGGGTTAGGGGGGAAAAGGGGGCGGGTCTGCAAAAGGTCGCGGTACTGGATCTGCGCGTAGCGGTTCCAGATCCGCACGCGACGATACCCCCGGAAATCCGGAGTTGTTCCCAACACCAGCAAAACTGAAAGCGGAACGGAGGCAGGCCGAATACTTCTCGCGCATCAAGCCTGGTGGTGGATGGACGAAGGGGAAGCGGGCCCCCAGGGAGTTGGCGTTGAGCACAACGATGCTGCGGTTCGCGATAGACCGCGGCCTAACCAAGCAAGAAGCGCAAGAGGCTTTCGAGTCGATGAAGGATCACGAGTTCAAAGACCCACGGCGGGACTGGGATGGGGGGGTGTGGAAGAACTGGGTCCGCACAACGGTGGAATGGAAACGGAGAGCCGTGCAGAGCGATGTGATCGCAAAGAAGCGCAGCGGTAACGGCTACGTCCCGGCCGCGGAGCAAACGATGCGGATGATCCAGAACGTGTTGGACCGCCAAGCGGACGAGGAGGAAGCGCGCATCGCACAGAACGAGTTCCTGTTCGCACCTGTGGGGAAGATGGCAACGGTATCTGTGCCGGCGGAAGAAGACCCGAACGCCGACTGCCAAGAAGTCTGGGGGGAAGAATGACACTGAACGAAGCGGAAAGAATCTGGCTCGCTATCGCCGCCTGGGATCCCGTCCCGATGTGGTCCGAAGCCACACTGGGGATCTACGCCCGGCTGATCGACGACCTGGACTACAAAGCCACGGTCGCAGCAACCGGCACGTGGATGCGGACCCAAACGCGGCGGCCGAAGCCGGCGGACATCAGGCGCGAAGTGATGGCGACCGGGATCACCAGCCTGGCGGCGGCGGAGGCCTGGGGGATCGTGCAGGAAGATGTGCGGGAGCTGGGTAGGCACCAAACGCCCCACTTCCGCAACAAGGCCCTGAACAAGACCATCGCCCAACTTGGGTGGGATACGTTCTGTACCTGCGACCCGCGGAACGAACAAACCCTGTACTCGCAGTTCTGCAGGGCGTACGAGGCGAACGCCCGCAAGGCAACGGAAGACCTGATCGCCCACGATGCGGATGGGCTGCCGCTGATCGACCAATCGCGGGCAACGAAACTGATCGAGTGGTTCAACAAGGCCCCTGAAGGCCGGAATGGCCCAGAGGGCCGGATGGCCAACGATGGCCGGAAAGGTGGAGCACGATGACGCCGTGGCTTGATCACTCCGAACCGCAGGACCGGGAAGAGTATCCCCTGCGCGAACCCGGGGACGAAACCCCCAACCTCCAGCCAGAACAGAAACCCGACCAGTACACGCACGTACTGAACCGCACGTCACGCACAGTCCCATCCCCGGATCAGTGGGAAACCCTCCTGGCCCCGGAACGGGACCTGGCGGAAACCGTGCTGCGCCGAATGCACCAGCTGCAGCCAGATGTGGGGTGGGACATGGTGGACGACCAGGATGTGCTGGAAAACCTTGCCACCCTCGCCGCCGCCGGTAGGGCAATGTGGAACTGCAAGGACTTCTGCCCCGGCCTCCCCCGCTGCGAAGCGAAAGAAGCCGGTAACTGCTCCGCCCTGATCCCCCGCCGCCTGGAACTCTCCGCCTCCCCCCACCGATCAACCGCCCGGATCGACATCCTGTGGGGACCCTGCAAACTGAAACGGCAAGCCGCCCTCGTGAAGAAGCAAATCCAAGCGGAACGGCACGAAGAGGAAAGAACAGGCCGTGGGTACAGACCGGAATGGCGGTAGGAACGCGAACCAGCCCGTTTAAGCCCTGTTTCACGCTCAGGGGCTACCACCGTAGCCAGTAGGTCACGAAAACGCGGGAAATCGCCTGGAAATGCGTGAGGGGCACAAAACGGGTCAAGCGCAGTCGAAGATCCAACCCCGCGGCCGTTCTCCGCCGATCGACCACCGGTGAACTCCCCACGCCGGGGGGCAGCCCGTTCCGGGCACAAGCGCGAGTCTCGAACTTGCAAGAACCCCAGCCCCCCGGCTTCAAACTCCCAGCAATAAAGATTTCTGAACGAAATCGCCCCCCCTCGCGCCCGTACTGTCACGCCCGCAGATCCCCTACGCGCGCGTTCTGTGCCTTTGCTTCTTTTCCGGTCTGGGGTAGCTGAATATGTGTCTTGGTAATATCGGTCTTCTTAGTCCTGTCCCCGCCCTTCCCCCGAAATTCTCCGCGAAATTGTAAGTCTATAGGGGAAAAAGAAAAAAAAGGTCCTAGTAGCTGCCAAAGGGAGGAAATGGGGTGTGGATAAGTGGGAAAATGTGAAGAGAGATAAGGTTATGGGGGAAAAGAGGGGCGCGGGCCAGAAGGGCGGAAAGGGGCGGGAGGGAGGTCTCGCCCTCGCCATGATCGCTCAGTAACGCTCTGGGGAGGTCGGATTTAGGAGCGCGTCCGATCTCGCCATCCTATTGATTTCGCTGAAGAACTCCCACAGCTACATTTCTAGGGAGCAAAACCGGATAATTGGGATCATTGTGGGGAATTTTGGGTCGTTTTTCGCTTCCCACAGCTCATCTTCGTGGGGAATGAATCGAGAGGGCTTGCTTCCCCCAGATAATCTTTATGGTAAGTTCGGGAGGGGCGTTTTGCTTCCCCAGGAAGATCGCAGTTATCTGAAATGGGGTAGCGGGAGGTTACCAGGAAGATTGTTGTGGGGAAGTTCGGGGGGAGGTTCAGGGGGAGGTTCAGTTCCCCCAGCGAAACATCTGGGGGAAGTTCGGGAGGCCTAATTGTTATCCTGGGGATCTTCGCGGGGAAGTTGGGAAACCGACCAGTAAGGTTCTGCAGGCGACGTACGGGAGGGGCCCGGGTGGGCGCTCTTGATGCTCTCCCTGATTCGTTCGAAGCCCTCCCGAAATCGGGGGCGCGAGGGGCCACGTGTGTATCTCCCCCCTTCGGGGGGAGATGATGAAGCGGGGGCCAGATCCTGACAGTAAGCCTGGGGGTTCCGCGTACTGGGAGGGGCGGCGGTGGGCCTCTTCTTCCCCTCGCCGGTTTGCCGCCTTTCCCTCCCCGATCGGCCGGAGACCTCCCCACCGGTGGCCGCTGCCTGGAAGGGTTGGGGAGGTTGGGGCCCGGGGCCGTGCCCGCCAGCCTCCTGGGACCTCGCCCAGGACGGGAGGGATCCCGGAGACAGGGAACCCGGCGACCCACCCAGAGGCGCCGGGGGAGGTGCCAGGTTTGGCGCTTGCAAAGCGTTTCGGCTTGCGGTAGAATCACGCAGGATGAAACCGAATCACGAAAACAGAAAGGGGGCTCGCTATGTACCGTTAGGTTTGCACCAGGTAGGCAATGGGGCTCTGATGGGCAACTGGCAGGGGGGCTCTTGGCTTCCCCTGCCCACAACCTGGCAACTGAAAGGGTCTTGAAGATGGAAACCGAACAGAAGGTCGCCGCGTTCGTAGAAAAGGTGGTGGGAATGTACTGGCAGACCCCACATCCAATCAGAAGCATCGCGCATGCCCAGAAGGCTCTTGCCGCCGGGGCAGATCTGGAAGGGGTCCTGCACGCCACATGGCAGGCAGGGATGAACGAGATGTGCGATATCCTCGCCCATCATCTGGAATACTTCGGTGGTGGGTGCTGCATCGAATGCGGGGAAGAGCGCGAAGCAGACCAAGTGTACTGCCCCACGTGTGTGGATGGTGGGGGTACGGAATGAAGGTCCCCCGCAGATGGGAACGGGAAGAGATGGAAGTTGCGGACCGCTACGAACATCAACGGGCGATCCGCAAGTTGCAGAGTGTGCAACGGACGGCCTATCGGAACCTGCGTGGGGCAGGGTACGAAGAGGCCGCGCAGCAGTTCCTGGGGCGCCAGCCCTGGGCGAAGGAGGTGAATCATGGGTAAGGCGAAAGAGATCGACTTCGAGAAGCACTTGAATCGCATGTTCGAGCAGAACGCGAAGGCGGTGGCGGAGTACGAAGCGGCGCACCCGAAGAAGAGGCGCGCGGGGAAGGGCGCGAACGACCCCCGGAACGTGATCCAACCGCTGCCGAAAAGCTTTAAGCCGACGCTGGCCAGTGAGAGCATGAAGGCCCAGGGGGCCACGACGGACGGGATCGTGATCTACCTGAAGAGCTACCCGAACGGGACCGCGGTGCAGAAGATGGCTGTGGGGGACAATGTGTTCGGGAGCTTCACGAAGGCGAGGGCGTTCCTGGACAGCCTGCGGGCCGCCGCGGAGAAGGCGGCGAAGCCGAAGAAGGAGCGCGCGCGGAAGCCCGTGATCGAGGCCCCGGTTGAGACGCCGGCGGCGGACATCGAACTGCCGGTTGGGTGATCGGGAGAACTGGGCGGGGGAGGCGATGTGCTTCCCCTGCCCGCAAATGGCAAGGAGGAGTTGATCATGGAGTGGAAGCTGACCTTGGTAGGCGAATCGCCGAATTGCTGGAAGTACCACCTCTCCGGCCCCGGTGTCCCCACGTTCCACGGCAAAGCGCAGACGGTGTACCTGGAAAAGGCCGCGTTCCCGGACCCACCGAAGGAGCTGTTCCTGCTGGTGACGCTGGCGGCGGAGCCGGAAGCGGAGCCCCCGGCGGCGGAAGAGCCGGAAGCGGAGTGAGCGAGCGCGCGGAAAGGAGATCGAAATGGCAAACGTGAAACAGGTGACGATTCAGGGGAAACTCCCATTCGACTTCGCCTTCCCGACCGTGATCGAGGCGAACGAGAAGCTGGAAGTGACCCACGCCCGTGCGGAAGTGAAGGACTGGCTGGCGCGGATGAATACGCCGACCTTCGGGCTGGCGATCTACTGGATGACCGATGGGCCAAAGGACATGCGGCCTAACGAATGCGGCGGCCGGACCGCCTGGTATGGATTCGTCATCTCGGGGGCGGAGGCGCTTTCGTGGGAGTGCCTACAGGAAATGGCGAATGCCTTCCGGGTGCTGGGGGAGATCGACAGTGCGCGCGCCTTAGACATCGAAAGCGGAGAGGGCGAATGGGCGGATCTTGGTAACTACTGAAACGCCCCAGCCCGACAGTAAGGAGCGCCGGGCGACGTATCAGGAGGGCCCGCCGGAAACCCTCCAGTAAGCCTCGCCGGTTCGCGTACTGGGAGGTAGTAGGTCAGCCCTCCCGGTGCGCCCGCTTCGCGGGCGGGGACCTCTTGGGACGTCCTTTCGGCCCGCGATCTCCCGCCGCCAAGTCCTGGGACCTCTTCCGCCGCGCGCTCCCGCCGGAAAGACCCCACGCGGGACCTGCCGCCGCGGACATGAAGTTTGGCGAGATGCCGGCAGATGGAAGGGAGATGTAAAACGTGGCGCTTGCAAAGCGTTTTGACTTGTGATTGAATGGCACCATGTTCAACCTGATAACCGCAAGCGTTCGGAACGGGAAGCACGCTTGCGCACAGGAAAGGGGTCCCGATATGGAAGTGCAGGATCAGCTCGTGGGGTATATCCATAAGCGTATGAATGCGCTTGTGGATATAGATGAAGAACTGTCCCGCCAGATCTGGCTGGATACCGCCAGGGAACTGATGGCCCTCGGCAAACTGTACCCAGAAGATCGCGATCCAGGGTACGCGCCCCTCCCCGCGGCTACGCTAGTGGTGGCTGCCTACCTTCAGAAGGTATGCCCTGAATGCTGGCGCCGTAGGGCCTCTGGGCGCGTGTTCTGCGCGGGATGCGAAGCTAAGGGTCTGGCTGAATAGGCCACCCCCTCCCGCCGGGGGGCTGGCATGGGGCCGGCCTCCCGCACGGGGGATCGAAAGAAAGGGCTCTGAAGATGGCAAGGAAGATGGCTGAACTCGCGATGGTGGAACCGGCGATTTCCCCTGTGGTGGTTCCGCAGGAACTGATCGCCCAGCTCGCCCGCTGGGATATCCCCATCAGGGTCGCCCCCAACGGGTTAACTGTGGTGGGCAGGGAACCCGTGTTCTCCCAGGGGGATCTGCTGGGGATCTGCGCGGAGCAGTTGGAAATGCGGGTGGCCCGGTTCTCCCGCGCCAGAAGGTAGGCAAGGAGATGATGATGGAGATGTGGCCGGAAGGTAAGAAGGCGAAGGCTGCGCGGGCCCTCCCGCCCCTTCCCCCAACCCCAGATCACGAAACGGTGCTCGCCTGCAAATGCTGGGCGCCACCCAAGCCCCGCCCCCTCGGGCCGGCAATCAACAAGGCGCAGCTCTTGCGCAGACAGGAAGGCAAGCCCTACTGGGAAAACTCCCGCCTGGTAGATCATGTGGCAGGTTGCAGCATGATCCGTTGCAGCAAGTGCGGATGGCTCTGGCGCTTCACCCGCCACCCGAAGAAGGCGCTGAAAGCTCTGATCGCAGGGCACAAGAAAGACTGTTGGAAGGAGGGATGATGTTGGAAGGTGTTGGCAATTGGATCATCAGCGGTCTGTTCACCGGCAAGCAACTGCACCTCGCCGCCACCCACAAGGATGGCTCCCGCCGGGTCACCGCACGGGATTGGGAAACCCTCGCCGCGAAGATGGCGGCGGCAGACGAAGCGAAGGAGGTGAAGTGATGGACGTTGATCGGGAGGCGTTCGTGAACAAGATGCTGCGACTGCTGGGCGGGACGATCGGAAGCGACCCGGACCTGACGTGCTTGGCAGACACGTTAGACCGCGGTTATGCCCCAAAGAAGGCGCTTTCGGAAGCGACCATGTCGATCCTCTGCCTGATCGAAGATGCGCAGGCTCACCGCTGCGTCGCCTGCAGCCGGCCGCTGACCGAAGGCTGCGAGATGTTCTTCCACCAGAAGTGCCTAGTGGAAGAGCCGCGGGCGTAAGCCCTCAGTAAGACGCACAAGGCGACGTACTTAGAGGGCTGCGCCATACCCCTCTCGGTGCCGTCGCTGAAACGGGCCGGGACCTCAGTAAGCCGGCACGACGTCGCACTTCCGAGCAGTAAGGACCTCTTCCGAGGTCCCTTCGGGCCGCGCTCGCGTTCCCTCAGTAAGAAGGTCCGGGCGACGTACTTGGGACAGCCAGCGGCTCCCCCTCGCTTCCCCTCAGTAAGCCTCGCGGCCCCCGTACTTGGGAGTGTGTTCTTGGGAGGTCCCGGGACCTCGCCGCGGACGCGAGCGAAGAGGGAAGTGCCAAGAGTTGCCAGTAAGGAGATGCGAACGACGTACTTGGGAGATGGAAGGGACCGACAGTAAGGACATCCCGGCGACGTACTGGGGACCCTTCGGCCCCGACCGCAGCTTTTTTCCTGCGCAGCGATCTTCCTGCGCAGCGGAATTCCTGCGCTGCTTTTGTGTGGCACGGCGAAACGTTCGTGGGAATTCGCTGGCGCGTTCGTAGGGCAAGCGTATTTGCATAGCTGGCGCGCTTGGCACGGCGCGTGATTTGATCACGTAGCGTGCCACCATAGGCGCGCTTGCAAAATGCTAGCGCTTGCAGGATGGCACAAGGCCCGTGGCGGATACCACGGGCCTTGTGCAGGGGTGCGGGTATGTGGGCTGTGCGCTACTTCTTGGCGCGCTTGCTACCCCCTTGCGGCCCTTCGCTGCGGCGATACACCGTGCCATCGGCGTACCCTGCCATTACCAGCGATTCGATCACCGGCTTCGGCGTGCCCTTGTGGCCACTAGCGATTAGCGCCGATGCCGATTCCGCCGCTTTCGCGGCGGAAAGGCCCAACGCCTTGCGTGCAGCGGTAGGCGTATCGCCCAGGCTACTGGCCACGCCGCTGGGGCTGAAATACAGCCACGGCCTTGCTGGCGTGCCGTACACGCAGCCCCGGCAGATCAGGCCATCTGCCGTTACGCCGAAGATCGGCCTTCCGGGCACTACCGGCTGTACCGCTAGCGTGCTAGCGGGTACGGCGAAAAGCGTGTTTTCGATGGGCGAACGTGAACCAGGGGCGCTGGCCGTGCGCGCCTTGCCTGGTTGCTTCGCCGCGATTGCCGCGCAATCGGCGATGCTGGCCAATAGATCAGCGGGCACCTTGCCCTTGCCCTTGCCCTTGCGTGCCACCGGCGGTTCCGCCGGTAGCTGGATTTCCACCGGTAGCTGGATTTCCACCGGGGTTTCCAGCGGCGCTGCGGTTTCGATTTCGGCCATGGTTCACTTCCTTTTTCTGTAGCGGTAGCTACGGTAAGCGTAGGCGTGATTGCCTACGCGTAGATCTGATGTAGGCACAATCCACCACCCTTGGATTCGGGCGCGAATATACCCAGCGTGCACGGCGCATATGCTGCGCCCAGCGCTTGCCCAGCGGCGATCGCCATGCCGGCATGTGCGCTGTACATATCGGGCAAACATACGGGTGGCGCGTTGTGTGCGATTGCGATGGTGATTCGGTACATCGTTTCCATTCGGTTCCCCTTTCGGATTCCTTGGCGCCGGTAAATTCCGGTAAGCCCGTTATGCCACTAGCGCACGGGCGATGCAAGCGGAAACACTGTGCAAACGGGATATGCGGGAAAGCCTTGTGGCGCAAGGGGCAGCGGAAAGGTGCCGTGTGGCAGATGCCCAGTAACCCGCCCCTAGGAGAGGGTCTGGGGGGCTGTTTCGGGCGGGTTACCCCTCCCCCTCCGCGCCTCAGCCCCCCTGCCCCGCTTCCTACTTTACTGCTTTCCACGCCAGTTCCGCTGAACATTCGGGCCGTTCTTCTTTTCCGGCCCCTACATTTTTCAATTCCCCGAGGCCTTTCGCTTCTTCTTTCACTGCTTTCCGAGCCAGCCCCGCTGGGCCTTCTTTCCCTGCCCTTCTTTCCCTTACTGCCTTCTTCTACTTGGCAGCGTTCGCACCGTAGCTTTACATTTCACCGCCGGTGGTGTATATGGCATCATATGAAGGAAAAGAAGGGCACGGTTCACGTTGCGGCAATGTTCGTATTGAAGGGGGTTGTGAATGGGTGTGGGCAAGGCGAGAGGTGCCGAGCCAATGTTAGGCGCGGGAGAAGAACAGCATGAAGATCGTTGACCGCAAGACGTTCATGGCGATGCCGGGGAACACGCTGTTTTCGAGGTGGGAACCGTGCGTGTTTAGAGAACTGGCGATCAAAGGGGAATCATGGGAGCGCGACTTCCTGACTCAAGAAATCGCGTCCGCCGTAAAGTGCGACGGCAATGAAGACTTTTTCGACCGGTGCGACAATGCCGCGCGCACCGGGGAATCCCTCGCGCTCGACTTGGATTGCGTGGGCCGTGATGGATTGTTCGACGACGACCAGATGTTTGCGGTGTGGGAAACACAAGACGTGCTGGCGCTGATCGAACGCCTTTATGCCTGTGTGCCCAACGCCCGATAATCGGCTACGCGATCGTGGTGGGCAGGCGCGGAAGGGGTGGGTGAAGATGTGTGCGCCGTTACTTGCTGTGCCGCTGCCGGCGGATCCGCCGCGGAAGGTGGGGGGTGTGAAGTGATGGAAGAAGGAAGCAAGCGGCCTAAGTTCAGCGTGGGGGATGTGGTGGTGCATCGGGCATCGGGGGAG